TCACCATCTGAATTTCACCATCTGAATTTCACCATCTGAATTTCACCATCTGAATATATTATAATATAGAATTTCCAATATCTGAAAAAAACTAATTTATTATAGTATTTGCTATATATAACTTAATGAAAATTTGTTATATAATAGCTATCAATCATTTTAATTAACAACCTGATTAATAATCTAATAACTTGATTAATTAACTATTGATTTAATTAACTATTCCTTTAATAATTTGACACAAAATTAGACCTACTATATACTGAATACTGATATTAGAAACCTTTTATAATAGATTGTTTTTGTGTTTTAAAGCCTATCTGATAGCCTTTAAGAAAAAAAGGGATTAATAAATGATGTAATTAATAAATAAATAAAAAAATAGATAAAAAAAGGATAACAACAATTAAAATTTGTTGTTATCAATATGTAATTGTTTTAAGTAGTTTAAATATTCATCTTCAGTTAAATAGTGGTCTATATGACCGTCCCAGCCATTTCCATGCCTGATGAATACTACAATTCTTTTATCTTCCTTGTTTTTGCAGTAAGGACAATTTGAGCAATCCCCACAACATATAACCACATTAGGATTAGCTAATAATGGTAACAAGATTTTTCTTCCATTTTCAATAGCTTTTTCTCTCTTATGTTTCATTTTTGCAACACTTGAAAGTGTTACTATAGCAGTTTGTTTAATACTGGTATCTAATGACTCAAAATCTATATCTAAGCCTTTAGATAGGTTTAAAACGAAATTTGGGACATTTTGATACTTTTTAAATAGATATCTATTAGATGTATATGAAAAACTGTTTCTTATGTATCCATCATTAACTAATGTATTACTTATTGTAATACATTTTTTAATGTTTTCTTCATTTATAAAACTTCCATATTCATTAAATCGCAAATATTTACAGTTATTAACCAATATATGCCTTTTTAACTGTTTTATAACAGTTTTAAGGTCTAATTTATGGAATTGGATATAATTCCATACAATTTTAATAACAGTTTTTATATGTCTGTTATTTATTGAACAAGCATAACATACTTGACTATTTCCAGTTTTAAGCCCGTCTTTATCTCTTATTCTTTTCTGTACTTTACAATGTCCTTGAATACATTCAGGGCAATGTAAGGCAGTTGTAAAACTTAAATTAACAATGGATTTGCCTGTTTTTGAGTTTGTACCCAAGAATAATTGTCCTTCAGGTAATTCAAACCCGATACTTTCTGCAAATTCAACTACAAGAGAGGTTAAAGCCTCAATTTCTTTTTCAGAACCTGAAAAATCCTGAATTTTAACTAATTCCTGAATGAATTGTTCTTTTTCCATAATAACACCTCTACGGGCTACAATCTAAAAAAAGCCTAATTTTAAGGCTTTTAGATTGTAGCCACCTATATAATAATTTTTGTAGCTATTAGTCAGTCAGTAGCTACAAATAATTATATTATATTATTATGTACGGTGGTTTATATAAATGTATTGATTGTTAATTACATTCCAAGTCAGAAATTCCAAGTCAGAATATATATAATAAGTTATTTATTAAATATATACTTAAAATAGCTCCAACAGGTTAAATAAAAACAATCAATTAGTTAATTAAGTAATAAATCAATTAGGAACGAAATTAATAAATTACTTATGTATTATAAAATATCATAAAAACCTGACTTGATGCAGTAACAATAAATAATAACCTAACAATAATATATCATAAAAAGAGTCAATAGCAGTTAATGAAAGCAACAGATGAAGCAGAGAGTCAGAATGGAGCAGAGGAAGACGGAGAATGCCCCAATGCCAAAAATAAGCACTCATTGAAGTTCGCTACCCTAACAAACCGATCTGGTGTATTTCTCAGAACCAATTTTCAATAGTTGTCTTACACAAGAAATAGAATGTAAATTTTCAGGTACTTTTTCTTTTTTTGGATTTATTATTATTTAAGATTAAAAAATATAATAAGTATAATAATAATATAATAAAGAGAAGTCCCTGAAAAATTTGTGATATAATATAGTAATTAAAGTGTCTTACATTATTATAAAAAAAAGAAATCAGCTATCAAGTATTATTTAATAGCTGACCAATTTCCAAAATATCTTTCACCTCAGAATCCGAAAACACAACATCCTCCTTCTGGCACTCCCCCACATGACGACCCAATAAATCAATAATTAAATAATTAATTGAACTCTTACTCAAATCACTACGCATACCATCAAAAAACTTAACCTGATTACTTGACTCAGAATTAATAAAACCATCTTTAGAACGTACGCAAATCTTTGAATCAAGACCTAAATAAAACCAATAATTATCAAAAAGAGTGTTCTTTAGGTCACGAACAAGCAAATCACCGCCAAAATAATGATAAGCTTCAATTATATCGCCAAAGTTCCAACAAACAAGATATGGTAGAACTAATCCACCGTTTGCTAAATAATTTAATCGATTACTTAATGAATTATTAGCTAAAACAACACGACCGACTCCAGCTACATCAACTACACGCCACTCATCATTGTATTTAGCATATAAAAACCACCCATTATCAATAGTTTTCCATTTGAAATCTGTTACTTTTGGTGAAACAACGACAGGAAAAGCACATCCAGAAAAATAATCAGATACCTCAACAGGCAAATTAACATCTAAATCATTCACCAAACAAGCATTTATTTTCTCAACACCCCTATTTGTATAGAACATCTGGCAAAGAAGCTGGAAAATAGCCTTATCACCCTGCAATTTATATACCGCAATTACTGAATCTGCGTCAAAACTAAGTTCGTCATTAGCTTCAGCAGCACGAACAAATGCCTCAAAATCATATTTTGAGTGGCAAATTTCATATAAATCATCTTTGACTGATATTGGGGCTTCCAAATTCTGAACTATACTATTTATACGATTTTGATTGTCATTATCGATAAAAGTAAATTTATCCCACAATTTATCGCCATAGAAACATAAGATTCCGCTAAAAAAACCAGCATATCCTGTAAAATCGCCCTTCTCTGCACCTCTTTTAAGTGGACCTATAGCCCTATTTTGTGGAAGTCCAGGCATTACACGACCGCTTGACATTCCTTTTCGTCTGTATTTTGTGAGGTGATTTCCCCACGAACCACCGAAGACGTACGATTCCCATATTGGGTCGAATGGTTGCTCTCCTAGTACTTCTGCTATTTTTTCTATATTTACTGCTCTTGGCATAATTATCACCTTTTATTAAACAAATTATTAATTAATTAATTTCTTAATTAATTATTTAATTCAGAAAATTTTGTTTTTTTCTTGATACCTAATTGCTTGAAATAGCTATCAATTGTTCTCAAATCAAGATTCATCTCATTTGAAATTTCCTCTCTAGAAAACCCCATTTTGTGTAATTTCAAAGTCTGATTTACTCGATATTGGCGATTCTGGTTTCTAATATCATCATCTCGAGTTAAATCATTCTCATTTATGTATCTTGATAGCTTAGAACGGTGTACGTTTGTTAATTCTTGTATGATTCTAAGTGAATACCCTGCTTTCCAAAGTGTAATTGCTTGGTCAAATGGTTCATCTGTTGAATCATTAATTAGTTGTTTTGCTGATTCTATACGCTCTTCAAAACTTTCCATAATATCTCCTTATTTAATTAATTATGTCATTCGTTACTTATATGTCTTACTAAAATTATAACATATATAAATGTCTTACATTAAAAAAAATATAAGTTTATATATACGTTTTCTAATAATATATAAATGTTACTAAAACTTTATATATGATGAAATATGCCAGACAACAATACCGACAACCAAGATAATAATAACAATAATAACAATAGTAGTAGTAATTCTACATCATCAAAACAAGTAGTAATTGGTTGTGACCATAATAATAATCAAGACCAAGAGTATATCGACATTGTAGGGCAAATAATAGAACAGGGCGGATACGAAGTTGAGAAATTACCAATCGGACCGAATCATTTTGCCGCATACTCATACGATAGTTCTAAAGCTTCAGGTAAAATTGGAGTTTTCATCATTGCAGTAGGGCTTACAAGTATCTGCGATTTATATGATGGTAATACATCATTTGATTATGCTTATTTTGGTATAAGAGGTGGTTTAAATGGAATTAACAACCAAAATGAATTCCAAACTAAACCAGTACACGTAGATAAGCATGGTGACTGTACTAGTAAATCCTGCTCTACTTTTAATGGTAAAACATACCCTGAAATTAACGAAGCTACTAAGTCTAAATGCCAAGCAGTCTTCGGTGCAACACCAGAAGAAATGGGAAACAATATACTCGCTGCGATGGGAGGAAACCCAGTAGGTGGAGCAAGTAGTTCTGGTGGAAGTGCTGTTTTAATACCAGATAAAACTTTTTATGGGCTCATCAAACAAATCATGGGAGCAACTGATGCATTATTCATTATTGCGAATAATATGGCATATTTATTATCATTTAAAGACGTATATGAATATCGTAACCAATTTGACGAATATATTCCGAAAATTGACCCACAAGACGTGATAGATAACACATTGGTCAAAAATTATGCAGTAGAGGGATATTATAATTCAGTAGAAGTAGAATATGCTGATGGAATCATTAAATATCAAAATGATGTATTAGTTAAACAATACGGAGAAAACCCATTCTATTATTCATTCCCTGAAGACGATGAGGAAACAGCAAAAGCAAAAGCTGACGCATTATTAGCAGCACATATCAGAGATTATAGCTCACAAATACAAATGTCAATATTCTTTAACGAAAATATCACAGTTGGAAGCTGGGTGAAAGTTAAAAAAAGTCTAACTAATATTACAGGTAAAACTCGAAAAGAACGCCAACAAGAAGAGTTAGAAAAAAAAGGTGAAGTAATAACCACCAAGCACAAAGGCATCAATATTACAAATCTAACAGAAAAGACAGTAGTTGCCGATGGTATTACAAAAAAGATTAGAAGTATTACCGATGAAGAGGGCAACAAGTTTGATGTTGAAATTGAAGAATCTGAGTATGAATTATTCTTTGTTCAGGGTTTTACTTGTCGTTGGGATAAAAAAAATGCTTTAGTTATGGATGTTCAACTTAAATACGGTCCTGATACACCTGAAGACCCTATTAATGCAACTATTGGTACTGGAGGCAGTGGTTCTACTGAGACTGCTATTGGTGGTCAAGCTGCTGATATTACTGCTTTTGTACAACAATGTCTTGGTGGTTCAGCCTCACAAGACAGAGCAACAGCTGAGAAGTTGTATAAATGTTTATGTGAGTATGTAGTTTATCATTATTATGGCTGCAGTGATTATTCAACACCATCAGATTGCTATAAATATGCAGCAGGTGGTGGAACACATGATAAAGGAATTAATTGTGCAGATACTTCTAGATTAGTTACTGCTTGTTATAAAGCTGCTGGATTCCAAGCCGAGGTTGTTTGGGGTCCTGGTCACTTCTGGAATGAAGTAAAAGTTGGTAGTGAAACTATTACTGTTGATGTATCTAGCGGTAGTACAGGACAACATTGTACCAGAGCCTTTGGTACTAAACTAAACTGTGGAGGTAGTTCTCCACAGAAACACGAAGGAGACAATCCACACTGTTGAGGTGATTAATTATGACATGCGGAATTTACTTAATTATTAATAAAATTAATGGTCACATGTATGTAGGTCAATCTATTGATATTCAAAAAAGATTTAATGAACATAGAAATGGGATAGATTCTAAACAAAAAAGAGGAGGTGATTATTATTCTTTAATTGATACTGCTATTATTAAATACGGTAAAGAAAACTTTTTGTATCAAATTATAACAGAATTACCTCTTAATCAAAAATTACTTAATATTCATGAAAAATATTGGATTGAGTTTTATAATACATTTAAAGATAAAAACCATTATAATCAAACCGAAGGGGGTAATGGAGTAGGATTTGGTAAAAATCACCCTAATTACTTGGGATTAAATGAACAAGAAATATGTGAATATTATAAGGATAATCTAATTTCTATAGCTAAATTAGCTGAACTGTACGGATGTAGTGCTACGGCTATGAATCATATTCTAAAGAGAAATAATGTCATATTACATAATAAAAGTTTATTTTCAAAATATAAAAAATATGAGTCGTCAATTTGCAAAGAATATCAAGATGGCTTTACTGTTGAACAGTTATCTGAAAAATATCATTGTAATATAAAAACTATTACAAATATTTTAAGAAATAATAATATACCAAGACGTGATGGCACAATTAAACTTAATGAAGAAGATATTTGTGTAAAATATCAAAATGGAATGAGTTTACAAGAATTAGCACAACAAAATAATTGTAGTCATACTCCTATTGTACGTGTTTTACATTCTCATAACATATCTATACGTAAAGGTGGTCCATCAAAAGTTAGTGTTGATGAAGAATTGATTTGCTATGATTATAAAAACGGTATGAGTCAAACTAGAATAGCAAAAAAATACGGCATTTCTAGAACACCAATTCGTCGTATATTAAAATCACATAATTTTATTTAAAGGAGTATAATATGAATGAGTTAGATTTTGTTAAAAAATGTCGTGATAGTGTTGTTTATTTCGCTGAACATATGTTATTTGATGAAACAGGCGATAAATATCATTTAGAGCCTCATCAAAAAGCTATGATGATGTCTTCAGAAGGAAATGTTGTATATTTTTGCGGAAGGAGGATGGGAAAGAGTCTAATGTTGGCTATTGAAGCTATACATCGTGCATTATTCTTTAAATACCAAAAGATATTCATATTGTCCCCTACTGAATCACAGGCAAAAGAACTAGCTAATACTATTGATGGATTAATTGAACGTTCAGCTATTGTAGAAAACGAACTAAAAGTTAATAATATAATGGAAAAAAAACTAAAAAATGGTTCTAGATTGATTATCAAAACTAGTGGAGGGAAAGGAAGTGTTAGTTCTGTTATTGGTAGTGGAGCTAATATGTTAGTGTTAGATGAAGTGCAAGATATGCCTGATACACTTATATCAAAGATTATTCCTATTCAAAGAGGTCAAAAGGGTGCATCTAAATTTATTATTAGTGGAACACCAAGAGACCGTAGTGGATTTTTATTTGAATCATTAGAAAATGCTCCTAAAATATGGGATAATGGAAAAATATACGAATACCCAGAAAAAAAAGGCAATTTTGTTGTATATCGTCAGCAAACTTGTCAAATGGATGATGATGATAATATTATCAAATCTAATACTCCTCGTATTACTGTAAAAGAATTAGAAGAAGATTTCGAGAATATTCCACGTTTAGAATTTAAGCAAGAATATTGCTTAGACTTTATGAGTAGCGTATCAGACGTTTACTCCGAAGACTTAAGAGAACAAGTGTTTTACCAACCAAATGAACAAATACCTTTCAGAAGCATCAGACCAGTAGTTGCAGGAATAGATATTGGTAAAATGCGTAACGAAACAGTACTATACATAGCAGAAGTTGTACCAGACCCAAAACCAGAAAACAAAAGTTATAAAAGATTAGATTTAAAATGGGTCAAAGAATTTCCATTAGGAACAGATTATACAGAAGTAGAAGATTACTTAAGCTATATATTACCTGCTCAATTCCCCAAATTATTCCGTATAGTAGTAGATGCAACAGGAGTTGGAGAGGCAATATGTGAAGTATTACAAAAAAGAGCAAATAAAAACAATGCAAAATATCAAATTGAACCTTTTAAATTTAGTAAAGAAAAGAAAAAAGACCTCGTGGAAAGTGGAGTAGCAGCATTAGAGCGTGGACAAGCTAGAGTAGCTTATAATAAAAGATTAGACCACGAAATGAGAGGTTACAAGCGTGAATTAACAGATTCAAATAATTATATTTACAATAAAACAGCAGGTTCTGATGATTATGTGGATTCAATGAACTTATGTTTATATAATATTGCATTAGGATTGATTAATAGCGTACCTATAAGTTTTCAAAAAGTGCCTAAAACATTACCTAAACAGTTTGGTCAAATGAGACAACAATCTATGCAACCTAAACGAACAGTACATAACCGTAGAATTGTGAATAGCAAAAGGAGAAGATACTAATGGCTCCAAGAAAACAAAAACAGAAACGTAAACTAAACAAAAAAGATTTTATTCTAAATAAACGTGTACACGATAATGTAAGAACAAGATATAATTTTGCGTCTGATGTGAAAAAATATCCAGATGAAAAATATTCACAAAATTTTGCAAAATATAATGATATATATGGACAAGAAGAAATTGATTATTCATTAATTGATGGTCTTTATCATTCCACTATTCTTAATCGTACTATTAAGAAAATAGCATCTGATGCTGTGCCAGAAATGTTTACCATACAAATTGTTGATATTGAAGGTAATCGTATAACTGAATTAGAACAGGCTGTAACTGCATATTTAGCTCATTTAAAAAGGAAACATATTAATCAATTATTTAATTACACACTTAGATATGGAACTGGTTTTTTATATATAGGAAACAAACAAGAAGACCAACTTGTTAATATATTCTGTTTGCATCCTGAGGATTTAGAACCAATAATGGACGAATCAACAGGAGAAATAAAAGAATGGACATATACCACCCAAGACGGTGATATAACAATACCTGATGAAGATTTATTAAGATTCCCATACGACCCAGACGTTGGTGAAGTATTTGGTTATTCATTTATTGGAAAATTAGTTCAAACATTACATTTATTATTAAATACAGAATTAAATCTCGCAGAAATCGTAGATAAATATGCAATACCAATTCTACAATGGTTAGTAGCAGTAGGAGACGATGAAGAAGTAGAAGACGACGAATTATACGGTATTGTACAATCATTACAAGAACAATTAGAATACTCAAACGATGTAGTAACTACTGATAGAATCCAGAGCGATGTAGTTGGATTTGCCCAATCACAGTATGATATGGTAAGTACATTACAAAGTCTTAAAGAATCATATGGTTTATTAACCTTCCCTATGGCAATTATTGGGGGAAAAGCTGACAATTTAAGTGCAATTAAAGTACAAGCATCACAATATGTAGGTGATTTACAAGATTTACAAATGTGTTTTTCCGACGAAATGGTAGAGCAAGTCGTAGAGCCATTTTTATCTTCAATGGGAAAAGAAGCAGGAATTGATTATTCAAATATTTATTTAATATTCCCAGTATTAACTACTGAATCTAATGCAGATACAGCTGTATGGTTATTCCCAGCTATCAGATACGGATTAATATCAAGAGAAGAGGGTAGAAGCCAACTTAAATTTAGAGGTAAAGCAGTTAGTATGGAAAATATTGATTTTATTGACCCAACTGCAAAATATTTACAAGAAACAACATTAGGACAACAAAATACTAATGAAAATAATGATGATGAACCTAAAGATAAGTCAGGAAGAAATGAGAATAGAGATAAGGACTAAGAATGACTTATAGAATTTATTTAATTATCATCAAAATCCTATTACATATAAGGAGTAAAAATAGTATGAAACCTGGAATATCAACTTACAAAAAAGCTTACGAAAAATGCGAAGAAGGATTAAGAGAAAAAGGAGAAGCAAGTTCCGCACAACTATTAGATTGGTTAATAGCTAATTACAATATTCATTCATTAAATATAACACCAAAAGGAATAACATATTATTTAAAAGGACAAGGATATGATAGATATAGGCACTATACAACCAAGCCGTATGTGTTTAAAAACAAAAAACTACCAAAAAACGAATAGTTATTTAAATATATTAGACAAAACAATTAGAAACAGCTTACATAAGAGTAGGCTAAATTTAGATAAAAGTGATTCGATGAAGCAGACTTTTTCACTAAATTCAAATTTCTCATTAAATACTAACCCAGATGGTAGTAAATCTATTGAAGGATTTGCTATACATGGGGGAGAAGACTTCATAGTAAATGGATTTTTTGAAGTGCCAGAGTCAGAGATGAGAAATTGTGCACAAACGCTCAAAGGAGCAAAATTACTTAAAGACCACGACTCAGACCACGTAGATTCTATTATAGGTCGAGTTAACCAAACTAAGAGCACATTTGATGAAGATGCTGATATGGCAGGTGTTCATTATAATGCTTCATTGGTGGTCGATGATACTAAATTAGCAGAAAAAATTGAAAAAGGACTTATCGATGCAACCTCTATAGGTTTTACATTCGAACCTGAATGTAGTATCTGTGGAAATCCTTTTTTTTCAGAAGAATGCACACATCACCCTTGGTTTGATGATATGCATTTTATTTGTAGGGATATGAACGTTCATGAGTTATCTTTAGTAACTTTTGGAGCTGACCCTAATGCTACTGTATCAGGCTCTTTTGATGCAAAAAGTCTAGAAGAATTAAAAGAGAAATTTGCTAAACAAAAGGAAGATTTTATCATGCAAAACGAAGATAACATGGTTGAAACTTTAAAAACTGAAAACCTCGAATTATCTCAAAAAGTGACAGATTTAGAAGCTGAATTAAAACAAAAAGAAGCTGATTTTAAATCTCAAGAAGATAATTTAAAAGTTGAACATAAAGAAGAAGTTTTAACTTTAAAACAAGAAAAGGACGCTTTACAGGCAAAAGTTGACGATATGACTGAAGAATTGTCTGTTTTTAGAGCTGAAGCAAAAGCACAAGCTGAACAAGAACTTGCAGCTAAAAAAGAAAAATTAGCTGAACTAGCTGAAAGATTTGGTGCTGAAGATTTATTAGAAGATGAAATGACCGAAGAACTTATTGACAAACAAATTGCTATGCTTGAAAGAGTAGCTGATAAAGTTGATACTAAAGAAACAGTTCCTCAGTTTAAAGCTAAACAAACACAACATCATGCTTCTAGTAAAGAAACAAAAGAACACGTAGCATTCTCTGGTGTAAGTAAATACTTTCCAAGTGCTAGGACAAGTCAAGAATAGGTGATTTAAATGGCAGATACAACAGGAAATGAATTTACAATAGTAGCAGCAGAAAGAATTGAAAAAGCTATTGAAAAAGTAGGTACAACAGCAGCTATTGATAACATTGGTAAAGCTTTAGAAATTACCGATACTGGTGTAAAATTAGCTACTGCAGCTACTGCACCTGATAATTTTGTTGGTATCGTAAAAGCTGTATCAGGCGAAGCTGAAGCTGAGTTTGAAACTGCTAGAGTAATTGATGGTTTAATTACTGGTAGAGACCCTACACAAGTAGGTTATTATAACGGTAACGTACACGTACCTAAAGGTGCAAGTTTAACAGTTGAAAGAAATCGTATGACATATGTATTATGTAAAGACAGTTCCATTAAATTCGGTGATTTATTAACTACTGATGCAGATGGTAAATTTGCAAAAGCAGCTGCATATGATAAGGCTGTAGGAAGAGCATACTCTGACGCAGATTCCAATAATGTTGTTAGAGCATATATTAGAGGTATCTAAGGAGGAATAAAACATGGCTAAAGAATTAGGAGAATTTGCAGGTGGAGGAGTAGTTGTACACAATCAAAGGTTTGACCCTGAGCTTTCAGATGATGTAATCGAATATATTGAAACTCATTCTGACTTTAGGCAATTTGTAAGACCTGTTCAAACTCAAAGTTATGTAATCAACCTCCCACGTAAATGGCATGCTGGAATTGCTGTAGAAGTTGTTGAAGGTTCTGAAATACCAAAAGCAAGAGATGTATATGATGCAATTAGCATCAATTTACGTCAAAATGGTACTGGTATCAGAATGACTGATGAAGAACAAGATATGATGGGCTTCGACGACAATTACTTCCAAACAGAAGCAACTAGAGCATCTGAAAGATTATTGAAAAAAGAAAATGATGACATTGCAACTGTATTATTAGCAGGTGCATCATACAATTTAATCGCATCCAGTAACAATACATTAAAATTCGACGATATATTAACCGCTAAAACAGAAATGCTTGAAAATCCATACGGAGTCGACCCAGATTTAGTGTTGATGTCACATAGGTCATATGCTGATTTAGTAAGAGACCCAGAATTTAAAACATACTCACAATCTGGTATCTCTGGTGTTGTGCAAAGTGGTGATGTGGGGGCAATGATTGATGGAATGAGAATTATGATTATTCCTGAAGTCGGAGATAATGTATATCTTATTGATACATCAAAAGACCCAATTGTATTAGTACAAAAAGATGGAGTTAAAGTTGAATCTTACAGATTAAACGAAACTCGTGAAGACGTTTTAGATTTAACCATATACGAAAAACCAGCAGTTTTACGTCCAGACGCTATTACAAAAATTACAATCCAAAGGAACGACGCATTGAAACAAAGAGTCTTCCCAGCAGGATGGGATCCATTAGATGGCTATGTAGAGCGTCCATAGGTCTTTAATTAATTAAATCATTAATTATATATATTAATATCTACATAATAGTATTATGACTTGCGGAATTTATCTTATCGAAAACAAAAAGACTGGACAAAAATATATAGGACAGTCATACAATATCGAACGAAGATGGAGAGAACACCTCCGCTGTAAAGATAGAAAAAGGTCTTATATCGACAACGCTATACACAAACATGGTAATGAAAAATTCACTCTAAGTATTATTTGTGAATTAGAAAAAGATGATGATTTACTCAATGAAATGGAAAAATATTACATCTGGAAATTTAATACCTATGAAGACAAAAATCATTATAATCTCACCCCAGGTGGAGATTTTAGTCCAATGAAATTACCAGGAATGGCAGCAAAAATATCTAAAAAGCTCAAAGGTAGAGAATTCTCAGAAGAACATAGAAAAAATATATCTGAAGCCCAAAAGGGTAAAAAAATATCAGAAAAAACAAAAAATAAAATATCAAAAGCAACTTCTGGTGAAAATAATCCTATGTTTGGTCGTCATCATACGGAATCAGCAAGATTTAAAATGTCTTGTCGAAGGAATTCTACAGGATATTATAGGGTGTATAAATATATGGATAAAAAATGTAAACAGGGTTTCAGATGGAGATATAGCTATTATGATGAAAATCATAAGCAAGTAGCAATATCATCTGTAGATATTAATAAATTAGAAGAAAAAGTAAAATCCAAGGGACTTCCTTGGTACAAATTAAAAGATTAAAAACGAGGTAATAATATGGCAGCAAGAAAAACTACAACAAAAGAAAAAACTTCCAAACAAACTTCCAAAAAGGATAAAAAGATTCAAATCACTTATAATCCAAAATTTAGTGCGTCTCAAAAGAAATCAATTAATTTAAAACAACCAAAAACAGTAGCAGTCGGTGATAGCCTCAGGACAGAGTACGAGGCTAAAATAGAGGGACTTCCAATGGTATTGACCCTCGAAGCAGGTGAAGTATTCGAAGTGACAGAAGAACAATTTAAACAATTGTTTGAAATGGGCTTTATAGATACACCTGAAGATATTGAAGAAAGAGAACGTCAAAGAATGATGGTCAATAATCAAGCAGGTGCAAATCCAAGAGAATTCATCGTCGCTAAAAGTAGAGCAAACCTCTACGAAGATAATTTCATATTAGTAGAATAGATAGTATGATAATAGACCCTACATACATAAAAACCGTCTTAAAAGCCGAAGAAGTAGATAATCAAGTAATTAATTACTTAATTAAACATTTCTTCAATTATGTATGTACAGAAGTAAAATTAGATACTACTCTAGAAGAAGAAGAAATACTCACAACAGAAAACCCAAGCCCAATAATCCCAAACATCCTGGAAGACGACTTAACACTCTTCCAGGAAACACTTATCTACGGAATAGCATGCGACTTAATAGAAACCGAACAAATAAGTGAAACTAACTCTCAAATAATAGAAAAATATACAAACGAAGTAGAAAATCCTACATACTGCACTATTTTTGAATATTGTCTACAAACACTAAATGCGTACCTAAACTCGGTGTCAGAAGTTGACTACATAAGAACTTTATTTAGTTTAGACCCAAACAGAATAAGCAATGACGAATTAGCATTCTTAATACAACACTATACGAATTATCTGATTAGCTATCTACCAGAAGACCAAGAGATAGATACCGAATCACCATTGTTCAAACAAGCCTTGTATACACAAATTGCATGTCATATATATAAAATACATCCATTAGATATTATCAGTCCAAAGTCATATAAAGTAGATGAGGTAAGACAAACATTTGTATTAGACTTCGATAAAAACAAAAATACATGGTGCGACATTGCAAATGAAGACTTCGCCAACCTCAAAAAGAAATTTTATGGATTATATGGATTATATGCATATAATAGACCTGGAGCAAGAACTAAATATGGTTACTATGGTCCAGGAGGTAATAGATGAGTTACTATACATTACAACGTATATTAAAACGCCCAAACGAACAATATTTTTTACAAAAAAAGATAACATACCAAAAAGAACACCACCAAATCAAAGATGAAGTCGGTAATATTATCAAAAAAGATGAAGTCGGTAATATATCAGAAGAATGGGAAGATATACAAGAATTACATGGCGTAATACAACATAGACAAGACGATAACGCTGATGTACAAGGACGTGAATCTACATTAACATATCATGGAATATTTACACCAGACTTTGACTTAGAAACAGATAAGCTTAGTAATTATCGAGTAAAATTTGTTAGACCATATGAAACATTATATCTTTACATAAAAGAATACGATGCTAATAATTATTTAGGTCAGAATCAACATCATATAACGTTGGTAATGGATGCAGATAAAAAATATTTCGGTAGACAAAAATGAGTTTCAAAGCAAATTGGACCGTATCAGGAACAACAATTGAAAATAGTGTAAATGCACTTACAAAATCAGTTGCACAAATTACTGACGGTAATGCTCTTAAAAAATATGAAGCTCACTTAAATAAAAGCCTTAGAGAAAATATCCAAAACAATATGCGTAGAGCAGGAATCGGTGATAAAAACTTCGATGAAGCATTTTTCCTACGTATAACAAATGGGAATATCATTTTTACTAACACAAACCCTCTCATTACGCAAAGATATGAATATGGGTATTATGATAATAATAGAAATGATGACGAATATTATGATGAGGCTTATATGGTCGAAACCAGTCCAAGATATTTTATTCGACCAGCAATTGAAGAAACACTTCAAGAAGTCGGCATTTTAATAAATCAAGAATTAAAAGAACAATATCTGCAATATCGCAGACAAACCAATGGGGATGATATCTTATGAAGGATAAAAATGAGTTAATTTATCGAGTACGTCAAATTATTGGTGACGAAAAAGAAGACGGCTTTTATACACCAGTAAAATTTAGGGACGAAATTATTGATGTACCTAATTACTTATTCAAAGATGGACCCTCCAAATATCCTGAAATCCGTATTTCACCGTTCTTATCAGATAAGCCAAAATCACATCCTATAAGAATTACTACACATGGACAGCAGATAAAACGTAGGTTTTATAATGCATTATTCCAAGTAGATATATATGCAACTAATATAGTTGAAATAAATAATATCTACAGTGCGGTAAGCCGTAGAATTGATTTGTTTTATGATATAGACACAGTAATATATGGATATGATAAACATTTTAAATTAATTGACGAGGAAAGAAATATTTATCATCACAAAGGATACAACATTAATACTTATAAAATTATCAGTGTATATTTTGGCAATATTCCTTTGCAAAGAGTTTTTGATAAGGAAGGATTGCTTAAAAGAGACACGTATTATATAGACGAAACAGGTTTATATATAAACACTTTATTTAATATAAAAATGGTTCAGATAAATACAGTATTAAATGGTTTAACTTTCCCTGATGGTGAAACTGCCAATAAAAAAGGCATTATAAAGACACGTAAACTAAATAAGAGAAGTTTAAGTGAATTGGAAAAAAACAATGTAGAAAGAATATCATTTGAACTTGGTATATTCTACATGATAGACAAAGAACGAAACGTTGGTCCAACAGCAACAGATATAATTGTTGAAAGTGATTAAAATGGCAGAAAAGAAAAAAGACACCAAAAAAACTGATGCTAAAAAAATATCTATAAGAGCACAAGCTAACACACAAGCAAAAGCACCAGTTAAACAAGAAGATGTATACCCTGCAATTAATCTTGCACAAATGTACGGTGTTTCTGAGTTTGCTTTTTTTATGATAAAAAAAGCTAAAAACATCGACGAAGGCACATTAATTACAATGGATGCATTTAAACAATACTATAATGAAGTTGTAGAAGGTAGATAAAATGGTAGTAGGTAAACCATATATACATTTTAAAGTAAATAACGAACCTATTGAAGAAGTAGTTGACTATAACTACACATGGGCAACAATTGTAGAAGCATCAAAAGGTCCAATCAATACCCCAGTTTATGTTGAAGATGCAACACAAGCATATTCAATCTTTGGAGTAGATATGAACCCATACTTTGCTCAAAATCCAAAATCATTAATTATTGTTAGAGCAGCTGCATCAAGTGACACTAATATACCACAGAAAGGTAAATATTCTTTTAACACACAAGAACCAATTACTATATATAAAGCGTTACAAGATGAAATTACCCTCACAAATAAAGAGAGTTATATAGATTCAGGTTCTACAAAATGGAAAGATGTTAAATATACATTTAAATTATTCTATACTGTTGATGATGAAGATAATCATATACCAGTAATTGAACACAGAGACTCTAACGGAGTATTAATACCAGAATCATATATCGACGCATGGCACAATGATGGTAGAATTGTTACAGAAGAAGATGTAGCAGCTGACGCATCAAAACCAGAAGCATCAGCATTCAACCCAGAAGAAGCAGATGCTACCAAACGTTATCCAATCAAAGAAGGATTAACTAAAAAATCTACAATTTACAATAAAAATCAAGTAAAAGAATTCTTAACACCAGTAAAATTCGTTATTCCAGCTGGAGAACCACTCTTTGAAATTGAATCACAATATGAGGGTGTTTATGATATATCAATTAGTTGTTCAAAAGCTTTAGTTGGTGACGGATACAGAATTTTAGTTAATAATAAATCAGCTAATAATTCATCACTTATTCCTAATGGATTTGATGTACATAAAATTGTAAATCGTATAAATGATACTGCTACAGATGTTGTTGCAAAAAGCACAACAGCAGGAGATGTAATTACAGCTGCAATGCACGCATACCCAACAGCAGTAGAAACCAAAGCAGTTACAGGACACAACCCACTCATTACATCACCAATAGTTGCAGATTCATATATCTTAACATCTAAAAATACATCAAATGGAACAATTAGTTACTTAACACTCCAAGACCTTGCAGCAATTCAAAATTATACTAATGGAGTAACTTCAGTTGCACCTACTGTAGAACAACTTGACTATGCAATTAATCTTGTATCAGCAGGAGAACAATCATTAGTAGGTGGAAACAGAGGAGAATGGGATGTTCTTAAGAATAGAATCTCAAATCAATATCAAGCAGAAGCTCACAGAAATGCTTTAAAAACACTCCGTAGAATTAGACTTGCAGGAATCTTTTGTATGTACGGAGAAGAAGCAATTCAATATGAATACTTACAGCATGGTATGAATGATTTAGAACCAGAAAAAGGAATGAACAACAATGAAACCTGTAAATGGAGAACAATCCTTTTAGGTGCTAATGAAGAAAACAGAAGTGATATTAATTCCTTAATGGCAAAAGCAAAAAGTATGAATAATGAATATGTATTATTCTTAGGACAAGGATTAATCGATACTGGCTTTACTGGTATTGGGGCTACTTTAACACCACAACAAAAACAGGCTTATGGTATTGTAAGTGACCACCATTTATTACCATATGAATGTACACAATATATTGCTGGTTTACGTAGTAAATTATTCTACGGAGAATCAATCTTTGGTGGACAAGGTAGAAAACGTATTAGAAGTGTTGGTGATTTAGATATTGCACCAATTACATCATATGAAACAGAATATATCTGGGACCCTAACACTTATACTAGATTAAATGAAGCTGGTGTATTGACATTCACAGAAGATTATGGTAATATTACATTAACAGATGGTGTAACCACAGTACAAACTGGAGCAGAAGAAAATGAAGAAGGTGTAATGAACATCTTAAAATATGCAGAAAATGCAATATATGATGTATGTTTACCTTACATTGGAAGGAATATTGATGTAGACTTAGAAAATAGCATTACAACTGCAATTGAAAAAGTTCTTGAACAAATGAAAACAACTGACCAAACATTAATTGATACAGAAGAGTATCCAGCATATAATGTGTCAGTATCGTTAAACTCAAGAAAGAATCAATTATTAGGTAGAATATTCGTATACGTACAAATCTGCCCTGTACACGCAGTTAGACAAATTGAAGTAGAAATGACAGTACAATAGGTGATATGAATGCCACATGCATATAATAGTACAGATGCGATAAATAATTTCAAATTTTTTGAAACTGGATATATCTTAATTGATGAAAACAGATACGATGTCGAAGAAATCTCTATTAACACCTCACGTGATATGACACCATATCATGTCGCTGCTCAAAGAGACCCAATCGACCAAAGACCAGGTAAAAATAAAATCGAATTTTCTATGAAAAGAGCATTTTCTGATGCAACATTATCACATTTATATGATAAATGTTGTAAATTTGATTTAGTCCTTGTAAATAATGACGACCCTGATAATCCACAAAGATTAGTAATGCTTACTGATTGTAGATTAACACAAGATAATATTGGTCCTATTAATGGTTCTGATGTCGTATCACAAGATTTACAAGGTGTAGCCGCTAAAAGAATCTGGAGAATGTGTGATATTAGAAACGCACTTGAAAAACATTGTACCAGACAATGTCCAGATGGCACAAGCTTAACACAAGAAAAAATAGAAGATGCTACGTATAATACTGCTACTAAAATAGCATCAAAAGTAACAGACCCAATCAACTTCTACAAAGCATTGTAATTAAGCAATCGCTTAATTACATAATTTCTTTTTTTAATAATTAAATAAACAATTACCTCAAACTCTTTTTAAATACTTTCGATACCAAACCATAACCTATATAAAATATAACCCTGAGGTAATAAAAATGAGTCAAACAAAAAAAGTCATAGGAGCCGAAACTCCACAAAGCCAAGATAAAGGCGTAGAAGAAATTAATGCAACTAACAGTGAAGATTTAATCGCACAACTGCAAGCAGATTCAAAGAAAAAACAAACATCACACAAAAAGAAAAAAATTGAAGAATATAAAGCAGTTCAAGCAACAAGAGAAGCATTATTTTCAAGACTAGGCAAAACCATTAATGTACCAGTTATTATGGACGAAGAAGAAGTAATGGTATTTAAGATTAAAAGACTATCTGAAGCAGAAAATTCAGATATATTAGACAGGTCATTAGCAATCAAAAGCCTAGATGAAATGACTCCAGAAGAGTTAGAAGAATCAAATAATTATAATTATAGATTACTAGAAAAAGTAGTTGTAGAACCAAAACTAACACAAGATGAATGGAGAAGCCAAGTAGACACAGCATTAGTACAAAAATTAGTAGAACAAATAATGAAAGTACTAACAAACATCGACGATACCCAAATCTTCGATGAATTTCAAAACTAGTATAGAAAATTCACCACAACTACAATTAGACTTTCTAATCTGTGAATTTCTGCATAAGACACCAGCAGAAGTAAGAGAATTAGAAAAAGAAGGATTATTAACCTTTGAACAAAAAATATTTATACAAGCAGGAATGGTCTGGAAAATGCAACAAAATCCAGGATGTCCATTCTTCGGATAATACTCATTTCGCTACTTTAGGAGAGATAACTAATTATAGTTACTCTCCTTTTTTTTTAGAAAAATCCCATAGGAATTGAATAAAATGGCACAATTGGAAACAATTAATACCCCACAAGATTACGTAAACTACACCTTTAATGTCGAAGCCAGAGGTATAGCAGAAGTTTCTGGAGAATTAATGGGGCTATCTAATACAGTAAATAGTTTGCTAGGATTAGTAGCTTTTAAAACATCTGAATTTTTAACACATACAGAAACAATGGCTATAGGAACAGGAGTAGCTATTAGTGCAATGTTTACATCTGCTACACAAGACGCAATAAGATTTCAACAACAAATCGCTAACGTAAAAGCTATTGGAGGAGAATCTGTAGACGCACAACAAATAGGTAATGCTGCAATGGAATATTCCAATAAATTTGGTATGGCTACAGCAAGCATGACTGAAGGATTAGAAGCGTTAGCAAGAGCAGGTATTACAACAACAAGCGTAATGAAAGGGGTATTGGAAGAAGGTGTCAAATTATCAAAATTAGAAGGAATGGATTTAGAGGATTCTATTAACGATTTAATATCCACTACAAATTTACTATCAACTGAAGATGTTGATATGAACGCACCTGAATATGCAGAAATGCTAAAAACAATGAACCAACAGATTGTATCAACATCAGAGTCAGCACCAATCAATGCACAAAACATTATACAATCATTACAACATGTAGGAGGGTACGCTTCTGCATCAGGAATGGACCAAGAGGATTTATTTGCTGTAATTGCTCAATTAGGTGCACGTGGTACAAAAGGAGAAATGGCAGGTACAGCACTAAGAGCATTTATTGCAGCTGGGCAAAAAGACACAGCACAAAGAGCGTTAGCAAGAATTGGACTTAATGTTACAGATTTATGGGATAAAGATGGACAAACTATGTTATCTATTTCTGAAATGAAAGATGTATTAGATGATGCATTAGAAGCACATGGATATTCAAAACAAGAAAAATTAGAATTTTATAGTGATTTTGCAGGATATAAGCAAGCTAACCAAATCATGAAAATTGATACATCTGAAGTAGCAAAATATAAAGAATCAATTGCAAACGCTTGGGATTTAGGAACAAAATTAAATACAATATTAGGGACAGTCAAAGGTAATTTAGATAGAATCTGGCAAATTGCTACAAATTTCATGACTAAAGTAGGAAGTAAATTACTAACTATAATGGGAGCAATATTGACTCCAATCAGGATAGCATTAGAATTGTTTACTAAAATACCATTTGCTGATACAGCTACGTCAGCTGTAATGCTATTTGTTGGATTTAGAACTGGTTTAATGTTATTTAATAAACTTGTACCTGCCTTAGGCGGATTTATGTCAGGATTAAAAAATATCAAAAAAGAAAGTTTTAGTTTTAACCAAATATGGAAAGATACTAAAAAAGAAATAACATTAACAAAAGAAATTTTTGATAATATTACTGACCAACAAAGTTTAACAAAAATACACTTAAGAGAGCGTGGATTAGCAGCTAAGGATAAATTCGATGTAGAAACACAAATTGCAGCACAAATGTATATGGGGTCAGAGGAATACGAGGAAACTGGATTAGAATGGAAAGAGTTACCTGATGCAGTACAAAATGCTTTAGTTGCACAATTTAAAACTACTGATGCTTTTAGTGAAAATTATAAATTATATCTCGAAAAAACTAATGAATTTGTTAATAATGCAACAAAAAACCCTATTGAAATAGAAAATTTTAAAAAAACAGACAAATTAACATCTATAAATAATTATGTAAAATATATATTTAATTTATTTAAAGATAAATTTGAAAAAGACGACAGAACAAAACAAGGCAAAGGTGGAAATGCAGGTATTGGAAGCTCTGGTTCTGGCAGTGGAAGTAGCTCTGGTTCTGGCAGTGGAAGTACGTCTGGGTCTAGCTCCAGTAATGGAGGTAGTAGAGGTTCTGTTACAATTAAATCACCTGATGAAAGGATAGAGGAATATAAAAAGATTGGTCAACGTATTCAATCACAAGCAAGTGATTATGGTGATTATTTATGGGAAAGTGCTATACCAGAATTAAGAAATCCTGTTGAATCATTTGATATACAATCACTTATAGATACAAGAGATAAAATTATTGAAGATATAAATAAGAAAATGAATAATTATAGTACTTTTAGTCCTAATGATTTAAATAATATGGGGATTGAAAGGCTTAAAAAATCTCTTACTAGAGATGCAATGACAAATTTTGGTATAGCATTTTCAACATATTCTAACACCTCTGATATACGTCATATATTAAGTACAGGACAGTACAGAAAAGGCTCATCAAAAATTAGCGGTGCTCAAATTAATGCTATTGCTGAAGAGTTAGGAATGGATATAACAGCACCTGAACGATTAAATGAAGAAGGTCGTGAAAATTTAATGCTCACATTGTCACATTACTATAGAACTAAATATAGTAATGACCAATCTGTTTTAAATAATATATCCAATAGGACACAAAAAATATGGCATGACGAGCAAATAAATAAAAAAGATGTATCATTATTCCCAACGAATACTTTAATGAAACATTCAGATACTGCTAATCAGATACAATCTTTATTAGGTGTTCAATCTATTAAAGGTATACAGGATTATTTTAAAAATAATAAAAATGATGCAGATTATAATGACAATCTTAATAAAACTGTTAAAATTATGTCAGAAAACTCTGATTTAGTTGATGATTTAGTTAATGCTGAAATTAAATACATGTATGAGAATCTTGTAAGAGTGCAAAATAGTATTAATAATATTAAAAAACAATCTCATGCTAATATACCTAAAGGAGATAGGTTGTTTGGGCATGGTATGCACGACACTGAAAGAGGTATGGCATATGATGCAGCTGTATATCTAATGAAAGCACACAATAAAAGAGTTATAGAACCTGAGGCTTTTTTTGGTTTAATTAGGTCAGTGAACGGAGATGTTGCGGCTAACAATGTTGAAGCTTTTTTAAGAAGAAATGTTCGTCGTGATGATTTTATTAAGAAAAATGGTAATTTTAAACTTAGAGCATTAAGAGATGCAATGGTCAAAGGTAGTGAAAATTTACTAGAAACACATGATTATTCAAAAGAATATGGAATAGAACAGCTGGTTTCACCAAGACAAATTTTTGATTTAATGCAAATAAAACCAGAAATTTCTAATGAATTAACAGAAAGATTAAAATCATACATTGATATCAGACTAGGTGAAAAACCAACACAAGAATATTTTGAAAATAAAGGATGGATGGATGATATGTTCATACCTATTCCATATGAGTATACATGGCTGTTAGGTGATGATACCGCTAATGGACTTATAGACTACTTAAGTGGTAATAATGAATATAAACATGGACGCAGACCAACAACACTTAATAGTGCTTTAAAAATATGGGATAAACTTGGACCAGAAGCAATATTGAATTCTAATTTCCCATATTTATATGATGATGATTTAAAACCAACTGTAGATAATTCATTTGAAAGAATGATGTTAGGGCTTACTTATATAACACTAGATGATAGGGTAGAAAACGAAGATGCAGTTGGTGAAAGGTCGTACAGGGCAGGAATACATTTAAATAAAGATAGTACACGTTATTATGGTGTTGAACAAACTTTAAACACATTAATTCATGAATTTACACATATGGCATTACAACAAGATTACCGTCAAAGCGTTCCAAGGACAGACCCATTATTTTTACCTATGTTTGCAGACCCAGAAGCAGCTATATACAATTATAACCCATATTATCCATATTTAGCTGATGAATTTGAAACTAATTGGGTAGCATCTCAAGTTTTTAAATCAACAGGAATAGAACAAATACCTATGGTACAAGACAGAGTTAAAGGATTTTATCATTTAACAGATAAAAATGGATATGCTGACAATCTTCAATGGGAATTATATGATGAATGGATAAAAGTAATAAGCGAAAATATTGATAAATTTATTGACATTGGAGAAGCATTTGATAAAAAATATTCATCATTAAATCCAGAAGAAATATCTCAAAAATGGGATACATTACGTAATCAAATTAACAATACACAATCAGTAGCCAATGATGAAGCTTCGCATAAACGTCAAGAAGAAATTGCTAACCTACGTAAACAAATAGCCAACCAAGAAGCATTATGGGCTAAACAAGGAGAGCAATATGCTCAAGAAAGAGTTAAACAACAAAGAGAATTACGTGAAAAACAACAAAAAGTATATCAAGAAGAAAGAAAAAGGATAGAAGAACAGCAAAAACAACAAGCAGAACAATATGAGCAATCACGTGAAAAAGAAAAAACTAAATTAGAAAAAAAATGGAATATACGTAAAAAAGAAAATGAACCATCATTATTGGATAAAACAAAGAGTCTCATTAAAACAGCTTTAAACGGAGATACTTATTACTTTGCTGGCGAAGAAAAATTCTATCATAAGCAAACTCCATTCCAGAAAAAATTACAAGAAAAAGGACTTTGGGCGGCTGATAAAACAGCAAGTTATGTTAATAGTGGTTTCAATAAATTATCTAATTTTAATGATAAATATTATGATGAGAATAAGAAAGAGCAAACAAGTAAAAGATTTTCACAAACAAAAGAGTCAATAAATAGTGCATTAAGCTCAATGAGGCATTTTAATGAAGGTCTTGAAAGGGCGGCTACAATATTCCCTCCATTAACTGTAGCAGTAAACGCTTTAAATATAGCTATTGCAATAGGTGAAGGCATAACTAAAGCATTAACTGTAGCTGAAACATTATTAAATCCTGCAAAAACTTATGAAACATTGATTAATTTACCACTAATTACCTCAGAACAAGCATTAATATTATCAAGAACATTAGAAACTGCTACAATATGGGCTACAGATGCAGCTATCGCTGCATTAGAAGTTCTTTTATCAGGTCCAGTATTAATTGCTATCGCTGCTGTGGTTTCAGCTATTATGGCAGTTAAATTTTGGGAAAATAAACATGCAGAATCACTTAAAGAATCACAAAAAGCATTACAAGAATCAACAGCCAAAAATAATGTAGCTTTATCACAATATAAAGATATGAAAAAAGCTCGTGAAGCGGAAACCGATTCTATTAAAAAGCAACAAAAAGCACGTAAAGAAGCTATAGCTTTGTATAGATTAGAAGCTGCTCGTATAGAAAAACAAAAAGCAGTTCAAGAAAATGCTAAATTAAAAAACGATTCAGTATGGGGAGAATATGGATTTAGAGCTAATTTACAAAAAATGGGATGGATAGAATCTATATTTGCTGCTGGTATTCCATTTTTAGGTACAATTATGAAAAGTTTATCTGGAGACTTTGAATCACAATATGAAAATTATGACGGAACGACCAAAAATGTACGTCAAATAAAAGAAGCAACATTAGGTAATTTTTTCGCTACATCAGAACAAAGACAAGTAGCTTCAGTATATGATAAAAATTCAATGTTTTTTGCTACAGTCGAAGCATATAGTGAACCACTACAAGCATTATATGATAAAGAAAGTCAATTAATTGAACAATATGGTTCAATCGACTTAGCTCGTGGAACTAAAGAATTTGAAGATGCTGTACAGGAGTTCGCTGACGCAACAGGTCTTAATGGTGAAACTGCTGGGAAAATGCTTGATTGGTTAGAAACAGAAAATCGTGTTAATCAGGCTACTCAAGCAATGAAAGCTCAAGTTAATGTTATTACAGCTAGAGCTGATGCTAAAGCATTATCAGCCGATATAGAAGACACTTCATTCTTAGATGATAATCACACTCTTGAACAGGCTATGATAATGGCTCAAGCACAAGATATATATCAAGAAGCATATGATTATATGTGGTGGGAAAAATTCCAAGCTGATTTATTCGGTATTTTATGGACTATTTTAGACCATATGGCTTTTTGGGATATGACTGACAACGCAACTAAATATTGGAAAAAATCTGAAGCTTATGAAGAAGGAATGAAAGAGCTTGCAGAATTAGGTGTTCGTGGTGTATCTGATATTGGTAATGAAATGGCTGAAAATGCTGACAGACGTAATTATGGAACTGGTGTGAGTTATTATAATGACACTCCTTTTGGTGCGGCAGTAGAGTCAGCAGAGATAATGGAAGCTGAATACTCACAACAAATGGCACTTGAAAGACGTTATACAATGGATGAAACACAAAAATTCCAAGAAGAATTAAATGAGGGAATGATGCAAACAGGTCAAAGCGGAGTTGAAGGATTCAAAACAGGATTAGACCAACATTCACCTGGGGCTATTAGTCGTAGTATGGGCGATGAGATGATTTACACTCAAGAGGCTATACAAGAAAACTATGATATATTGATGTTAGAGTCACATAAAATTGGAGAAGATAGTGTTATTAGTTTTAAAGACGGATTAGGACAAGACCCAGAAGGCAATATTAGTAAAAGTGTTAATGATGAAATGCTGTATACACAAGAGGCACTTGAAAACAATAGAGAGCCCATTAAAGACCTATCTTATGATATTGGGTATGAGTCTGGAGAACAATATGGTCAAGGTTTTATGGATGGACTTAAATCATTATATGAACAAATATCTACTCCAGAAGCATTAACACAATCATTAGAAGATAGAATACTTGTTAGACAGGGTTATGGTGTTCCAGAAGGAGCTAATCCAAACGACCCAGAAGTACAATCACAACAAGCCGAAAGAAGAGCTGAAACAGAATCTAAGTTATTTGCACGTAGTGGTATAGGTTCAGAACTTGTTAGTGTTGGGAAAAAAGAAGGAAAAGCAGCATTGAGAGTTATGGGAAAAGAAGGGGTTAAATGGCAAAACGCAAGTGTTATAGGTAGAGTTGTCAACTCAGCAGAAATAGCTGCATCAGATGGATTAGGAGCTGGAGTAAAAGCTTTATTTGCTCCTAAAAATGCATCTAATGTTCCTACTGGAAAAGTTGCAGGTACTGTTGATGACGCATTAAAAGGCATTGGCAAATATGGAGCAAAAGGTTTAGAAAAATTAGGTGTAGATACATCAACAGGTATTGGAGGTAAAGTGGTAAATTGGGTTGCTCGTAATTTTGGTGATGACGCCGCAAAAGGACTTACAAAATTAGGGGGAAAAGCAGCCAAAGCACTACCATTCCTTGGTACAGGTATAACAGCTGCATTTTCAATAGCCGAGCATAATCCTTTTGAAAAACATTATAATGAAGATGGTAGTGAAAAACGTGCTTTTCAGTCAACTGGAGAAGTAGCTGGTGCAATAGCTGGCTCTTTCGCTTCTGACGTAATTGGTGTGGCAGCAGGTCCAGTAGCAGGTATGCTAGCAGGTTTTGTATTAGAACCAATAGGTGAAGCTATCGGAGGTACTATAGGTTGGTTAACTGATGAAGTTGTTAATACTAAATTTACAGATGCATGGGCTGGTTTTAATGATGCATTAGGTGGTATTCCTAATCAAATAGTAGGTTTTATAGACCAATCACCAATTGGACAAGCAGGTCACTTTATATTTGACCAATTAGATAATTTAACAGGCGGTTGGTTAGGCGAAACATGGGATAAAGTACAAAATAGTTCAATAATGGAATTGCCAGGTGTAATAGGCGAACAGCTTTGGAATGGAGCTACAGGTTTATGGACTTCATTAACAGGTGGTGAAGATAATAATAAACCAGTTGGTGGAGCACTTGGGGTTACACCTATTGGTATGGGTATTAATGCTGCTGCTGGTATTGGAGAATGGTTATTTGGTGGAAATGAAAAAAATGACCCATATAAAAGTATAGAAAAAGCTACTGGTCAAAAAATGCCGAAAGTTGGAAGTCAATCTAAAAATACTATTATTATTAAGAATATTAATATTAATACCGAAGATGACCCTGAAAAAATTAAATCAGCATTTATGAATTTAATAATTGAATTACAAGAACAAGTTAATCCAAGACAAGTATCAAGAACAGTTGGAGAACCACCACAAGCTCAATCATCAAATACTAATGAGAATAATGAAGGAGAAGATGCAAATCAAAATCAAGCAGAAGGTTCAGACAACGATTCTACTAATCCAACAATATAGGAGTAAATAAAAATGACTAATAATTATGGTGAAAACGTAGATAATAACACCAGCACATCAACATCTAGTGGTAATGGGTATCAGTCTATTCAACCTAATACCGTAGAAGATGACGCAGAATTGCAAGATGCTTTACAAGGAGACAATATAGGTAATGAAGATGATAGATTATTGAATTTAAATGCTACTGAATGGGGTGGTATGGAGAGCGGAGCGATTAAGCATGATTCTACACAAAATTCTAATTGGCTTGATACTACTCCATCTCAATATAAACAATTAGCATCTGCATGGAGTGACCAACAAGGTATGCTTAAAATAACGCCTAAACAGCAAAGACAAAAATTTACATACTCTACAGTTGCATACATTGCATCTGACCAACGTGAACCTAAAACACAAATATTTCCTATATCTGATGTTAATGTAGTACCTCATCAAATTACTTTTGATTTTTACGATACAACAGAGGGACGTGTAGGTGTATCTAATGCTGTAGAAAAACATATGGTTGTTGAATGTGATGTATATTTAACTGATTTAATTTATCAATGGTGGAATCATGGTCAAGATAATGCAAATGATTTTACAAGATTAGGATGGTCAATTGCATTAAAAAAACAATTTTGGGCGGCTATTGAAGGAGGAAATTATAGTCAAACATTAGCAGCTTTACAAGATATAGAATCAACTAAAGAATTTAGTGATTTTAGAAATACATTTTTGCAACAACATTTAGGTTGGGTATGCATGTTTTCGAGTCATACTTTTGGTGTATTTCAAGGAGTATTAACAGATGTATCGTATACTATTTCAAGTGGAGAAACTTTTGCTAAATGGCATTTAAAATTTGAAGAGGCTATATTTTTAAAAGACGCATATAGCACTACAGGGCAAAAGCAAGAAGTTAGTGCTGATAGTAGTGAAACAGATTCTGGTAACGCATCTGACACTGAAGATATTGATACATCAACTCAGTAGGTGAATATATATGATAAATCGAGGCTTAAGTAAAACATCAGCATATGTGTTCAACGCCGACACAGGAATGCTAGAAAAAAAAGACCCACAAACAATCGAATCATTAAGTAAACAATTAAATCAATCAATAAATAATTTAGAAGATATTCCAGCAAACAAAACAGAAGACATAGAACCAAACAACAATATAGTCGTAATAACCGCAGACGACAACCTCATACACAACTACTTCTACGACTTAGACGTATCATGGGACTCATCAAACTGCCTATCCACAGCAATCATTAAAATGCCAAAAATGAACACAGAAAACACCAACTACTGGGCAACTTACCAAGGACAACTAACAATATACATAGGACACAACTTTACATTTGATTACGTCAACAATAACAAATTCTCCAATGAGCAAGACGCTGCAAATTCGCTATCCAAATACTGGGATAACTCAAATATCAAACCATTCTTTAGAGGAGAAGTAGCAAGAATAAAAGAATTCCAAAGCGAAATAACAATATATGTAGACAGCATAGGCAGAAGATTCCAACAGAAAATACCAGAAGAATTCAGACAATCATACATATATAATCAGAACGTTAGAGATGCGTTCCAAGCAATATGTGAATTTTTAGGCGTACAGCATATTTGCCCACCGCAAACAGTTACAGATAACGGAGAAACAACTGAAGAAGCAGAAGAAGACGGAGGGAAAAGCGATGCAGATACAAAAGTACAACAAGAGCAACAAATATCATCACAAGTAAGAAATATAGTACAATCAGATACTGATAATGAGAATAGCGACGATGAAGATAGTGAAGAAAATACCGATGATGCCAATCTAACAAATAATGAAGAAATTACCAAACCAATGGACGGATATGGTAATGTTAATTTTGACGCTAACGGTAGCATAGTCTATGGCTCAAAAGTTATCGAAACCAGTCCAGATATGGCTGAAACGTTATTAGCAATGGAAGAAAATCCATTAGAAAAATATATTGAAGATGAAACTGGAATAATAGAAAAAGTAAAAGCATTTTTAGACGGTGATATGTTTGAAGAATTACACAATAAAGTAATGAACTATGATGCAATTACTATTGAACCAAAATCTGCTAGTAGTTCATCCGCTTCAAGTACTGGAACCGATACAACAAGCACTAGCGATACAGATTCTAACTCTGAAGAAGAATCTGATTCAGAATCTTCTAATAGGTCTAATAATTCCAATAAATCTAATAAGTCAAATAAAAAAAAATCATCTCCAAAAAATGGGTGGCATAATGGTCAGCTTTATAAAAATGGAAAAATATATTTATCTCCAAACTATATTTGGGGGCTAAGTTCACAACAGGCTATACAAAAACTTAAAACTGGGAAAAATACTTATACCACAGATACTATAAAAAGGCTTAGAAGAAGAGCGGTAGGTCTTAGATGGTAACAGAGGGATAAAATGCCAGACGATTCAACAAATAATCAAACAAATAATTCATCAAATAATTCATCAAATAATTCATCAAACGACTCATCTAACAATCAAAGTGGAGGAGGACAAGTAGTCATTGGATGCGACCACAACAATGGAGAAGACGCAGCCTATCAAGATGGAGTAGCAAAAGTATTAGAAAACGGTGGATATCAAGTAGAAAAATTACCTATAGGACCGAATCATTTTGCTTCATATTCATATAGTTCAAACGCAGAAGGTAAAAAGGGCGTTTTTATAATTGCAGCAGGACTTACTTCTATTGTAGACTTATATTATGGTAATACAAACTTTGATTTTGCCGTATTCGGAGTGAGACAACATCTTAATGGAATAGATAGTCAAGAAGATATGAATACAAAACCTATTAGCCCTGATAGACATGGAGATTGCTTACCTGCTGCAAATTGTCAAAAATTAGCTGGTAAAACCTATAAAGAAATTAACGAAATTACAAAAGATAAATGTGTAACTGTTACAGGTGGAAATCCAGAAGAATTAGGTCAAAATATTTTAGCAGCATTAGGAGGCGGTACTGTTGGAGGAGGCAGTACTGGCTCTGGTGGTGCGGCTCAAATTAAAGATAAAACTTTTGAAAAATGTATTCGTCGTATTTGTGCTGCAACTGATTCTGTATTTTTAGTTGAAAATAATGCTGCCGTTTTATTCCCTTATACTGATTGGATGGCTTTTACTTTGCGTCAAAAGATTAATACTATTAAATCTAATGATATTGACCCAGATGTTTTTAGTATGGAATATGGAAATGATGGTTTTTATAATAAAGTTACTATAGCTTGGGGTGGTACAACACTTCCAGACCGTTACAAAACTGACGAAAACGGAAAACAATCATTAATTAAGCAAGTAAGTAATTATACAATTAATGACATAACTAAAAACATGAGCCAAACCCAATTCAACTACGACACATGGCTAAAAAAACAACAAGAACTCGCTAAAAACAAAACAACAAAAAATAAAAAAGGGAACACCACAGAAACCATCACAGAAAACACAGACGGAAGCCTACTACTATCAGAACAATATGATTCATTAGTAGAAAAATACGGCGAACAAGAAAAAAGAGTAGAATCATCAGCACCAGACTATGAAACAGCACAATATATTATCAATGCTTTACTTATTCAATATATACGAGATTACAATAATATGTGCAAATGCAGAGCATTAGCAAACCGTAAATATATAGGTGGGACATTCTATGCAGTAGAAAACCCATTTACAAAAGAATCAGAACTCTTTTATCTGAATGGTTACACATTGCGGATACAAAAACACGAACCAATGTATCACGATTTAGATTTCAAATATGGTCCAGAAGGAGCAGAAGAATTATTAGACTATCAATATTTACAAGGAGGAGCAGCATCAGGAGGAGCAGCATCAACTGGAGGCTCTGCCACAGAAGAACAAGTGTGGAAAACAGCTGCTAAAATATCATATGCACATGCTAATTCAACACAAGACCCTGCTGAAGCATGGAAAATGTTTGGTGGAAAAGAAGACCAATCATCAACAGATTGCTATGGAATGAGTGCATATTTATATTATTGCTTTAATAATCGAGCAAATATACCATGTCAAGTTGTAGGAGATTCTGGTCACCATGTTGTTATGATAGATAGAGGGAGCGGTTTTGTAGAAACCAGAGATGAATATAGAAAATATAATTTTGATTACTTATTTAAATGGCGTAGTAACCAAAACACTACAGTATTGCTTCCAGCATCAAACTCATCAAATGGAGGCAACAGCAATACAAACAGTAGTGGAAATACAGATTCTAGAAATAGTAATAGTGGAAATAGATAATTATGTATGAAAAACAACAAAGTTCATTAGGTAGCGTCAACAATATGATGCTTGAAAATGATATTAGCGTTATTACTGTAGATGACAATATAAACCATACATATTGTTCTAAAATTAGATGGGATAAAGACAATTTTTTACCTATTGGAACAGCACAATTAACTATGCCATATAGTAAAGATATTGAACAATATTGGATTAAATATTCTGGAATTGTTGTTATACATGCTAATTTAAATTCTCATCCTAATTCTGTTATAGCTTCTCAACTTAAAGTTCCAGATACAATATCATTAAATCTTAAAAAATATGTCGATACAGAAGTCGATATTGAAGATAATAAAAGAACTTTACGTTTTAAAAACGATGAATATAATTATGCATTTATAGGTAAAATTAGTCGCTTTAAACAAGTCGGTAAAACATTTATAATCTATTTGGAAGATATTGGCTGGAAATTTTTACAAAAAGTACCACAAGAATTTAGAAATTCTTATATAGCCAACCAATCATTAGATGATGCATTTCAGGCGATATGTGAATTTATGGGTGTAGATTTCGCATATAGTATAGAAGATTTATCAGAATATAATTTTGCTGCCGATGGATATTCTGTACAAAAAGACGGTGAAATTATTGAAACTGTGCCTACTATATTGACAGAATGGGTTGATAATCCTGAAGATGACGAAGAGGAAGACGATGAAGGTGGTTTAAATCCTGATAATGGGTTTGAGTCAGAGACATTGAAGGAAGTAGTAGACCAACAAAAAAATGCATTAAGAAATCAATTAAGTAATCAAGCAAATAAATCATTAAATGCACAAACAACTAATTCAGAAAACACAAACGACATAATAGACAATAATCAAGAATCAGAATCAGACGCACAAAGTATACAAGATAAAATAGAACAATATCAACAAGAATTTGATGATAAAATTAAAGACCTTTTCATTGGTAATAGTTTTTATGATTCTAACACTTCAGACCCTATATTAAATTACAATAATATTACTATTACGCCTAAAGTAGCTGCGAGTACTGATACTAGCTCAATGTCAACTGTAGAAGATGAAAATTCTTCAGATAACCCTGAATCAAATTCAAGTTCTGAAACAAATAATGGTTTGAATGGATAAATAAATAGATAATATTATATAGTTTATTAATATATATATAGGATATTATAATTATGACATGAAACAATACGGGGTAATTTTATGAAAAAAAATGGGATATATGGATATTGGGATACTAAAAAAGAATGTGTAGTGTATATTGGAAAAGATAGTAATATTAGTACTAATAACAGACATAAAGACCATCATCATCCTTCGAGATATGATGAACAGCAAATTAATAGAATTTTACAAAATAATAAAGGAAGATATCAATACTTTATATTATGTGATGGATATTTTAGTGAAGAAGAATTAAATCAATTAGAAACAGAAGCTATAGCAATTTTTAATACATACTATGGATATGGCTTTAATTTTACCAAAGGCGGAGATGGCACAAAAATAAAAACAGAAGACCATTATCTTTACGGCAAACATCTTACAGAAGTAACTAGAAAAAAGGTATCTAGAGCACGTAATACAACTGGATTTTATAGAGTAACTAAACACAATAGATTATATGGGAAACAAGGGTTTTCATGGAGCTATCGATATTATATTGATGGTAAACAAAAAAGCATTGAAAGAGCTTGTTTAAGTGATTTAAAAAAAGCAGTACGAGATAAGAATTTAGACTGGTTTATTATTGATGAAGAAAAAGCTCAAAAAAGCTTAGAAGAAGAGGCATATTATGCTTATCATAGAAATTATCAAATACATACATTATGGGATACATCATGCGTTAGATATCACAAAAATTCAATGATGAAAAACAATTCTCAAAATAACCCACGAAAATGTTTTTTTTTGAAATTTAATGGTAAAGATATTAACATTGGTATTCATTTTTTCGATTTTACTTCTATTGAAATTATTGATAACTTAATTAAAGAGGCAATATAATGTCAGGGAAATCGTTTAGACCAACTAATACTAGACTTGTTAATTCTATGAAGGTTGTTACAGGAAATCGTACAAACGCAACCATCAGAGATTTAGAGGAAGAAGAAGGAGAGTTACAAGAATTAATCGGAACAGTAGAATCTATTGACAGAGATAAAATAAATGGGTCTGGGTGGAAAGTAAAAACTGATGACGGACAAACATATGTATGTAGTGTTGCGTCTTCGTTATATGAAATTCCATCAACAGTTGAGCGAGGCGGAATGCTATACCCAAACGAGACTGTTACTTGCAAATTTACTGTCAACCCTGTATTAAGAATTAACACAATTACTGAGTTCTTAACAGACGCAGGTGATGAAAATAGTGAAGATGGAACAGAGAATACTAATGCACTTGATATTACTAAATGGACTCACTCTGATAAGCCAACGACCGTTATAGCTAAACCCAAATCTGCATTATCAATATCAGATGGATTTATAGAATTAAACTATGATAATGATAATAGTGTATTAGCAGACCCCAATGCAGTAAAAACAACTGGCAAAGAAACTCAAATCAATACAGACAAATTATCTATTAATAGCGACTCAATAAGTATACAAGGTACTGATTTATCAGATTTACTAGATGCCACAGCAAATGCTAATAATAAATATAATACTTTTGAATTAGACGGGCTTAATGGTGCAATTGTTGACAATATTAACAATATGAGTCAATTAACAATACCTGATGGAATTAACGAATCAATGGTCGTGGGGGAATTAAAAGACCAGCAATCAATACCATTAAGAACACAGACACAACAATTAATTACTGACGGAAATTGTGTGGACCAATTAATTATAGATGAAAATGGTATTATAAGTATAGAGTTTGAAACAGATGTTAATGGCAAAAGAAGATGTCCAGAAGAAAAAACAATATCAAATACTTATAATTGGATAACACCACAGAATGTATTGCGTAATTATATTAAAGTAATCATCAAGGAAACATGCGACTCATGTAATGAATGGGGGAATACTTCGATGGAATTTATAAATTATTGCCCATCATGTAATAATTGGAATACATTAGTAGATACATCTACATCAATAAAATGTACAACATGTAATACTACATATTGTCAAAATTGTGGGACTGGTTTGTTAAATTCATCATATAAGCTAAACAAATACGGAGATAATTATATTATTGGATATGGAACTACTTGTAAGTATTGTCAAACACAACTCGATGCTGGAACAAGTAAATACTATGTTAATTATTGCCCAGATTGTAAGAAATGGGGCTTTTTGTATGCTACAGAAAGATTTGAAGATAATGAAATTATTAATGTATTAAAGTGTCAAAATTGTGATTCAGAATTTTGCTGTACGTGTGGAATAGACCAAGAAAAACATGGTTTAACTTTATCAGATAATCCAGTACAATATACAGCATATAAGAACGCATTAAGAAAATTAAAATATATACGAGATGGTAACTAATGGTTAATTTAGTAATTAACAACGGAGAAGAAGTATTAGATAATTTATGGCAAAATCTAATTAACACTGGTGTTGTAAACCGCAGACATGATAGTAGTAGAGTTGGTCTGCTCTTATCTGCCATTGCAACAGAATTGAATGTAGCAATCACATTATTACAATCATATGCTAATCAATTCTCGCTTCAAACAGCAACAGACAGAGTATTAATAGAAAATTTAGCAAGTACTTACGCAAATCGTCGAGTAAGTAGTAAATCAAAAGCAATACTAACCTTCTATAGATATTCAGGATATACAGATTCAGTAAAAATACCAGCAGGGTTTGCAGTAAGGTCAGAAAAATCAAGTAGCATCATATTTAAAACACTACAAGATTGTTACCTATGGAAAGGAACACAATCAGTATCAGTAATGGCATATTCAATAAGCTCAGGTTCAGTAAACAATGTAGATGCCAACACATTGACAATATTTGCAAATGGTGAATTTAATGGTGCTATCGGAGTGACTAATCCAGACCCAGCATTCGGTGGATATGACGAAGAATCAATTAATCATTTAAGAAACAGAGCACAAGGATTTAGATATGAACGTGATAATACATTAGCAGATATTAGACGCCAATTATATATGGCTGGAGTCAATCAACAACAATTCGCAACAGAAGAATATATTGATGGACCAGGAACCTATTTATTATGTATCGATGCTGATTCAGATTATGAATTCTCTGATATCATATCAAGGCTTGAATATCGTCACCATTACGGTATTAGACCAGCATATGTAAGAGCTACAAGAGTATATATAGATATGTATATAACAATCAAAACAGCTGGAGATGTAGATTATGACCCTAACCAAAAATCAACAATATATAAAAATATTAATGACACCATACAAAAATTCTTCGCTGCATATTGTGTAGTAGGAGCTGATATAAATATTAATTCATTAACCGCATCATTAAATAATTCATTAAGTAATTTTGATATTGCAGACATAGATATAGATATAGCTAATACAGTACAAGTAAATAAAAGAAACGTAATAGAAATAGGAAACACACAAAGAGCATACCCAAACAAAATACTAACTAGCATAGAATTTGTAGGAGGTACATAAAATGGTTATATGTAACAGAGAAAGAGTAAAAAACCTAACATCAGATATAGTCATCACCTCCGAAATGGATAACAACAATTGTGAACAAGATTTAAGCGATGCTGATTTTTTAGATTTCAGAACAAGAATGGACAATCGTTCATTTTATGAAAAAATGGATTGGAATAAATGTGAAGACCTAATATTCACTAAAAATGAAGAATCATTATGGCAAGCAATTGTAGGTGAAATAAAAACACCATTAGGAGCATTAAATAACTCAATAGGTCAAGCAACATATGGGTGTTCAATATGGGATTATAGAGGAGCGACATTAGATTCCTTAACTATTAAAGAAATTGAGTATGAAATTATTCAAACATGTTTAAAATATCCAGAAGTTCATAATGTAATTAATATAGAGTCTTTTGTCGATACAAACGACGGAGCTTTATTTATAACACTAACACTAGATTCTATATACGGAACATTCGACCCACACATAAGAATACCAAAAGCACTAAGAACAGACAGAGATTGGGTAAAAGCAGACGCAAAATTCAATAAAAGATAACAACAATATATTAAGTGTGTTAGAAAAATTATCTTATATATAAATACTAAATTTGAGGCTTACATAATGGCATTTGATGACTTTTACGATTCTGACGATTTTCAAAGAAATATGAGGAAAACTCCGTTTTTAAAACTATTACCGCACTGGTTTTCAGAAAATGACGAGTTAGTTAACGCAATTGGTGATGAAGTAGAGCGTATAAAAGCACAAGCTATTTTTGCATTATTAAACGCAGGAATCAAACCACCAGTAATGATATGGCAAGAATCTTTAGTGAACGAACAATATACCGCTAATTTTCACTTAACTAAATTACCATCTACTATGAATATTCAAGCCCCATTGTATAAAACATGGGGTAGAATAATTTTAACCAATAATACTGTAGATGATATAGATGGCTTAGAAATAACCTTCGACGGTAAAAACGGTTACATGATTAATCAATTAATTAGTCAAAACGATAAATTAATAATTGATTTAACAAATCAAAAAGTAACTCTTAATAATCATACTATTAAAGTTCAAAAACTTGGAGATGGAATGCCATACTTCATAACAAGCCAAAACAAAGAACAATATGATGTCAAAACACCGTTACACAATGAAGTAGTAAGAATCAAAGTCAATACTGACACAAATTTAGAAGATACAACTATCACTAAAACCATTAATGTAACTGAAAATTTGGATGATTGGACTAATAACGAAAATGCTTATTTATATAACCCAAAAGGAGCAGACCCATGGATAGCATTACAAAATGATGCTAATTTAGGATATGAATTAAATTTTGACGAAATAGACGAAATTACATTTTGGTATAAAGGGACAATACCAGGTGGCAAACTAGAATGCTACTGTGGCGAAGATAAATTAATATTTTCAAAAGATGTAACTACTACATGGACTAATTATTCTATAGATACAAGTGAACTTCAATCTAATCGTTTATTATTATTTAAAACTCATGATACAAAAGACGATGTATATATTAATGAAATTAAATACAAAACTACATCTTCATATAACATAACTTGCGATATAGATGTGGATGTGGAAATGGATAATGTTGTATTTACAAATGAACAAAATATTGAAGTTACTGGATTAGAATTAATTCCAATAGAAAGAATTGAATTATATGCTAAATATGATTTTAAATACAATCCTGATTATAATGGATGGCGTAAAGTCTATCAAAAGAAATATGAAAAGAAAACTAACGTTATCTATGATATGGTGACAACACATTTCTATACAAAAGAATTTTATGTAGATGTTTGGTTTAAAACATTACAATATCCATATCGTGTAGGATTCCCAGCATATCAAGACGCAGAAACAGATTCAATGTATCACGTAAATAATCGCTTAGATACCTGGGGAGAGCAATTAGGATTAGAAAGACGATTGTATAAGAAAAATATTAAAGAAGAAGATTATCCATATACTTTCCCAGAATATTACCCATTTGATATAGAACAAGATTACTGGTACTATTCTCGCTTAATCAATGAATATACATGGAACGATTTAGCTATTAACGATGTAGATTTACAAGATACCAATGGAGATAATATTCTTAGATTATATTCAATTAATCCATTCTGTGAAGATTTTGTTGTACATGCTAAATCAATATATCCGAGCTATGCAGAAACTAAAGATTGTAGCAAATACTCTCCTAGATTAATTACTCAACAAAATACTGAAGGACTAACTCAACAAACAGAATATAATGATATTATTAATCTTTTAGGCGATAATAAATATGGTGCATCTATTACATTAAATAACAGTTCTAATAATAATGATGTAATCTACAAAAAAGAAAATTCACGCTACATTGAAAATAATACTAATATATCCAAAGAATTGATTACTTATTTTGATTTGTCAGATTTACCTGAAGATATCAATATTGATAATATTGAAGTTATAGTCGAAGGAGAATCAACAGATAATAAAATAGATAAAAATACTACAGCTCAAACAGGATTGTTAGTACCTACTTTGGAATCTGATGAAAACATATTTGTACCATTAACTCCTGATGATACTTATCAATTAAATAAGAAAAGTATTACATTCTCAAATGATGATATCAGTAAATATTTAAAAGACTTTAGCGACGAAAATGTCTTCCAAGAGGCAATAATTGGTACATTTGAATGTCGTATAGGTAAAGAGGTCAAAATTCCATTTACTTTAAAAGAAAACACAGAAGAAGTTACAGATATATCAAAAGTATATTTATACTTTGATGATGTATTAATGAATGGAGAAATTATTAAAGAAGATAATAAACAATATATTAAATGCATTGTGCCACGTGCATCATATAACAAGCAAATTACTATTATCGTAAAAAGCGAAACCAAACATCCTTTTACAACTATTATTGATACTAATAGACATAATCATTATATATATCTCGATAAGACAACTAAAAGAGAAGCCATACTTCATGAATACACAGATGAAGTTACTGGAGAATTTATTAGTGAATATCTTGATAAAGAAACAGGAGAAGTTGTTAACAAAGAAAATATTGGTAAATATGTTGATTATAGATATATTACAGGACCAATAATAGACGGAGTTATTAATAGTGCCCAAATTACAGATGAATGGCACACTGGGGATTTAAGAAACATAATACAAAGAGAAGGAATCTACTTCCGTCATATTTTACAGAACAATAACGAACAAAGCTCAACAACAGTAGTATTATACAATATAGCTTTAAAAATTTGTTATTCTCCTAAAAAAACAACATTTAATTTAAATACTCATGTTAACGTTAAAGATAGATTATTGCCACATTTAGGCACATTTGAAGTAGAAATTACAAATACTGGTGCAAAAAGTTTAAAAACAACAATAGATATCTTTAATCCACCAAATATTACTTTAGAAACTAATACTATCGATGTTGATTTAAATAGATATGAAAGTATTAAGAAATACATTCCAATTAAAGCAGAATATCCATTGGTTGATGGATTTTACGAAATATTAACCACATGTGAAGACGTTATTAGACGCAATAGCATAAGTGTATTTTCAGATGGATTAATTGGTACAAGCGTAATCATTAAGCCTCATCATGGAAAATATTATGAAGATATTAAATTAAAAGCTGAAGTTAAAGCTATAGATGATTCTAAAATCAATGGTGGAGCGAATCAAGTACAATTTTATATCAACAATTATGCTGTAGGTAGCCCTGTATTAGTTAAAAATAACATAGCAGAAACTACAATCGTGCCAGGCTATTATAACTTTACAGGAACTGGAACTTTAAAGTTAGAAGCTAGATATTTAGGAAATACTAAATATGCAACTTCACGTGGACAATCTACAATCTTTATTGGTAAAAATAGTACACGCATTACAATTGATACTCCAAAACAAGCTATTTACAAGACTGGATGTGAAGTAAGAGCTAAAGTTGAATATTTTAATGGTGAAGGATATCTTCCAGTAACTGATGGAGCTGTCACATTTGTTCTTGAAAATAAAAAAACTAAAGAAACAGAAACATTAGGAATAAGTAATACTAATGATGAAGAAACATTCAAAGATGGTAACTTCGTAACAGTAATCGAATCATTAGATAATCCAGTAGGTGATTACATACTTTACGCAAAATACGATAGTAGTGTGCAATATGCAGGAAACGAAGCATCACAAGAATTTGAAATTATTGGAGGAAGCGTAAAAATACGTGGATTTGATGAAACAATTAAACCTAATGACCAAGTGCAATTAAAAGCAAAAGTCTTAGATGCTTATAATAGACCAATACCATACGGATATGTTGATTTCTTAATTACAGGAATAAATGATGTAGTATTTAATAAAGAAATTAATAACGTACCAGTTAAAGATGGATTAGCTGTATCAGATTATGAAACAATTAATATTGAAGTTGACGACGAAGAAACAGCTAAATTAAAAGTTGTAGCAACATATCATGGAACAGAAGATGGTATATATAGTAATGACGATAGTAATGTTGATAATCCATCATTCATATTCGTTAAAAAATCAGAAGTATACTTTGAATATCCATCACTATATCGTGGTTCACAATATGAGCCATTAGGATTTATGGTTAAAGTATTTGACGCAACAACAAATGAAATTATTACTGATGGTACTATAACAATTAGATTACCACAGCAAAATAACGTATATGCTTCTAATATTATAAATTCAGATGGTATTGCTCGTATTATTTATTTACCTGTTACATTCTCAGCAAAAGAATGGTCAGAATTGAATAAATTTTCTTTTACTACAGCAGGTGATGATACACGTAATATCATAGATATAGTTAAAACTGATTTCGTTCCAACAGACCCAGAATTTAATAAATATGAGGATTATTTATTTGAAGTGTACGATGGAGAAGAATCTGACTTATATAATACAAATGGAGAAAATATAGGATTAGTCAATTTTACATATGAAAATGGTCAATTATATATCATAGGTACTGGAAACGATGGAAGAGAAATAAAAGAACATGTATATATAGATAAAGATGGATATTTATATGCTCGTAGTACTTTTGATGATTTAAGAACATATAATTTAGGTGTACAAAATATAGAAATTGATTTCAATGATACAACTGGAAAATATGTATCAAAAACAGTACTATTAGAAGATATATTAAATATTACGGAATCAAGTGTGGATTTAGATATTCATTCTTATGATTTGCTTTATACAGATGATGATGAAATTACTTGTTATGTTACAGAATATAGTCATAGTTTAGATAAAGAATCTTATCAAGAAAATACATCATCTGTATTAATTAATGAAGGAAAAGTTGAGTTTTTATTAGATGATACACATATACAGACTTATGATGTATTATCAGGTAAATCTATTCTAAGTAACGATGAATTATCAGTTATTGGAGCTGGTAATCATTTGATGGCTGTTAAATATTATAATAAAGATGAAACCGTACCTGTAACACAATCATATTCATTTTTAAATTTTAAAAAGACACAACCAACAATTGATGTTTATAATTATAGTAGAGTCATAAAAGGACATAAATGTATCTTTTATGCTATTGTACAATATCCAACAAACATTAATATTCCATTAAACGGTACAGTTAACTTCTATATGGATGGCAAAATCATTGATACACAATACTTATATGGTAATGAATTATTATCTGGTATTGTTGGTAATGAAAATTATAATTACTTTGATATAGAAGTGAATGATGACAAACATATTATCCACTTTGATAATGGTACAGAAGTTGTATTAGATAATAATGTTGCTGGTGCTCAGTTTGTTTGTACAATCCCAGACGATATCAATGTTAATGAGCATATTTTTTCAGCTGAATATTTAGGAAATGAATATTTTGAATCTGCAATGTCAGATGATTTGATAATTAAACAAGAAAAAACAATAGCATTTTTATCAACAGAATTAAATGAAGATAAGGAATTATGTTTAGCAGTAGATGAAGAAGCTGAAATTGAAATAGATGTTAGTGTTTTTGACCCAGAAAAAGAGTATACAGAAGAACAAATAAGACAATTAGGTAGCGATGATGTTATAAACGAAGGACAAGTTGCATTATACATTGATACTCATACAGAAGTTGCAAGAGCCCAAGTAGTTAACAACAAAGCAACACTAAAATGGACACCAACAAATAAATCAATAAATAATTTAATAATTAAATACATAAATGGACAAAATTATATAGACGTAAGCGAAGATTCAGACAGATTAACAGTTATAAAAGTCAACATAGAAGATGCACAAGACAAAATAACACTACCAAGCTCCAAATACCCAAGTATACAAAACGCACTAATGTGCATTAAAGCTGGCGGAACAATATATCTAGATAACGGCAAACCTGAAAAAGATACAGAAATTATTATCAAAAAAACATTAAATATCTATAAAGACTGTAATATTATTGGAACCAATAATTCATCGATTATTAAAGACGTAGATGATTTAGTAACTGATTTAAACAGTATTTACATGTATAATGTCGAAAATCTAGATATAGATAATTTATATGAGATTGAAGGTTTATCAGTATCTAATTTGAATAAAAAAGATTTCTATATTGACGATGACAGATTATTCTTCAGAAATCAAGGATTACATACAGAAATCTTTTTAGCAGACGATAACAAATTCTACTCAGAAGCAAAACTCACATTAGATAATATAAACACAGACGTCAATATAAATATCGGCAAAAACGCACAAGTACATATAAATAATGTCAAATTTGCATCAAACGACAATACATTAGTCACTGACTTTGTTATTCATAATGACGGCTATCTAGTAATTAATCATTCTATATTAACAAAAGAAATCATTTTAGAAAATTCAAGTACATTAATAGCACAAAGAAATCTAATGTATTGTAAATGTTCAGGTGGCGGAGATTTAAATAATAATTGGTGGGGTTCTAATACAGCTCCATATGATGTTGATAATCATATTATTATATCAGTAAATGCTGTAGATACTCCAGCTGTTGTAAGCGAAGAAGTAGATATTGTAGGGCAAGTTATTGGTGCTAATGGCAAAACTTATGATATTCCATCAATACCTTTCACTTTCTCATCTGATTCAGGATACTTTAGTATTAGTTCTGGAGTATTAACTGATAATAAAGCAAAAACTACTTTCTTGGATGCTGAAAAAGAAGGTAATATTTACTTTACTGTTGATAATGAAACTGCGTCATGTATGGTTTACGATTATGAGCGTAAAACTGAAGTAATTATTAATGAAATTACTGAAATACCTATTAACTATCAAACTACTATATCAGCTAAAGTTCAAAGCTGTGCAGATACATATTATATATTCGATAAATATAATAATATTGTAGATAATACCAAATTAATTAATGAAGGATATATATCATTCTATATTGATGACAAGCAAGTAGGGTATAGTAAAGTTAAAGATGGAGAAGCGTCAACAACTATATTCTTCACAGAACAATCATATAATATTGGTGAAGTATACGAATTAAAAGCTGTTTACGAACCAGTTGATTACTATTTCTCATCTATATCAACCTCAAATATCATATTATTTAAAGAAGATAATGGTTATGCTTGTTTCGTATCACCACAGAATGGTAGTGACACTAATAATGGATTATATCATTCACCAGTTCAAACTATCCAAAAGGCTATTGAACTCAATACAGATGTTATTTATCTATTAGACGGCAATTATACTGAAACAGATATTGATGTGACTAACTCTTCTGTTATAAAAGCTTATAATACTGTTACTTTCTCAAATCTACAAGCAGATAATTTATTTAATATACCAATAAATAAATCATTAAATATACAAAAAATTAATTTAATAAATAATCAAATAAATAAATTATTTAATAATCAAGGAAGAGTAGATGCAATAAAATGTGTATTCAAAGGCAACACTGGAGTTATATACGATGGTAGCGTAGGAATGCAATACTGTGCAATATTAGATAAAAATATATCAGATAATATAGGAAATGAGTTACAATATTGTTGGTTCGGAACAAACACTCCAAGAACTATTGATAGTAATATCAACAATTATATTATCATGACAGTAGAATCATCAAAAGATAATATCTATATTGGAACATTAGCACACATTACAGCACAATTAACACATTATAAGCAACATAGCGGCATTAAAGAATATATTTATCCTTTAAATGAAAAAATACCACTCAGAATAGCTCATTTCATAACTGATTATGGTTCATTTAAACCAGTAAAAGATTATACATATAACAATAAAAGCGTAAGTTTACTTAATACTAATAAAGATAACAATACAATTCAATATATATTAGAATTACCAGAAAACAAAAATTATATTGAAAAACAAGCAAATATTGTCTGTAACGTTACAGACGTATTTGGTAACGGTATAACAAGTGAATATGATAACGTTACTCAATTACCAATAGATATTGTTAAAATGCATATTTATAATGACAGTACAGACATTATAAGAAATGAAGCAGTTATAAATGGTATAGCAAAAACTACAATAAACAAATTACCAATTGGAAAATATAATATTGACTGCAATTATATTAAAGACAATCAAATATATAGTGTGTCTGGTTCTTTCGTTGTACAGAAACCTGAAATTATTATCAAAAACTTTAATATGAGCAACGGAGACAATCTATATGATACTGTTATTAATGCAACATTACAAGATAATTTTGGCAATAATATAAATAATGAAGTAATTAACATTAGTATTGATGGCGAAAAAATCGGAACACATGTAACAGATAACGGATTATTACAAAAGAATCTAACATATCCAATGATATTAGCTGGAGAACATACCCTAACTCTTGATAATAAAGAGCATAATAGTTCATATGAAGAATTTGAATACAATCATAGTTTTATTTCTACCGAGAAAGAGACACAGATATTATTTAAATATAATAAGTTAGAAGCTAAAATAAACAATAATTTATTTATTGAAGTAAAAGATAATAATAGAAATTATGTTACAGGCGGAACTATATCAGTATATATTGATAATCAAATAATAGCATCTGAAGCACCTGTTAATGGAACAGTGAATATCAATAATGTTAAAATTGACGATATAGGACAGCATAATATTATTATTTATTATAGTGGACTCGCAGGATATTATAAAGAACAAGTATATATTAATAATCAACTTGGTGTTGGCATATTTGAAGTAGATTTCAATTTAGATAATGTATTGACTGCTGATATGGGATATGATTTTACATTATCTACTACTGTTACTGACGTTGGACATCAATTAGTTAATCAAGGATATGTTAACTTATATATAGATAATATATTGTTTAATAAAGAGCCTATTTATATTAATAATGGCGTTTTGGAATTTTCTTCCGCATTACCTACTAATATTGCAACTGGTAAGCATGCTTTTACTATTGAGTATATTGATAGTACAGATAATTATTTAGATACTTATTTAAATACTTATTTAATTATTGGTAAAATTGCTACTGAAATAAGCATGAATTATGTATACGGTTCACCAGGTCAAAAAACAAAAGTAGATTACAATATATTAACTGCATACGGTAACGCTAATACTGGAATATTAACAGCTAAATATGATGATGTTATTATCGGTCAAAGCTACGTTACAGATAGTTTCATGAACCAAATCACTATAACTACTCCATTTTTACCAACAACTGATGAATATGAAATCTTATTTGAATATCATGATGACACAGATACCTATGTAGATAGTACATATACAAATACATTAGTCATGCAAAAGAACGAAGTAAACATTACACCATCACATACATGGTACTACCCAAATCAACTATTCCACTTCAGTGCATATTTCACAGATAAAGACAATAATATCATCAATACTGGTAAAGCAGCATTATATATTGATAATGTAAAAGAAAGTGAATCAATAGATGTTGTTAACGGACAAATAACATTAGATTTAACATTAGCTAAAGCTCGTACTTACAATATGACTATTATATATGAAGATAATGACTATTATGCACAAACTCCATATACCTTTAAATTTAAAGTAGATAGCGTCAATATTGATGATATATTATTTGATGAAGCTGTTAATGGTACAAAAACAACATATTATTTAGAAGATGGATTACCTCATAGTTATCCTAATCAATTATTCAAAGCTAATTTAAAATATAAAACATTAGATAATTATAATGTTAAAGACGGAATATTGGATATATTAATTGATAATACGAAAATTAATAGTTATTATGTAGCAGAATCTAATAAATATATAGAATTTAATATAGGAGACTTAGACAAAGGTAATCATACATTAACATTCAACTATCATGATTCAGGCTTATTTAATGACTTCACAAAAGAATATATCCTAACAGTTGAATCACAAAAAGTCACATTATCAATTGATAGCATTATTCAAGATGGTAAAGAAAAAATTGTCACATATGCTAATAATGATATTATAAAAATTAATACAGTATTAGATAAAGAAATTAACGGTATTCTGCAATATTATATTGGATTACCAATTTATAGAGCAGACGAAGTAGGCAATACTTATACTTGGAAATATGATTATAAATTTATAGGATTAGAACAAATTAATAAACGTACAAATGTGCTATATGAATATGATTTACCAGACAACTTACTAGAATATTCAAATACTAAAGAAGAAACTAATTACGTAATTAAAGTTGAATTCCCTGGTAATAATCAATATGATGCTACAGATAAAGAAGTATTTTTAGAAATCAAAAAAGACGACTGTGATATTAAATTTAATAAAGAAGAATATATAGTTAATTATAGACAGCAATTAATAGGTTCTTTCACTATTGATGCATTTGGTGAGCAATATGTAACATTACAAATCCAAGATAATGATACAAATAAGATATACAATATAGATTCTGTAATTACCAAGCAAACTGATAATGGTGGAATAGGAGAATTTGTATACCAAATGAGTAGTAAATTCGCAACAAACATCAATGGCTATCAATTAATTGCATCATTCAACGGTTCAGCAATTAATAAATCATGTACAGCATCAAGCAAAATCACAGTCCAAGCCGCAAAACCACAATTACAAACAACATCTATAGAAGCATATATCGGTGGCGAACTAACATTAGACAATATTCTAACCTTACCTATCAACGATAATGATTATTTAGTCGTTGAAGACGGTAAACTATCATATAAGATTTTATATGATACAGATAAAGAATATGTTATTGATAAAGAATACACTCCAAATCAGAAAACAACTATTCAATTACCTGCTGATATTATCAGAGATGCTAAATTAGAAGTTACATATGCATCTGAGGATACAACTAGATATATGAGTTTCACAGAGGAAATAGATTTAGTATTAAATAAAAATGATGTTATATTAAAAGTTGTATTGCCTGATGAAGTATATGAGAGAGAAGATTGTGATATTAAAGTAGAAGCTTATTCACAAACTACTAAAGCACCAGTTAATGTATCAAGCTTCATTTATTTAGACGAGGAATAAATATGACTAAGCAAATATTAAGTCAATTTGAAATTGAAGGTGGTATAGGAGAAACTAGTATCTCTATCACACCTGATATGAATATTAAGCTCAAAACTATTGAAAATGATATTTTCAATTCATCTGATATTCAGGTGAAAGTAGATTTTAGTAAGAAGAAAAATATTACAGTTAATATTGGTAAAGATGAGTCTTCAACTAATTACCATACTTTATCAGATGCTATTGATGCTGTTGATGAATATGGTATTATTACTCTTGAATCAGACTTATCAGGAGAAACTATAATATTAAACAAAAGCATTAATTTAATAAGTAAATCATTAAATAAATTAACAAATTATCAAATAATTAATCAAGCAAAAGAAGTACTAATCCAAGGAATACACTTCACTAATAACAACAACAGTATCACAAACAACGGCGAAATACTAATAAAAGAATGTAAATTCGACAACCACGAAGGCAACAGTGCTATAATAACAAACAACAATATCATGATATATAAATGCGAATTCGAGAACAATAAAGGTATTGATGGTTCATGTATATATATTCAAAATAAAAATTCAAAAACTATCATAGAGCAATGTTCATTTAAACAAAATTACGCTTCAGGATATGGTAGTTGTATCTATTCAAATAAAGGAAATGATGTGGAAATCGTAAGATGTGAATTCACAAATCAAAATGAATCAAAAGTTAATGGTACATGTATATCAGTTTATGGTAATACATACATTTCTCAAAATACATTTTATGATAATATTGGAAATAATGAAATTTTTCTCACAAATGGTACAATCGAAATGGAAAGAAACATTTTTGACGGTGAAATTACATCAGTCGCCAAATATAATGGTGAAATTATAGATGAAGGATTAAATTACTGGGGCTATAATGATATGGAAGTAATTGAAGATATTAATGGTATTGAGCTTACAACTTATTTAATTAGTCGTTGTAAAACAGTTAGAAAAGATGATACCAACTTCTATGCAATTGGTTTAATAGACCAATATAAAAATAGGTTAGAAAAAGATATTATTACTAATATCGAACCTATACAATCTTCATTACCTGTACGTATTGGTAATATACTTTCATCTTTGAATAAAGAAGAGATTACTATTAAGAATAATAGTATTATGTACATAGGTAAAGCTGAAGTGGAGGCTAATGTCGATGGCAATTAATTTTCGTGATACTGATAATCGTGTTCGTGTTAGAATAGATGATGAAGAAAATGATGATTTAATTATTAAAGAAATTATTAAATTACCTACTGTTATACAGTTAAATCAGACTTTAGATACAGCATTAAAGAATGATATCATCTTAGATGCTTCATTATTTAGTGTAGGTGAAGCAATAGACACTGACAATACACAATATGAAAACTATTTAGAAAATAATTACTTAAATAATTTCGACAGTGATGGTTCGGTTAATATAACTATTTTGCATAAAAATGAGATTTATTATCAGAATACTGTCAGTTTCACTAAAGGTAAAATACAAGATAAAATATCTAATACATTACCTATCGGCGAATATGTATGTATAATTGAATATCAAGGTAATAAATTTTACGAAGCATCAACATTAACTATTAATTTTAATATTAATCGTAGATTAGCTATTTGCACATTTGATAAAAATTATATTCATGGTTCACCAAAAGAAAATATTAAAGTCAGTGGTGTACTAAAAGATGCTGAAACCAATAGACCCATCGAAAATTGTGCAGTTAACTTTGATTTAGATGGTGAAACATACACAACTACAAGTCAAAATTATGGTGTTTTAATTCTTAATATGACAATTCCAGATGCTCATTTTTTACATTGTCCTTTATTTATTACTGAAGAAAAAGTAGCAGAAATAGAGCCTGGAGACCCATATGAAGAAGAGTATGATGAAGAATATATTGACGATGATGGTAATATTCATTTAAAATCCGATATTGAATATGAAGCTGAAAATACTACATCTGATGGTAAAGAAAACATTGAAGACTCTAATGATGAGCATGATAATGTTTCAGATTTTTCAGATGATTATAATGAGCAATCCTATCAGCATGCTTCTTATGTGGTTGATTTCCATATTGATAATGATTCTTATTATTTAAGCAATACTTCAATTAATATTCAAGTTGATAAATTAACTACTAATATAAATATTGATACAGGCGATTATAATGAAGACACAGAAGAAATGAATTTCAATGGATATGTAATTGCTAATGTATTAGGGAATAATGAAGTTGCTCATTATGGTAGAGTTAATATTGATTTCAAAGATTTTAATTACTCATATAATAATATATATTTAGATGAGAATGGTAGATTTTCTGCTGATATTAAATTAACTGATATTTATGCTTCATATAATCAAAATGATAACAGTGAAGTAGATATTTATACATCATATGGTATATCTGATACTATTATCAATATAGATACTGATACATTTTATGAAGATGGTCAGAATAGTATTAAAGCTGGGAACCCAATTATTGTCGAAGCATCAGTTAAAGGTAGAAACAATAGTATCGTTACTGATGGTGTGATAATCTTTTATTTAGAAAAAGATAGTAAAGTTGTTTACAAATATGCTACAGAATTAAACAGTATGGGTATGGGTACTTTTGTATTTAATACTACATATGCAGCTGACTATAAGCTTTTTGCAAGATATTGTGGTATTTTTGAACATAACGATTCAGAAACTGATAAAAAATATGATATTAAAGTTACATCAATTAAGGAGAATAAGTTATGAGTTTTAAAACTAATCTCGGAAGGGTTCGTGGAGAAAGGGGAGTTTCTTATGTTCCTAAAATAGTCCCACAGACAGAAAATGGCGTTATTAAAAAATATGTAATAGAATGGACTTCAAGCGATGGTTCAGAGATTCCTGAAACATTACAGAATACAGAATTTGCTGTTCCAGTGTATGTGCCTTATGTAAATGAAGATGGATTTGTACAATTTACTTTACAAACAAATAGTGCTTATTCATTTACGAGTGATACCAGTATTAAAGGTGAAAAGGGAGACGATGGACATATTAAAACCCAAGTAGTCAATGAATTACCTACTGGGTCAGATATTGATGTTGATACTATATATGCAATGGGAGATAATGCTTATATTTGGAATCAATCTATTACAGATTATAACAACTCAAATGGATGGATTCATTTAGAAGACATGATTAAGTTTGCAAATTATTACCAAAAACAAGAAACATATGGTAAATATGATGCTACTAAATTAGATGATACCACTTATAGTGCACAAAATATTAATGATAAGTTAGGTGAAACAGCTACTGCATTAAATTTAATTCAGTCAATATTAGATAGTGGGTCAATAAATACCTCAAGCCCACCAAGTATTGAAGAGTTTTATACTCGGAAAGAAATTGATGAACAATTCAATGAAGTTAATAATCGTTTAGATAAATTTATTATTGATGGAGAAGTAATAGAAACCGATAACAGTTTATTATTAAATTTTAACTAATAGGATTGATTAAAAAATGAGTAAAATAAGTTTAAATATCTTACCAGGTTTAAGAAAATGGTTTGTAGAAAAAACAAGTATTCTCACAGCATGGAATACTGCTGCAAGTGATTCTCAAATTCCTTCAGAGAAACTTGTGAAAACCGAATTAGATAAAAAAGCAACTACAGAAAACATGGACGCTGCTTTAGGTGGAAAGATTGATAAAACCAGTATTAAAACCGTAGTAAACGATACATTAACCAATGATGATGTTGTTGGTGGTAAAGCTGTCTACGATGAAATTAAGAAGGTGGAGGCTGGTATACCATCAGGAATGAAGCATACTGATATTACGGATTGGGATACTGCAACTGCTGGATTCGAGAAATCCGCAAACAAAGCAACCAGTCTTGCTTCACCAGATGATGCTAAATATCCAACTACTAAAGCAGTTAGTGATGGATTAGCTACCGTGAAAACCAATGCAGATAGTACTTATGCGACAAAAACAGAATTAACTGATGGATTAAACACTAAAATAGACAATAGTGTAAAAACCACTGAATTAAGTAACACTTCATCTGATACTCAAATACCATCAGCAAAAGCAGTATATGATTTATACAGTACTATTCCAAAATGGAATGTTACAATAGCTTCATCAGTAACAGATTTACCTGCAACTGGAGCATTAGGAACAATCTACCTTGTAAAAGGAACTGGAAAAGATAAAAACACTTATGATGAATATTTCTGGAATACAGCATCAGAAGTACCAGGTTATGAGAAATTCGGAGGAATCGACATTGATGTTTCCAGTTTCGTAACAATGAGTCAAGTTGTAGAATATTTGGGGAATAATGGTAGCTTAACATTATCTGATGATGGTGAATTAAGTTTAAACATTAACGAACCAACAGGATAAAATCTTATTTTTTTATCCTTATTTTTAAATAGAGGGGTTAATTTATGGTTAAATCATTCAAAACAAACCTATTACCATGGTTAAAAACAAAAACCTATATTAAAACAGAAATAGATGAATTACTACAGCTAAAATCAAACATCGGTCACACACATACAAATGCATCAACCACCACTCCAGGATTCTTATCAGCAGAAGACAAAACAAAACTTAACAATCTGGAACAAATAACTGTAGACTCCACAATAAATGCAACAAGTACAAATCCAGTACAAAACAAGGTAATAAACACTGCATTAACTGGAAAAGCAAACACTAATCACACACACAGTATCACAAATATAACAAACCTACAATCTCAATTGGATGGGAAAGCAAATTCAGTACATACTCATGATGACCGTTATTATACTGAAACAGAAATGAATACTAAGTTGAATGGTAAAGCTAATAGTAGTCACACACATACAAATGCATCAACCACCACTCCAGGATTCTTATCAGCAGAAGACAAAACAAAACTTAACAATCTGGAACAAATAACTGTAGACTCCACAATAAATGCAACAAGTACAAATCCAGTACAAAACAAGGTAATAAACACTGCATTAACTGGAAAAGCAAACACTAATCACACACACAGTATCACAAATATAACAAACCTACAATCTCAATTGGATGGGAAAGCGAATACATCTCACACCCATAATGATACTTATTATACTAAAGATGAAATTAACACTCGACTCGGAGATATAGAAACCATTTTAAATGAAATTTTGGGGGTTTAAAGAGAAATGGCACCTGAAATTGGACAAGATATTATACAGGAATTGTTAATTCATCTTATGAATACTAAATTATCTATTAAAAATAAAATTGAAAAAGTGTATGGGCAAGATTTAACTGATGTTATTTTTGAGGAATATTATCGTTATATTACAACTTCTGATAGTTTAAACCCATCTAAAAATTATACTGAAACTTCAAACACCATAAGTGGAAAATTATTCAGAATAAACGAAATTAAACAATTTTTAAAACAAACAATAGAAGAAAAATGTGGGACTGATTTAACAAATGTTGCTTTTACAGATTACTCTATGAATATTAAAATCCCAGACCATTTCACATTCACTCTTCCTGATGGGGGGATGGGAGATTTTTATAAAGGATGGAAATATCGTGTTAGAGTTTTAAATAATAATCAACCAGTACCCAATACAATAGTTAAACTTACAATAAATGGGAGAACATATGATAAAACTACTGATTCAGATGGATGGACTTTTCTGACAATACAATTAAACCCTGGAGTATATTCGATAACAGTTGAGTCCAATGGTATAACAGAAACAGATACATTAGCAGTTAAAGATTATATTAGTGTAGCTAAAACAGCTAATACATTTGCACAAGCATGTAATGGGAGTTATTGTAGGGGGTGGAGTAATTTAAGTAGTGGAAATCTTTCTGGGAACGAACCTAATAATTATGCAAGTTGTAATAATATAGCTAGTTCAAGTGGAACATATAAAACACCAATGTATGTTGATTGTAGAGGTTTTGGCTTTAATATTCCTACTGGAGCAACTATAAAAAAAATAAAACATTATTGGGTGGGAAGATTAACCAGTAATACAGCTAATCCACAATTTGATATTAAATTCTTTAGTTATGTTAATCATAATGGGCAAGATATTTTATCTGGACAGGTTAGTGATACAATACTTAAAAGTGGAGCTACTAATTGGCAAACTTTTGATAAAGAGGTTGAACCATTAAATTTAACTCCTGCTTTGATTAATAAGAGTAATTTTGCTGGAAGAGTTGAATATGGTCCGAATCAAGTAGGGAATACTGGAGCTATTCATTGGACATATTATCATTGTGAGATATTTTATACTCCCCCACAACAATGATTTTTTATTATTAATCTTCAATCAACATTTATATCTTAAAGGAGTACAAAATAATGACAATCTACGACGAGTACAAAAAAATTTATCAAATAATTCAAAAATTAGGTTATTTATTAATCAAAAAATTAAATAAATGCGAAGTCGAAAAAAGCGACAACTTATCATTCGACCAACTCATAACAGCGATAGAAGAAATTAAAACTAAACCATATATCAATAACAACAATGTTAAACCTACTAATAAGCCAGAACTCATCACAGATAAGTCATTAGCTGATTTTAACAAAAGCTTAGCAAAAAGAATCGCATATTATAAAAAACTTATATCATACTACTTAGTGCTAAAAGGAATACCAACATATGAAGTTAACGCATGCAACACATTAGCGGAACTTATTAATCTAATAGATAAGATAGAAATCACTAAAAAGTCATATTTAACTATTGACATTGAGGAAATTAACGAATCATTTGGTTATGCAATACCAGTCCCATATACATTAAAAGATAAAGATGGAAACGATATAACAGAAGGACGCTTAACACTTACATATGGAGGTTCTGTATACTTCTTCACAGCAGGAGATAAAATAACATTTACGCCATTACATACTGATGAATCTGGAGTATTAAAATTAGAATATCATGGTTCTGACAATTATTATCAGCATGACCCAGTATATGTGAATGTAACAATAACACCATCAAAAATCAAACTTAATGTAGACATAGAAAACATTAATTATAGCAGTCGTTACGCTAATAGCCACGATACAGGATACATAGATGACACATGGCAATTTACTATCGAAACCTTTAATTATAAAGGTATACCATTAAGTAATATTGATATAGAATTGCAAAATGGATGTATTAATAGAGCATTCAAAACAGATGATAATGGGGAATATACATTTACCTCAAAAATAGGAGATACTGGACAGTGTCCATTAAAATTTATAACAAATGCTAGCTCTACAGAATACACTAATGTCGAAGTAGAATATAATATATTTATTAAATATAATATGTTATCTACTTCTACTAATATTACTAATTATGCTGGAAAAACCTATACATATGATTTAGAAATTCATAATGAGGATACTAATCAAATAGATACATCATACGATGGTCAAAGTATTAATATTGTCTACGAAAACGGCGATATAATAACAGAAACTATACAAAATGGAAAAATATCTCATTCAAGAACTTCGTTAGTTGCTGGAGAATATTCAATTGGTTGGATATTCTATGGAGAAGATTTTGAAACTTCAATAAAAACAAATCTACATATATTATCAAACTTTACTTTACCAAATGAAGACGCATTCTTCTTAAACACAACTCCTACTATTAAATATCATCCATTAGGTAATATAACAGCTAATAAAGAAGTTGAAGTATCAGTAAAAGGACTAGTTACCGTCAGTGTAGAGGCATATGATGAAAATAATAATCAAATTTTTGAAGAAGATGATGATGGTAATTTGATACCAGTATATACTAATGAAATTCAAGAACAAGCTATTATACCAGAAGGTACTATCTTTAAAACAGATTCTAATGGAGTATTGACAGATTTTACTACTATATTAGATGCAGGTCAATATAAGGTTACTTTGAAATCTCATGGTGACGACTTAAATGAAATAATCTCTTATGCTTATGAGCTTAAAAAGCCATTTACAATTGAATTATCAGATTATGACAATAAAGACCACGCAGAATTTAAATTAATAATTTATGACTTAAATAATTCAATAAATTATTCAGCAACTAACGGAACAAATAATATATGGGATATAAGAGTCGAAGAAGAAGACACTCCAGCTAATATAAATGAATATATATCAAAAACAATTAGATGGAACGCCATGTCATCTACCATCGGAACTAATACTCTCACTATTGAGCAGAATGGTTATATTGAAATATTAAACTTCAAATTATATGATAGACTTTTTAACTTCTCAGAAGGTGGTGTATTATCTACTCAAATAACCAGAACTGTCGGTGTCGCTAATATTCAAATTGCTTGTATTGATGAATCAGTTGACAGTATAAGTATTGAAGGAACTGAGGTTTTAAGTATTGAAAAAATTAATGATTTATTTAATGTTGAAATTATTAATCGAAGTACTGGATTAAAAACTTTATTAATTACTGATGATAGTGGAGCACAAGAATCATTAACCATTAATGTTATTAAAGATAATTTAGCAAATAGTGTAAATGCATCAATAGTTTCATATGCAAATTTTGACCCTGAAAATCCAGTATATGAAGAAACAAGTGAAATATTAGAAGTGAATGTATCAGAATTAAATCAATTATTGCTTTCTTTTACAATTGATAAAGAAATTTACTCAGACCTTGACACAATCTATTATAAAATTACTAACAATAACAATACAATCGACTATTGTACCTTTAAATATTCAACAGAAAACGAAATACAAACATCATTAAATGAATCATCGTTATCAATTCCTACAACACTATTGCCAGATGAAGCATGTAAATTCACATTTATATTTTATGGTAATGACAATTATGAAAGTTTTACCAAAGAAATTATTTTAAAGATATCTCAAGATGAACAAATACCATTAACAATAGATACATATGTAGGGTATGACTCTACAAATTATGGAAGTTTAACATTTACAGAAATACCGTCCACAGCATCAATAAATCAAATTTGTACTATTACAGTACAGTTATTGGATTATATAAAACAACCGATATCAGGGGAAACAGTAATATTCTGGATTAATGAAAAGTTATATACAGGAGCAAAAACAGATGCGTCTGGAATGTGTAGTGTAATTTATGTATTTAGAGATACAAATCCTATATATGTTCGTGCATCCGCAAGTAATTGTGTAAGTAATCAATCAATTATACAAAACGTTAAATAATTAGATTTAATTAATTAAAAGCTTTATATGTTTATTTTAGTAAGATGTTATTTATATACTTATAGAATAGAAATGAAATATTAATAATATTTTATCAAAGGTGATTATCTTGGCAGTTACATATACAATGAAAGCTGAATGGAATAATTTATCTGGTTTATATCAACCTGAATTAATAAGAGTCAAGTATAGTACAGGAATAGGTGGGTCTTGCGATAATATCTATGTCCTTTCAAGTGCTAAGAATTGGATATCTGATAAGCCGTTACTATTTGAATTCCAAATCTGTGATATATTGTTTGATACTATAAATCATTATGATTATACTATATCTACTGTTGATACTACTACAACAATAGTTTTTACAGAAAAAGAAGAAAGCATTCAAACAAATAATAAAACAAAGCCATTAATAATTAATAAATCAATCGATTTAATATATAAAAAGGGAAATTATTCAAATACTTATTTGATAGCTGATATAACAGGACTGCCAGATAATGCTACATTATTTTTAACAGACGCTCAAAACAATCAACTATATTCACCTTTTAACGTAAATGGAGACTATGAAAAAACAGCATGTACAGCAGAAACAACTAACACTAAAATAGCTATTCCATTACCAGCACAATACAATGGTGATTTGTGGACTGATTATCCAGCTGGAACTTATAATTGGAAATTGTGTTATTATGGAGATGACTTATATGAAGCGAAAGACTATCCTTTAGTTATTCAAATTGTTGATTTTAACACTTGGGAGGTTCAAAATCCTTCTATTTATCCGAATGAAGATATTTCTGCTAAAATTAGAACATATGCTAATACTATTCCATCTGTTACTGATTTATTAACTGCTAATGCTACTTATAATGCTAATACAGGGATTATTACTTATCCTAATAATGATATTAATGATTTAAGTGTTGGCGAACATACGCAGTTAATTAATAACAAACAGTTATTGGAGTATACTGTTAAGAATCCTATTGAGATTTATATATATGGAGATGGAATAAATACACATTATTCTCCTAGTATAAATCATCGGTATTGTAATATTGGTTGTAGAATTAAGGATGATTGTAATTTAGCGATTGATGCTGAAACACTACAAGTACGAATAAATAACAAAATATACAATGGATATAATGATAATCCAAATCATTCAATAGTGAGTTATGATTATAGTGCTAATAATACTGAACCTTTACCTCCAAATACTTATATGTGTGAAGTATCAGTTGAATTATCTGATAATGTAAGATATAGCTGTAACGGTTCTTTTAATATTAACACTGAAGGTTGTTCTATAGCGTTATCATCTTTATCAAACAATCAATATGAAATCAAATATAAATATGACTTATCTACTCCTATCGCTAATGCTAAAGTTGGATTAATTAATAATGATAATGAAATTATACAAACCTCTACCACTAATAATGACGGTAACGCTTTTGTAGATATTTCTAATGATGGTCAATATCGACCTGTTGCACTAAATATATATAACGAGCATATATTATTAGGAGAAGCATACGAAGTTAAAAACACTTAAAATATTAAAATAAGATATTTATAATAAGATTACTTTAATATTCTTCAATTGCTCTTAATAAGATACATTTACTTTATATATATCAGACATAGACTATGATTAACAAAAAAAAAATAAAGGAAGATATTTATGCTTGGACTTTTAGAAAATTTAGGAATTATGGGGATTATATTATTAATTATATTAATATTTTTAGTACCCTTTATAGTAACTATTATTGTTGGAATTGGATTAGCTAATCTTATGGGCTTTACTGGAGTTTTTTGGTGGGCTTTTGTAATACTTTTCTACATTGTAATAGCTAGTATATTAGGGGCAATAGGGGTTTAAATACGTAAATATTATTAAAAAAAAGATGATGATTTAATAATCATCATGACAAGGTTCGAAGTAAGGGCATTCTGTTTCACGCATATAGGATTCGTAAGGATGTCCTTCACCACACCAAACATCAGAACCCCCACCTCTTGATTTTTTACAATTTACACATTCTCTAATCATTTTCATTATTCCTCCTAGTAATTATACAATTTCTTTTACAATATAACATATCTTCAGTGTCTATATTTCCATGTTCATCTTTCAACCTCCAGCAATCTTCTTTACAATTATCATCAATAATTAAATTATTAATTAAATCAAATTGATTATCTTTTTTAAACTCTATACTAGCAGTTGATACAGGACGAGAGCGTATAAAACCAAAATCCTTCATAATTTTATCAAACTTTTTATCAAGAATAACAGAATCAATAGCAAAAAAGACATTAGGATAACATAAAGAATTAGGGTTCTCCTCGATTATATCATAACAACGCTTTTCATAAACTTGTAATATAATATTTTCAAAATCTGACTGTGAATATTCAATATCAGATATATAGATTTTTTTAGCAAATTCTTCATAATCTGAATAAGTTAAAGTATAAAAATACATTCAATATCACGCCCACCGTATTTTATTATCTTCTTTATTTTTGTTAGGCTTGATACCTAAATATTGCAACATTTGCTCATTAGTTATTTCGCCTTTAGCTAATTTCTCTCGCATATAACTGTGTCGAGTGTGACTACCGCAAACTATTAACCACATTTTATCTATCTCCTAATCCCATTCATTATGAACATTATTAGCTCCTTTTTGATAATGTTTACATGGAACACCATGATAAATATCCCAAAACTCTTCTCCAGTCATCATACAAAAGCCACAATGTCGAGGCTCCTCTTCATAATATTCAGCTGGTATATAATTAGTTTGACAAGCAAACATACAGCTTGCACAGGATATTGAACACTTAGTAACACTAATTCTAGGATTTTTAATAAAAATTGGATTACCATGAACATGCTTAACTTCTATACCGTTGTCAATATTACGAATATAATCAATTAAATAAAAAGCTATACTATAAAAATCTGCATTTCGTGAATTTTCGCCCCAACAATTTAAAACATAATTAGAATATCCTGTATCAGATATATCAGCTAATTGTGCTATTATTTGAGAACTGTAATCGTTGCTATCCTTTTTGTAAATCATATTACCAACCTATTTGATAAATAAATTCTTTATCAATTAATTCATTATTTTCATCAAGAATTAATTTCTCAATCTTCTTCTTGTAATCAACAAGAACCTCATAAATAAAATCCTTCTCTACATACGAAGACCAACCAGGAATATTCTGATATAAAGTAAAATGCAATAAGAAGGATATATAAAAATCTATACTATGCTTATCATGAGATAAAACTTCATTAATACTTTGCAACAAATCATCTAACTGATATGAGCTAATTTGATACATAATAGTATAGTCATACTCATTACGTGGAATATAATTATTATATAACCAAGACACTATAATTTTAGCATCTTTATTATGCATTAACCAAACCATATCCATTTCCATATGTGCACTAGGAAAGCCTTTAAGCTCATACATTTCAAAATCTAAACTCATAAATATTCCCTCAATTTATTTATAAATCTAAAAATCCACCTTTTATGCTCCCATTTATCACATATATACTTAGGTTCTTTGAAAAACATATCTTTCATGCAAATATATGTTTTTAAACCTAAACCTAAGTATATATGACCATCTGGCGTATGATATTCGTCATTTTCTTGAACATCACAATATAAACAATTTTTACAACTATTCATTATACCAATCACTCACTATTTCTTTTAACTCTTCAAAATTGTATTCAAACATGTCAAACTTATAAAATATTTCATCAGCATCATCAGGGTGCATCTCATGTATTTTATCCCAATCTTCTTTTGGGGATATGTGTATTGCGGTTTCTAAATCAGCATATTCAAAACTATCATAAGTTGTCCATAATACATATTCTTTTCCATCTACTGTTACGTTTCCGTCTCTAACATTCATGCAATTAATTATATAATTAATTACTTAAATACTTAATTGTTTTAGAAAAAAAATCCTATATACTAATAAGGTGATAAATTGACAAATACTAATAAGCACTACGGATACTGGGTTTTTGGAAGAGACATGGATAATGTCAACTTAGAAGCATTAAAAAACAAAGGAATAACCGATATATTCCTCAACTACTATGCTTTTACAGTGCATGGAGAATCCAAAGTCCAAGCATGGATAGATAAAGCAAAACAGAATAATATAGATATACATATATGGGTTCAATGTTTTTATGAAGGGGGCTGGATAGACCCAGCATTATCAGACTTAACAGCAAAGAAAAATGAAATTAAAAAATATGCAAGCCTCAAAAATGTAAAGGGAGTGCATTTAGATTATTTAAGATACCCAGGTAATGCTCATAAAATTATAGGCGGATTCGAAGCAATAACAAGATTTGCCAAAGAAGTGCGTGAACAAAATCCAGATACTTTCTTATCATGTGCTATTATGCCTGAAAACGAAGGCAAAAAATATTACGGTCAAGATTTAGACGCTTTAGGTAAAATAATGGATGCAGTTATTCCAATGCAATATAAAGGTAATTATAAAGCAGGGACTAGCTGGTTAGCTTCTATTACTAAGTCTTTCAGTGCTAAGGCTAATATTTGGTCTGGGCTTCAAGCTTATAAATCAGATAATGATACAACTTTATTATCAAGTACTGAATTAATGAATGATGTAAATACTTGTTTAACTAATGGTGCATCAGGTGCTGTAATATTTAGATATGGACTAAGTCCTGATATAAATTTCAATGGTGATAAAATGACAATTTCTGCAACAAATATTAATACAATGGCTAATTCTATTAAAACATATGTAGAAAAGAATAAGACATTTCCGAATACAATCACAGTAGATGGAACTCAATATACATATGGGCAAATGGCTTATATACTTGCTTATGCAATTAATAATTTAGGTAAACCAGCTGATGTATTTAAAGTTAATGGAGCCAGTAAATCAACTGGCGATACTATCAATGAAAATATTGTAACTTCAGATTATAAAGATATAGCAAAAAGAGTTGCAAACTATATTAAAACACATAAACAATGTCCTAATTATGCAACTACAGCAAAATCTAAAAAAAGATTAAGACCAAGAGTTTTTATTTATATGTTTGCACGTATTATAGTATGGTATAATAATCATAAATCATTACCAAATTACGCAAATGCTAATTCTGGATACTTTACAGGTTCAACATCTACAGCACAAACTACTACTAATAATTGTACTAACCCATACACCAGCACTCCACATCCTACAGCTTCTGGTTGTAACGGTATGGGTCAAAACAATTCTGTGTGTTGCGGACCGTCAGCTTTACATAAAGCATTATATAAATTTGGAATTAGAGACATAACCCAAGGACAATTATCATCTTGGGCTGGAACAGGCTCTGCTGGAACCTCACATGCAGGATTAGAAACAGCTATAGCAAAAGTTAACAGACAAAAAGGTACAAATATTACTCTTAAATGGTATAATCTGTCTGATTTAGGCTGGGAGAAAATCGGAAAATTATTATGCAAACCAAATACAGCAGTATTTTGTCATATATTATATAAGAATGGCGGAACTTGTAATGGAAGCGGAAACTTCGGACACTACGAACTCTTAGTAAAAGTTAACTTATCTACTAAATATGTTAAAGTTTTAAACAGTTTAGGAAGTAAATGTGGTAGGTGTTATTGTGGGTATTACCAAGATAGAACCATTGCTTGCCAGGAAAGATTTATTAAGGGGATATCACAAAAGTCAATAGCAGTGCTAACAAAATTATAAAAAATACTTGGAGGTACAACTATGATAAAAAATCCTAGAACTAAATATGGAACTATATATTTCGACGAGAAAAGAGGGTATGTTATTAGCAGTAGGAAAGAGGGCAATAGAGGTAAAATGTTACATAGATTGATTTGGGAAGACCATTATGGAAAAATTCCACAAAATTGTTGTATTATTTTTAAAGATGGAGACAAAACCAATCTTCAATTATCAAATTTAGAATTAAAAAAGAAACAAGATGGTATTGATACAGAATTTGGGAGAGGATATCTAAAGGATACTGGATATATATATGTTAATCATATCCCACTGCATCATTTAGTCTGGGAGAAACATTATGGTAAAAAGGTGCCCAAAGGATATCATGTACATCACAAAGATGAAAATAAAACAAACAATAATATTAATAATTTACAATTAATGTCTGCAAGTGAACATAGGAAATTACATACATCAAACGAAAATAATCCTAATTATGGTAAAAAACTAACATTGGACCGTAAAATTTCATTATCTAAACGTCGTAACAGTACAGGATTTTTTAGAGTAATAAAGGAATATTCCGATAGATTCAAACAAGGATTTAGATATAGATATTCTTATCTTGAAAATGGGAAACAAAAAGTAATTACAAGTGTTAATCTCGATAAATTAAAAGAAAAAGTATTGTCTAAAAATTTAGAATGGAAAGAATTATAGGTGATAAAATGTCAGATGAAGAATTAAAAAATATTTTAAAAAACATCCAAACTGAAACCAATAAAATCTACGAAGAATTCGGAGTGACTGATGAAATTATTGAATTACAAGCTGCTATTAATGGATTAAGACATAAATACGATGTGGTTGACGAGACTGAGTTAACTAAATTCAACCCTGGATTCGTTCAATAGTTTATATATTTAAGAATTTAATAATTTAACTAGTAGTTTAATTACTACTAATTTTAACATAGTTCACCTCCATTTATCCGCTGTAGATGTGTAATCTACAGCATTTTTTAATATCATATTACTGTCTTACCGAAAACTATATATATAACTAAAAATATATACATAATTGCAATACGTACTTATATTCAAGGAGGCGAAACAATGGCTTTGACGTATTGTGCAAATATAAACTCATGAACTTAGTTCTCTTTTATTAACCATATTTAACACCAGAAAAAGGGAGGATAAAACTTTCCCTTATTCTCCCTTATTTTATGTTTTAGAAAAATTATATAGTACTAAATAAATAACGAGTGCTATACATGACTAATTTTAGATTAAAAGATTGTAAAGAGATTAAAATACGTACCGTATCGCCTACAGACAAATTGCCTGTATCTTTAAATGATACAGATAATGTAGAACGTATTAGAATACTAAATGATATTGTATGGGAGAAGAGCAAGAATACAGTAACCCAATTAACTGCGTCAAGTGATAATGTTCTATATGGTAACTCTTTTACATTATCCACATCAACATCATTAGAAAAAAGCGGCAACACTTCAACAATTGTTGATGGTATAATAAAATTTTATAAAAATAATACACTTATTGATACTAAATCTACTTCTAATGGAACTGCACAGCTAACTGTTATGGGAGATGAAGTAGGTACTAATATATATAAAGCTATTTTTACCAAAGAAAAATATAATGATTCATCAGCATCAGTTAGCGTTACAGTTGGCAAAAAGGTTCCAATTTTATCCAATGTTGGAACAAGCACTATTTATAAAACATGGTATATGGGTATAAAACTTACAGATAATGGAAAGGCTTTATCTGGTAAAACAATAAAAATTACTGTTAACGGCGTAACATATAATAAAACAACTGATAATAATGGAATTGCAAGATTAAAGAATAACCTTAATGAAGGTATTTATGATGTTACTTATGTGTTTGACGGAGATGACACTTACGATTCAGTATCTACTACTCGTAAATATACTATGAAAGATTATCAGACAACTACATTATCTGTATCAAGCGTTAACGGAGCAAGTGATAGTGATAAAAGTGCACCTAATCAACGTTGGCAGCAAATTAGTAATACAGAGTATCATTGTTATAAAAATGGTTTAAAATGTTATGCTACGACTGATGCTATTAGTTCCGCTTCAGGTACTTATAAAAAACCAGCTCCTCTAATTATTACTTTTAATAATAATAGTATTAGCACTATTTATGAAGCAAATCTTAGTTTTACATCTAATCAAACTAAAGGATGTACTGGTGCTTCTGGTGGTGCTTTATTTGATGTTGGTCCTACTATTGGTTTAGATGTTGGCACTGGTTATGATAATAAAATTGGAAAGGCTTTTACTAAATGGAATTATTATAAAAGTTACTATGCGAGCAAAGGACCAATAAACGAAAGTATGATATGGTCATATGATGGTAAACAAATAAATAATTCATTAAAAATAAAAATAGACTATCCTGCCAACTCAGGAGTGGAAGAAGGATTTTTAACAATCAAAAATTTAAAATTAACAGTTTCATATAGACCTACTCAAGGAACTTTGAAATAAATTAGAAATTTAATTATCAATTTAAGAGGCGTTACCACATGGCAATTACAGTTACATTAAATAAGATTAAAGAGAAGTTTGACGAATGGCACAATGGCAGCAGTAATTATGATAAAATTCATAAGGCTACTAATGACCGTCTCGCTGCTGTTGAATCTAATACCAGTAAAAATGACGAAAATATTAATGTAATTAATAAACAATTAATTAAATTAATAAATGGTTCAGCAAGTAGCTCAAATAATGAAGTAGATAGTGCATACTCAAATAATGGGTCAGTAAACTTCAAAACACTAAAAGATGATATAAGCATAATAAGAAAACAACTCGGAATAACAAATGCAAGTACAACCGTAAGCGATTTAATAACAAATATGATTGCACCATTAAAAGAGCAAGTTAATCAAATTGATACAAATCCATCACATCACTATCACGAGTATATAATGCAACAAGAGATTAGTACTGGAGCTGATTTAAACGATTATACCAAAAGTGGAATATACAGATGTACAGATGCGAGTTATATGCAGCAAATGACTAACCACCCAGTAGATGTAAAATACACACCATTTTATTTGATTGTTTTGTCAGGATACGACTGGGACGATACTAATTATACTGCAACTGAAGATGATTATATAGTACGTCAAATATTCGTAGGAGCATACGGCGATAATTCATATGGTGACGTAATATTTACTAGAAACTATTTTAAAGCCACAGGAACGTGGAGTGAGTGGTCTGAGCTTTACGGAACTCATAATACTGAAAAGACACAGATGAGCGTTGAATTTTCCAGTGGAGCTACAAAAAATTATATTTTATTAACACAAAAAGGGTGATTAAATGTCTGACGATAGCAAAACTATATCATTAATGTTTTTAAAAGAGCAGGTATTAAGGTGGGCTGCATTAAAGAGGCACAGCCATAAAGCTGAAGATATTGAGGATATGGATTCAAAATACGCTCCAGTTAATCATGCCGACGCTTCTAATAAGTATGGTTTGGGCGATACTAATAAATATGGGCATGTGAAGGTAGATGATGAAATTAGTGATTCATCTGTTAATCCAGTACAGAATAAAGTAATTAAGCAAGCAATTACTGACGCAATTAATAATTTACGTAATGAATTAATTAATAAATTGCAGGAAAAGTTTAATATTGTTACTGAAATTACGAGTGAAAGTACAGATAAAACTGACAATAAATACAATATTCCAACAGCACACGCAGTATGGAGTGCGTTGACTAACTATAAAGATTTGTTTGTGGGTAGAAGTTGGGATAGCCCTAAGAAAATTGACGAGAATATAGACAACATGAGGACTCCTGGATATTTCCTGCAAACGAGTAACAGACATTTTTTCTATGGTGGAGAAAAGATTTACTACACTAATGCTTTAATTAGAGTAGAGAAACAGTCTAATCGTGTAATACAACATGTCTACTCAACAAGCAAAGTTAGTAATGGAAGCAATACTACATGGAAAATTAATGGGGCTGAGTATACTAGAATTGGTAATAGTGAAACAGACTGGAAACCATGGCACGCTGCCCATGTCCCATATAGATTAACATCACGTGCTATAAATGAAGGGAAAGGAGTAGACAAAGGGGCGGTAAAAGTATATGAAAACACAGCTGGGTTCCTGATTACGTGGGACCAATTTAGTCAAGAAAAGGACAAATATCCAGTAACGGCACCGCTCTACGAATATAATACTGTATGCGAGTTTAGTCCTGCTTTGCCGATTAAAAATAATTATGTATTTGGAAATCTCATTGGGCGTATGGATGTGAAAATTAGCAGCAATAAGATGCAAATCAGAAGCACAGTTCAGCCAGGAGGTCGCATAATAGAGGTACATGAGTCATATTTCGTGCCAAGAAATCAGTAATTGAGGTGAATATTTATGAAAAAAAACGGATTATACGGCTACTACGACATTATAAATGAATATGTCGTTTACATAGGGAAAGATGCAGACATTGGAAATAATAAAAGATATAACGACCATAAAAGACCATCAGAATACGACACTCAAGTAATCAACAGAGCAGTTCAAAATCATCCTGAACAGTATGTTTATTTCAATTTTATAGAGGGTGACTACGATGACGAAACTCTAAATGAATTAGAGAGAGAGGCTATATGCCTATTTAAAACTTATAAATATGATTACCCAGAGCGAAACGTATTTAATCTTCAGAGAGGCGGAGACGGACCAGGATATGGACAAGAAAACCCAAGCTGGAGAGAAAAAAACTATAACGTAATTAAAAATGGAACGGACAAAGGAGTTCAGAAATATGCCATAGTAGGTCGACATGGTAATCTTATTAAAAATTCTCAAAATAAAGAAGTACTTGAGGAATTAACTAACAAATTAAACAATAAAGAAACCACTGAAGAAGAAGTGAAAAATCTTAAATTATGCGACAGAAAAGAAATAATAAAAAAAGCAATACAATCACGCATCAAATATAATATGTGGAATCCATCATGTTGTTGTTATCAAAAAACAAAGATGTTTAGATGCAACGGAGGCAATGAGCCACGTAAATGTTTCGCTTTAAAGCATAAAAGCAAGATGGTTCCTATAGGATATTTTAACGAATTCGTAAGTCCTGAAATAATTGATTCAATAGTTAAAGAGGCAGTTAAAAATGAAAAGTAGACAATTAACAACTGAAGTAACATATTTAGAGAACTGTGAATACTCATCTTCAACTGTAACTCGTAAACTATCAGTTCCTCAAACAGAAGCAACAGTAACCTTAACACTGGACAATTTAACTCACCCAACTGGTGGCAAAAATTATTTTACAGACGTGTTGAGATGTACTGCTTACGTTAACATTAAGAACACCGAGACTCTTATACAAACAGGTCGAGTCGAATTTTACTACAAATCAGCAAATAGTTCAGTAATTAAATCATTAAATAAAGAAACAAATAATCAATTAAACAACAAGGGAGTCACATCAATCAATTTTATGCCCAAAAACTCAGGCGAAATCATCGCCGTATACAAAGACGATAACGACAACTATATACATTTAGACGAAGCCAAAATCTCAATAGAACTACATGACATTCCAACAAAAATAAATTTCACCAAAGCTCCGCCATTTTTAACAAATATTGAAAATGAAGTAGAATTAGAAGTAAAAGTAACTAATGATTTAGGAAATACAGTTAATTATGGGGTTGTAACGTTTCTGCATTATATCGTAAAAGAAGAGGATATTAACGACCCTAATAAAAGAATCGAAAGAGTTATAGGAAACCCTGTATTAGTTGAAGACGGTATAGCTAAAATCAAATACGCCCCAATACAGACAGATTCAGACTTAGAACCAGAATCATTAGACATTAATGATGAAAAAAGATACGTAGAGTATATAAGAGCTGTCTACAACTACGATAACAACCTGTATGGAATGAATTGGAAATATTACGCTCAAAGTTCAGCATGGACAACTGTGGCATTGTATAAAAGAAATAGTATTACTATTGGAATTGAAAACTGCGATACTAATGCTGATTTAACATATCAAAAAAACGAATCAGATACTACTGTTATTCAATCAATTCTTAAAGATAAAGACGGTAATAATATTATTTTTAATAAAGATGATAACGTTGATATAACGTTCCATGTCGAAGGTACGCACAAACATCCAATTAGAAACCCAGAACCTGGTGTATTAGATGAATTTACTTATATAGAATATAAGGAAGATATTAAAGTCAATAAAGACGGTATTAACAATGGTATTTATTCGATAACATTACCTGAATTATTACCAGGGAATTATACAATTTATGCATCAACTAATTATCAAAACACTATTACAGATTCAGAAAATAATCAATATTATAATAAAATTGAAAATTCAAACACCATCTTATTAACTGTTAATTACGATACTGAGGATTACAATATTACTGCCGATGGACCTGAAACCTTCAAAGTAAACAGCGAAATCACAACAAAAGGAATAATCAATAATTTATCAAATAAATCATTAAATATTTTAAATGGTAAAAAATGCTATTTCCACATACCTAAACTAAACAAAACATACACAGGAACACTAACCAAAGAAGGAAATACATTAGTCGGCACACCAAACGAAATGAGCATACCAATTTCAGGATTATATGAAGTCTACATGTATATTTGGGGTGGAATATACACTAATAACCTCACAGAAACAACATATCATGATAGTTCATATGACACATACATTGAGTATAAGCCAACTAAATTATGCACATTAACAATTACTGAAAATATTACATCAGATGACATTAATCTATCAGTTAAATACGAGCCAGATAATAACATGCCATGTATCGTAAGTTACAATTTGAATGTGCAAGGAGTTACTAACCAAACAAGCATTAGATTAAGTTATTATCCTGTAAATGACCCTACTAATATTACACAAATTGGAGATATACTTTTATCCAAAAACACTTTATCTCAATCTGGAATAGTTTCAAGTAACTTAAGTAGTGGCGATTATATCCTCGAAGCCAAAGCATTAGATACAAATGCTACAAAAACTGCAAATATTCAAATACTATCAGGTACTATCGAACAATCACTATCTGAAAGCAGTAAAAAAGTCGAGTTCGGAATAGATAAAGAAATTATAGTTTCTATATCATCTACTAGTGACATATCTCATTTAATGAATAGCGATAAATTATATGCTTATATACAAAAAGATTCAGCTGAAGATATGTATATAGATGATAACGAGGTTATAATTAGAGATATACAAAAAATCAATAATAATAATTTAAATCTATTTATTAAAACAAACGCTCATTTAATAGGTAATTATTATGTTAGCATCTATTATCAAGGAGATAATTATATAAAAGAAACTAAATGCACTCCAGAAAAATTTACAACATTCGGTTACGAGCCACAAGCAAAATTAATTCCACATAATAACACATATGACGTACAAATCAGTTACGACAATGGGGATAGATTAATATCTAAAACTACAAACACAGCATTAATATTACCTGTATTTTTTACAATTAATAATGATGCACAACTTGGACATGGTATTTTAATTACAGATGGTACAGGGTATGGTAGTATTTATAGTGAATATGAAGATATTACACAAGAGCCTTGGTGGACTCAGTGGAATAAGATAGCTATTATTTTTAATCCATATGAACAGACCTATATTGATATTATTAGAGATAATCCTGATAATTTATATAATAGTTTTAAAGCTAATGCCGACCATGTATTTGATATATATGATTTGTGTAATACTGAAACTCAATACGATATTAAAGAACAATTAATTAGATACGAATATAAATATTTGTTTGATACTTATAAATCTTCTCAAATTATATTATCAAGACCAAACATATAAAAATGAGTGATAATAATGATGGATATTTCCCAGGTTTCACAATATTCCCATAAAATACAAAAAATTACGATAAAAAACAAGAATACGGACTCTTCGCACGAATATGTTACAATTAAGGTTCACTTAGAAAAAGAACAAAACGAAGTTATTCGTTTTAGTTATGAAGAGAACAGCAAATGGATTGAGCATCAAAGTAATGAAAATGATTATTTCTTACGTATTCCTAATATTACACCAAGTACCATTTATATATATGCTCATTTCTTACCTGCTGACCTCTATAGCTATACAGAAGACCAACACATATTCTCTATTTATGATTTTAGCGACTTTTTTAAAGACGCACCTAAAGAACAATTTTATGGTTATAGGTATCCTTTACAGATTAATTCACATGGTTACGAAATGTTATTAGGTGATGATAACAAACCTTTAGTCCGCTCTTTATTGGATAAAAGTGTTACTAGGTACAAAGACCCTAACTACAAACAATACGACACAATTAATCAATCAATTAATCAATTAACTAATAAATCAGATAAAACAGAAATCGGACGATTCCCTTTGTCAAGTAAATACAGACACTCAAGATATGGAACAGCACCAGAATTTGAACAAGGCGACCTACCACATTGGGAGGAAAACGAAAAAATATTATCATATGGTGTAGACCCAGAAATATCAGTAACCAAACGCCAAATAATAGACGAAGAAGGTAATATCTTAGGCAAAGGAGACACCTATACCTATAAAGGTAATTCTACATATAATGGACCAAAATATGGACAATCTGGTGAATGTTCTGAACGTGAATTAGAAATCCCATACTGGGAAGCTAAAATACACAGAACAGGGCTAAGTCCGCTTATTATCGACACTCAAGACGAAAACGGCGACGATATGGTTTTTGAAACAGAAAATGGAATAGTGAAAGATTTTCCTATTAACGTTCATATTAATTATCAATATTTACCAACCAGTACTGAGTATCATCAACATTATTATGGTTTTGAAGCTAAAAATACTAAGAACGAAGATGGCGACTCAGTACATAGTCAATTCATATCTAATATTTACAACCCAGACAGCCCAGAACAGACTATCGACAATATAAATAAATTAAATGAGTATTGTGAAAAAATTAAGACTGGTACTTACAGACAATTAACTAAGAATAACTCCTTCGGAGTATTAGATGGAGAAGAACTTGATTTAATAAATAAAAAATTTGGTAAATCAAATACTTATCGATTAATTAATCATGGTGACCCATTTTCAGACAAGTATGGTATAAGTATTGACCATACTAACATCAAAAGTATCGATTTAAATAAAGCTAAAATCACTAAAAATTGTACATGGGAAAAAAATCAATGCAATAAGTATTGGACATATATACCAAAAGGTAAAGATTCATCAGTTTTCTTAGATGTTAAACTTAAAGCTCACACACCATATGTGTTAAAATATTTTATTTATATTCCTGCTGATGCACATATTGAGGATAGTAGTGAATTACCAAATTACAATAACATGACTGAAGCAGAAGAATTAGCTGCTGATAGCTGTTATGTAACCATTAAAAGCAACACTACAAATAATAAAAATATTATTGGTCAATTAAGTAAAGAATTTAGAAGACAAGACAAACATTTAAGACACCAATGGATATATCATGAAATACCTTTCTACACAGAAGAAGCAGATAATAGAATAGTTATCAAAGGTCCACAACATAGTATTAAAGATATTTACACTTACAATAATAAGACAGGTGAATACAAAATCGTAGAAGAATTTAGTGAAGATGATAAAAATTCACCTGATATAGAATTGTATGATTGTAGAAACGATATGATACACTTCTATAGTATGCAAATAGCTGAAATGGTTGAATATAGCCCAACACTCAAATATTCAAAAACAGGAATGTATATAACAGAAGAAGACCAATACGCAAAAAAACCATTAAAAGATAGAGCAAATCAATCATGTAATACTTTTTCAAATGATGATATTACTGAATGGGTAAAAAGTACAGAAGATATTCCTATTCCTCTTAATGATATATTTATATTCTTTGATGGTGATTTTGAAATCTTATATAATGAATTAACAAGTGAGATTAGATATACTGCTGGGCATGAAGATTTTAAATTTAAAGATTACAATAGAGCCTTTGATACTATATTAGCATGGGAAGAAAATTCTGATAAGATTAGATTACAATATGAAGAGTTGTTGAAAGCTACCTCTGAACAGTATAAACAATGGAATGAGAATAGTACTTTTATTGTAGATGCTGGTGGCTCTCAAACTGATAGAACTGATGATGAGAATCCTTATAAAACTCATCAGGGTAAATGGAGCTTATATAGAGAAACTACTAAAACTTTTACTAATGGAATCAATAATGGATTCACTATTCAGTTACAAGACGGTTATGGCAATGCTATTACCTCTGGTACTGTAGAAGCTGCTATATTTGAAGATTATAAAGACGAAAAAGCTGACTGCTCTGCTGCTAAGAAGTGCTTAGGAGTTAGGGAACCTGATATTAATGGTAAAATTGAATATGATAAACTCAACTTTAAAAGTTTTAAACCAAGCGGTAAATATATAGAACAAGTACCAAGAGTAGATGCCAACGGAGAATTAGTTAAAGATTCAGATGGTAATCAATTATATGACGAAGAAGTTAGACAGCATGAATATTGGTTGCGTATTAAATATGAGAATCCATGCTACAATAAAACTATTATTCAATGGAAAAAATTAAACTTTATACAAGAACATCCTAATATGATTGTTTATGCAAATACATGCACTAATGATGTATGTAAATCTTATTATGATAGTATTATCAATGCTAACAATCAAGACCATAAATGCTGTATATATTGCTCATCAAGTTATTATAATATTGCTACTGATGAATATCAAAACAACTTAGCATATTATGGCTCTGACAATCCAATAACATTACCTGGTCCTCAAATATATCATGTTGACCATATAGATAAATTACCTTTAAGATTGGATGTTAGTATTAAAACACACCCAGTATCAGATAATCAAGATGGTAATATTATAGATGAAGGTTACTGCGAATTATCTGTTAATGATGCCGTAGTACAAAGTACATATGTCGACAGCAATGGAGTAGCTGATTTCTATTTAGACGCAGATGATTTAGATAAGGGAGAGCAAATCATCAAGATTGAATACTTTACTAAATATAATGAAGCTATAAATTACTGTTATTTTAAAATCAGTTGTGATGGTGAATACGATGAACGCCCAGCAGTGCCTATATTATTACATGCATTCAATAATGGCGTACTTCAATCAATGACAGAAACTAATAATACATATACTATTAAAGGCGTAGATGATGTATTATTAGTGGATATTGACACAGGGGAAAATCAGCCATTTACTATTCAGATTGAAAAAGAAAATAATGATGGTGAATATGTAATTACTGATAAATTAAATGTTTATAATCATACTGACGATTATATCTTGCTTGAAAATCCTGATAATGATAAAATTAACCGTTATAGAATTACTACTGGTAGTTTGGATTTTGCTGAAGATGGTTACTATCGTAAGTATGTTAAAGAGTTCATGGTTAAATGGATTAATTAACTATTAAATCATTAGAAAAATAAATTAATAATTAAATAAATAATGAGGCAAATACATGAGTAAAAAAACGATAACAATACGTCCTAAAAGCATAAAACCAGATTACTCATCAACAGAAAGCGTAAACGGTAAAAATAACGCAGTTAAATGTGCAGCTGTACATCAAGGAATGACAGATGCAAACAACATATGTAGCGATAACAATAATATCGCATATTGGGGAGAACGCTTTCCAAACAAAGGAAATACGAATAATTGGTTAAGATACTATGCTAACACAGTTAGTAGTTTTTCAGGAAGTTACAATAAACCATCACCTTTTAACACATCAGGGTGGCAAGGGTTAGAAGGAATAAATAACAACGCAAAAATCAAAAAAGTCAAAGTATATTATCGTATAGCTCATGTAAGATACATAAAAGCCTCAACATATCATTATGGAAGAATTGATAGTGTATATACATCTGAAGGTGGATATTATTATTATTCTGAACTTCCAAGCAGCAAAAGATGGGGTAAAAAAAGTAGTTGTCAAATTAATTATTTAATATCACTACATGGATTAGGCAATACACGTTCAGAATCAGGTAACGGATTACATCGTAACCAAATGATTACCAAAAATGCTGATACTTATTCAAAAGGAGATTTAGGGGAATACTCAACTACATTATATAATGATGCTAATGGCAATTATACTATAAGTCAATTTAAAAACTCATATATTAGATTCGTTATGCCACGTCAATTAAATGATGATGTAAGTAGAATTGTAATGAGAGATTTATGGATTGAACTAACATATGAAGATGTACTTCCTAAATTCCAAATAGATACATTAACAATTAATCCACAAACTATCAGTAACTGTCCAGACAGTTCGGCAATAGTAACAGTAAAAATAAAAAGTGCAAATAACATCACAGAAGATACAAAAGTTCAATTAAGTGGTGCTGGTATCACAAATGCAAATATAAGTGAAATTAAGCATTCTAATAGTAGTAATAAATTTCAAAAAGAAGATGGTAATTATATATGGACTGTAAAAGAATTCTCAGGAAGTACAGCTACATTAAGTTTTACTGTTAAATATTCTAACCACAGTAATGGTAATAGTTGGGATATTAAAGCTCAAGTTAAAAATTATGCTGATAGTAGTAATGAATCTAAAACAGCTACTATTAAAGTTAATAGCTGTAAGCCAGCATTTACATTTGACTTTTTAAAATATGATTACGATGGCAATCATACATCTATGAAAGATTATATTATTAACGGCAAATATACTTTTAAAGATATTGATGCTGTACAAGGCATTTTTGTGGCTAAATTAACTAAAATGCAAGAATTAAATCATGTTGAAAATGTTACTATTGATATGGATACATTAGAATTAGATGCAATATATTCATATTCCAATACAAAAGTATGGCAAATTAAACATGGCGATACTGATATTACAAATAAAGTTAATATTAAAATAGAAAATGATAAATATGTTTTTACTGGATTAAAAGAATATTTAGATGATACTATCACTTTTACATGCCATGCAACATTAGAAAATAGTGGTAATTATAGAGTAGAAGGCAGCTACAATAACTTAACACAAACTAGCTGGAATCAATCAATATCATATAATATAAATGTATTAGGCTCTATTCTACCAAAAGAATATTTCACATTAAGATTAGAAGATGGTTCTGATGTTAAATACAATTCTTTAATGATTACAGAAGGTGATGACTTATTAACACCTATTACTTATACTTCTGAAAAAATTGAAGATTATACTGATGATATGGTTATCATAGGAGAAAAGAAAAGAATTCCTGTAGGCGAAACACAATATATTAAATTTAATATTACATTAGATAGACCTAATGAAGATATTACTCTTAAAAAAGTTTTAGCTTATATAGATGTTTCAGCATCAGAAGATATGCTTGATGATATTATAGTAGGTGCGAGTAAAAATGTTACTATATTAGAGTCAGATAATAATAAGATTTGTGTTATTGATTCTATTTCTTCTAATACTACAACCGTTGTTAAATTAGCTGTTAAATCTGATATTGAAATTGAAGATGTAGTTATTAAATTAAAACCTTATAATTATGATAGATATGATGATAAACATGGCTGGACACCAGCACATGTTATGTTTAAAGACATTCCAAACATTAAAATATCTATTGATGGTATATCAGATTTGATGTATGATGATAGTATTCAAGACAATCCTAAAAGTTATTTCTGGCTATATTATAATATTCAGAACTTGTCAGATATTGACGCTAAGAAAATTAGATTCCAATTGAAAGAACCTAATCAATTTAAGAAGATTTCAGCTGTATCTACTGACACAGAATTACATTTTAATGAAAATAATAGAATTATTACTTTTGATAAATTAGAAAAGAACAGTAAAAAATATATATTAGCCGTAAAATATCAAGCAACACAAAAAGGAATCTACAATTTTATTATACATACATTAGATGATGTGAATGACCTAGAAGATGACCAATATAGTAATTCATATCAACATATGCTAATGATTAACATAGACAGTGAAGTTAGAATTAAAACTGACGTTAGCAATAGCCTACCATATGTAAATGAATTATTTGATTTTCATATTAATGTTAAAAATTTATATAAAAAGCAAAAGAAATTCGTATTCGATATATACGATATTGGTAGTTATGGTATTGAGCATAATACTAATGATTATTATATAGAATATGTTAATTATAAACATGGAACTTTTGAACCATCTAATGAAGAAAATAAAGTTGGTCAATGGATATTGACAGATATTGATGCTGGAGATGAATTTGATTTAACATTATCTGTAAGACCTCAAGATACTGGTAATCACTTCTTTAAAACAATATTTATTAATCAAAGTACATCTAAAAGTAGTAAGAGAGATTTCTATAATGAAGTTAAAGTTTTAGAAAGAAATAAACAATTAGATTTTAATGTATATCATGCAATCGACGAAAAAGGTACTGGATGCAAAGATTGCAATAGTTTAACTGAAATATGCGATGATGACTTTATTAATTTAGGAGATGAAATTTATTACGTTTTAGAGCTAAAAAATAATAGTCGTAATGCTATTAATAAAAATATTCATATATACGCTCGTTTACCAGATTCTTTCTTAACCAATAAAATAATTTGTTCAAGCCGTAATTACATACTTAATCAAGATAATAATTTAATACATTTTACAATACCTAATTTACCAGGTTGTAAACAAGACAATTCAACAATTAAATTCTGTTTTAAAGTAAAACCAGATAAAATCGGCAAATTCACAAGCAACTTTACATTAACAACCAGAAATTCATCAGTATTATACAAACAATTAAAATTAACCGTAGATTCAGAATTTGTTGAAAGAAAATTAGAACACGAAATTAATATTTATAATTTTGAAAAAACTAACAAATATTACAGATATGAAACTGATAATATTGGAAATGTTTTTAAATTCTTCAACACAGGAGATAAAACTTATAGACCAGTAAGAACTGAACACTATAATAAATCAGCGATTGAAACCTACAGAGGCACCAATCTTAAAGAAATTGTTCGCAATATTAAAGATAATTCTAAATATGTTGACCCTGTATTATTAAGAGAAGGAGCAAATCAATTTGCAGATAAAGGTTATGAACTATATCCAGATGGATTAATGAGAAGATTTGGACTTTTAAACTCAGAAATTTTCCATTATAGTAATCAATTCCCACGCACAACAGACTTAGTACTAAAAGCAATGAAATGGGATATTGATATGTGGGATACTAAATTATGGGCAAGTGATAAATATAATAATGGTGTGTTTGATTTAACTATTGATTATTCAAAAGTACCTACCAATTTTAATATACTCGAAGTAGATAATCCAATTAAGAATTTGCAGAATTTAGTGGATAATACTAAACCATATGGAACCAAAGCGTTTTGTTATTATTCCGCTAGTGTTCGTGCATCTTTTGCTATGAATATTGATATTGTTAAAAGCGAATTCCAGCATTCTTTAAAAATATTCTTATCTATGCCTAATGATTTTGATATAATAACTGAATGTAATAGACATGATAATAGTTTAATTGTTTATTATGATTTAACTAAAGCTATTTTATCAACTGAGTTAGATATTGCTGTTGATTTCTTTAATAATCAAACCAAAGACCCTTCAAGAATGTCATCTAATATTCCAGAAATCAGCACAGGAATTTATTATGACAATTATAAGAAAACTTACGCTCGTGACTGCTACTATCTAATTTCAAACACTTATAATGGTACAGAAAATGAGCGAAATATTGATGTTGTTAAGCCAGCTATTGAGTCATTTAATAATCAAGTAAGTTTGTCTGATGATGGTATACATCATTTTACTTCTACTACTAATGACCTCCAGTCATCAAATAAATCAACAGTTGATTTATCAAATATTTTATTTATTAATTTCTTAAATAAATTAACAAATAAAGAAATGATTGGATTAACAGTTCAACCGTACAAAGATACTACAATCTACACACATAATGATATTAACGGCAATATAGCACAAGATGACAGACAATTACTAACAGATAATACTATAAAATGCGTATTCTATAAAGATGACATCAATGCATTCCAAGGATTCAGATTAATAGTTAATAATGAAATTAATCAAGAAAGGAATATTATAGGAGATATTAATACAGTCAGTATACAAATACAGACCTGCGATGAAGAAAATAATCAAATATTACACTTCTGGGGTAGTATCAATGGACAAGAATATTATCACATAGGTCATGTAATTATTAACAATTTTATCGACCCAACAGCATATGTATTCACAGAAACAGAACATCAAGACGATTGTAACATTAAATGCTATGTAATGAACGATAAAGATGACTTACCAATTAAATTCCAGATTAGCGACCAAATAAGAGAAAAAACCAAAGATTTCGATACCATAAGAGCTATCGAAAACAAGAATAAATGGCAATACCTAAAGAGAATTAATAACGGTAAAAGCAATAAATATGCTTATTTCGAAAATAAAATTAACATTGACCCAGAATGCTTAGAAAAAGCAATTAACGTTCCTAAATTAGTATTAAAATACAACGACTTAAATATTCATAAACACGATGAAATAGTAGATATTAAATTTAAGATTGAAGCCCAAAGTAACAAGGAAGACTTCCAAAACGATATTCACATCAACCTATACAAAGATGGAGATGCATATATTGCGGAAGATAATATAGCCAGACAAAATCACTACCCATCTAAAGTAACAAACGTTAATCAAGAGTTCTTAACTACTATCAATGTAGAACAAACAAACACTACAATATGCTCAGAATGCTTAAAAATATCATTAGGATATTTAGATAAATGTCCATATTGCGAATCAACACACGTACGCCATTATAGTGAGCCACAATCAGCTACAGCATGTTATAACTGTGGATGGATTATAGATGGATGGCACGATTACTGTCACCACTGCTTGTCTTATAATGTCGAAAAAATCCAAATAGATTTTAATAAAACATACTGCAACCACTGCCATTCACTCAGTAATGACTACTATGAACGTTGTCCACAGTGTTTTTCATCTGACGTAGTGCATTTAACTAATAACACAACCAAATATCAAATATTTGACGAAAAAACACAAAACATTAAACCAATTAGTATTCATACTGATAGTCAAATGGTCAATTTATTTAACTTAGAAATTCCATTAAATCATCACACAAAATCATTACAAGAATTAGAATACTTACAACTACATATTGCAGGTAAAAATAACAACTTAGGAGAATATTACTATTGCGAAGCATGTAGTAGTGGTGGATTAGGAAATTATGAAAAATGTCCATACTGTGGAAGTAGCGATATTCATAATGAAAAAATCAATAATAATGTATTAGAAGTTTATTTACAAGCCAATGGAAAAACTAATCCATATTCATACTGTAAAACATGTAAAACATATCATAATGGACATTATAGTATTTGTCCAAATTGTGGTAGTAATAAAATTGAGTATAACAACAATACTTATGCTCCAGAGATATTTGCACTGCCTGAAAATTTCGATATTCCTTTAAATATCTACACTAAAGATGATGAAAATTCTTATGCAAATATTAATCAAATAGATAATTTTAAATTATTATGTTACATAGAAAATAAATCTTATAATAAAATAATTGAAGATATACTTGCTTTACCTATCAAAGATAAGCATCAAGCTGAAATATTACAAGAATTACCTTTATTAAATATTAATGTTAACAATATGTATTTTGATTATAAATACATTAACGAAAAAGAATGGGTAGGATTGGATAGACTACAAGGAGAAAATCACTCATTTATTAAGTACGATATTTCTAATTATCAAGATAAAAGTGATGCAATTAACTTTAGCAACTTTAATTTACCTAATGGTGAATATTTAAATGCTAATTTATATATTAGTGGTGTTATTAAGAAAACTATTAATAGCAAGAACTATATTGCTCCTGTTATGAATATTCATATTAATAATAATGGTAAGATGTTTAGTAAAAGGTTTATTATTACTGAATCAATATTTAATACTAATTTTGACATTACTACTTTAATTGGACAAAATTTACAGAATGTGTCTGTTAAAATTGATTTTGACAATATTAGTGGTCATGATAGTATTAATATTACTGATTGTCATATTACAACTGCTAAACACCAGTATAAAGATATTATTCATGATAATATTAATGAAGTTAGCTCTCGGTCTATTAAAGAACATAATTATTACTTAATTGAATCAATTGATAATTCATTATGGGGGTTAAATAAAACAGCACCATATTATTTATCAGGAAAACATTTAGAAACCAATTTGATAGCTTATATTGATTTTGGCAAACTTAATTTAGAAGAATATTTAAGAATATATAATATTGAAATGATTATATATTATAAAACTAAGACTGGAAAAGTAATTACCGAAACAATATCGCAAGATGCAGATAACAAAATCCAAAATAAAGCTATTACAGATGGATTGCTAACTATTGACGAAGATAGTACAGAGCAAATATTAGAAGGAGAAATCAATGCTGTTAATGGTGAATTAATAGGTAGTGTTAATTATCCTGCTCTTGACTTAAATAATTTAGAGTATGAAGTTAATACCATAAACGAAGATGATGATTTAATTAATGATATACCTTTATATTATCAACTTGCACAATCTTTTAGAATAGAATCCCCTACTGATGATAATAGAAGTAATTCTCATATCCATAAATCAACAACTATTAGTACAATATCTTTAAATTATTTCGGTAGAAGAGGATATCCTAATAATGTAATTAGTGTACATTTATGCGAAGATAATAATAATCAGCCAGGAAATATTATCCAGAGTAATAAAGTTAAAATGCCTAATGCTAATCAAATTCTAAATATTGATTTAGATGTCATAGACTTAGACACTAATACTAAATATTGGATAGTATTAGAAGATGTAAGTGCAGATATTAATAATTATCATCGTTTTAAATATAATGGAAACATTGATGTGGGTGAATTAATTCACTATAACAATGGTATAATATATGATAATAATCGTGTATTAAGCTTCAGTATTGATAAAATTAATTCTGTAGAAAGTTATTGGAATTTGCCAATGACTTGGAGATTAGATTTATCTGTTTATGATAGATATAAGATTTATAACAATTTCTACAGATATAATGTACAAGATGGAAGCAATGTATCATTATCTAATTTGAATATTAAAAATGGTTATTATTTAATCGATACTGAACCTATTCCTGAATCTATTGTCGAAGAATCAAATATTGATGAATATGAAGTAAGAAATAATACTATTACTGAGCCTGAAGTTATAGAATCTTTTGGTGACAAATCTCTTTTAGGAGATGATGACAATGATTAAAATTTCTAATGATGTAACAATTAAACAAATTATGGAAGTAATTAATAATGAAACTGGTGAGGTTTCTTATTTAATTATGGACGATAATGATAATGGATGGAGAACTATTACAAAAGATGAATACAATAAGATAAGAGGTAATAAAGATGGGGAATAAAATAATTACTGATAGAGGTAAAACAGAATTGCTAAGATTAGGTTTTGTTGATGGCAGCGAAGGAGCTTTTAATTATATAGCACTGGGTGATGGAGATAGTAAAGCTGCACAGGGAGGAGTATTCTCTGAAGTAAACGGTAATGGATACGAAAGAGTAGAAACCACATTAGAAACAGATATAGTCGGTGACGAAAAGCAAATCGAAATATCTGGAGTATTCAACGAAGCTAATTATGCAGTTAACGGAGACGGTGGGCTCATCACAGAAATTGGATTATGTAACAGCTCAATATCAGGTTCAAACGATGAAGTGTTCTTTTTATATAGTGAAGTTCCTCAAATTTATAAAACAGATAATATTAGTTTAAAATATACAATTATTATATCAATAGATTAAGGTGGTATAAATGCCTTCATATTATAATTCAGTAAAAGGAACAATCGATTCAGGTAAAACTGCTCGTTCAGGTGATATACACTTAATACAATCAAGTATACAAGATGCTATGCAAAGAATGATTGTAGATATGTTTGGAACTGGGTTTATCTTAGGCGAATCTGAAGATGCTTTAAAATTATATCCAACTAACATTCATATTGACCAATCTAACAATAATGATGAAGATAACATCAGTTCAGCTTCTTTCTTGGATACTTACTTTAGACAACCTATTACCATTGAAAAATCATCTATTGAAACAATACGTGTTAAATTATGTAATTTATCTAATATTACAACAACTATTTACGCTGAGATTAGAGATTCAGACTTTGAATTAATACAAGAAACTAACGCAAGTTTAGAGCCAACTTTAGATTCTCCTTCTCTTTTCACAGAAGTTGATTTTAATTTCAATAAAGACCATTTACCAGTTGGATTATATTATTTTGTTTTACGTCCTGTTGATATATCAGCTACTGACTTAACTATTAGTGGAGACGAAACCCCTTATGATACTATTTATCCTGATATGTTTAGAGTACAGTATGATATTGAAGGTCAGTACTCTCAGGGGCTCGAAGCGTCTTTAGATGGGGATACTTACTTAGATGCTAATTTACTTGATGAATCACTTGCTTATGATGATAATGGAGATATTATTGATAATAATCCTGATTTAATATTTGAGCACGTATATAGTTCTGGAAATACTTATTTAATTACCAACGGAAGTGCTGTTGTATTAGGTGAAAAAGTATATCCATTAGATACTCACGTAACTATTGATGGACCATCTACACATGGAGATAGAACTGATTTAGTTACATTAACAACAGATGGGCGTTTAAATGTTATTAAGGGTAATGTATATAATGGAGAAAAAGTATACCCTACTGACGATACTGGATTAAAAATTGCATATATTACCACATATAGATACACATTAAGCACAGCTGAAAAAAATGCATATGGTACATTATATCAAGACAATATTACTACATATAATCAAAGAGTTCCATCTATTGAACAGGGCGATGAAAATAACATGACTCGTCATAGAGATATCATAGAACGTATTCGTAGATTGGAGAAAAAAATTGATTATCAAATGTTGCGTAATTCCCCTGTTCGTATTAAATATAATTGTGTGGTAGACCCTATCTTAGCTAATAATGGAGTCGATGACTACGCTGCTACACGTGGAGAAGGTACATATAATGTTAGCAGTACTGAGGGAGAAGGGCAAACAACAATTACTTCCAATATTGCTAAAAACTATGCTTGGTCTATTATAGAAGATAATTATACATATAGTAATTTAACTCAATCATCACAGAATATTCAAATATCACTATGGGATACTGTTACGACCAAAACAAAACCAAGCAAATATAGCAGTAGTACAAAAGGAGCATATTTAATATGGGCTAAAGCTGAAGATTTAACTGAAGCTAATACGGTAAAAGAATCTAAAGCTTTACCTGGATTGAATATGCAGATTCAAATCAAAAAGGGCGGAACTCTTAAAAAAACATATGATATTAAAACTAATAAAAATGGAGAAGTTGCTTTATCTATATGGAGTGCTGCGTTAACTGTAGGCTCATATGATATATATTTAATACATAATAATACACAGGTTAAAGCTAAATTAACCATTAAAAACGATAATGAAAATATTAAAGCAACAGATGTATCTCCTCATACTGGATACAGTACTGTACAAACTACATCTGCTGGTAAAGTAACACATAGTTTACCAGATGGAGTTATAGCTGGTAATGATTCTTTTTACACTGAAAACGCTATTATTGATACTGATAATGGTGAAATTAGAGTTAAAAAAGTAAGTAATAGTGGACAAGAATATATAACTAATACTTTATTAAAAGACCAATCTACTTATGAATCAAAAGAAGTTCAGTTTAAAATTAATAGTGGGTCAAGTATGACCTCAGAATACCCAATGCTTCATTTTAAACTCGAAAGAGATACATATATTAAAACTATCACCCCATATATTAGTGGGTTCCAAAATATGGAAAGTTTTGGAATTTTAATATTCAAAAATGATTCTGTTTTTGATATGGTAGATAATACAAGACATGTTGTTACAAAATATATACAACAAGCAGATACAGCACTACCAACAATATATGATAGTGGATATAAATCATTAAATGATTTAGTAAAACAATCAAATCAATGGAAAATATTAAAAAATCAGGTAGATTTTAATATTGATATGACTTTTGATGCTGGAACCTATAGTTTAATGATATATGGTAAAGTAGATAATACTAAAAGTGATGGTGTTATTAAGATAAAACAATACCACACATTACATCAAACTAGCCAGTATGGTATTGCTACCAAATCCATAGGTAGTAGTAAATTATCAAAAATCAATATGGATACAAGTAACCTAACTGATTGGAGTTTTGATGTTGCTATTAAACAAAAACCTTATTCATATTATGATAAGGCTACTATTATATCCAAACCAATTAATACAGGTTTGCCAATTACAGGTTGTAATATTAGTAAAAATTTAATTATTCCTGAAGGTTGTGATGCAGATTTATATGTAACTAATGATGGGGCTAATTATATAAAAGCTAATGCAAATAATAAAACAATTAAATTCACTGGAGATAATAATACTTTTAGATGGAAGTTAGTATTATATGCAACCACATCTCAATCACCAAAACTTAAATTTGACCCTAATCGCCAATATGCAATTAGTTTCACACTTTCTCAATCAATTGATTACGTAGAATACGAAGATTACCATAGATGTTACGAAACACCATTAATCAACGCTAATGCAGTCACTAGAACATTTACATCAAGTCCATCTCTTAATTCATTTAGTCAATGGGAATTTGCACGTATTTATATGGAAGATGAAGACTTACAAAGCAAAATTGACATCTGTATTGGATATGATTATGATGATATAGATACTAATGTTACAACACCAAAAGCAGAGTGGAGTAAAGGTATATTCTTTAGTACAATATTTGCTAATTTATCATTAGAAGACTTTAGTAGAAAATCAGTTGATTATAGTAATTATGATGGAGATGTAGAATACGACGAATACAATTACCCATTCCATATGGATAGTGAATATGTTAAGCAGTCTACTGGTGGAAATGCATTAGCATCTCCAGATACAAATACGGATAAATACACATACGGTAATATTAACTCAGAAAATTCATCAGCATATGATAATATTAATACATATTTCTCAATCCCAACATTAATCTCAAAAGATTATCAATACTATGATAATGATGGAGAGAGTACACAGAAATATGCAGGCATGCATATTACATATGGACCATATTATGAAGTTAAAAGTAAAGTAGTAAGACCTACAGATGGCTCCGCTGTATCAACTTACTCTCCGAGCGATGTAATATTGGGTGTATCTTTTAAAAATGGTTTAGGTGTTGATGAGAATTGTACATCAGTTACTTTAGGTATTATTCCTTATGTTGACCCAACAAAACACGCAAACCCATCAAATTACTCAACTACAGATAATGAAAATAATGAAACTAAATTTTTCCCACCAAATACATTTGAAGTAGTGTTAGCAGTTAATAGACATGGAGAAATAGAGGAAAACGATGCCATTGCTGGTAAAACTTATACTATTAGTAAACCATTAATCCATGAAGAGTATAATGAAGTAAGCATTAGTTTTATTGATGATTTAGAAGGATTTGAAGCTAGTGATATATATAGTATAGGTATCAGAGCAAAAGACCCAACAGATGCTATCTTAGAAGGTGAATCATTGGGATTAGGTAGAATTACTACATCAACATATAACATAAGACCATATACACCATATACTTATACTGGTAAATGGAATCGTTTAGCGTGGAAAAACTTATCAGGAACTGATTCTTCAGGTCAACCAAAATGCAGAGCTTTTTCTATTTATAATTTAGGTAGAAAAGACGCATGGACCAATGAAAATAAAAAAGTATTTTATCCAATCAATTATGATTACGACAATATTAACGTTGACCAAAGAATTTTATCACCATCAAGTTATGATAGTGTATTTAATAATGGTTCTCGTCCAATAATATGGAATAGACATAAAACAGCATATAGAAAATTAAGCACAGATAATGGAGAATGGAATCATGGAAATGCTTCTATTACAAGAAATGGTTCCAGTTTCACAACAGTAATTGCAAATAAGGGTAAGTATACAGTTGCTGATTGTGGTAATGAAATTTGCTTTGATTTAGCACCTAATGTAACAGGACAATTATTTAAAATAGAAACAGATATTCCATTCACTGTGTATGATTTAATAGATATTCAATATACTATGTTTACAGAATATTATGTAGATGGTAATGAAAATGATTGGAATGGTACCTTATTAGTAGACGAGCAGCATAAAGATGGTTTCTTAGGTAATACAAACGTTAGACAGGAAATTGAAAATGGTCAAACTTACACATATAGAACAGATGGTTCATTCTCTAAAGGAGAAATCTATATTGATTTCTATGACACCACAGATACTACAGGCGACCCTGTAGAGAGTTTTCCATTACCTGCTTGGGGTAGGGTAGCTACTCAAAGTACTGTAGCAGATAAAACAATTAATGCTTGGTTTAAAAAACATAGTTCAAGCACTAAAATTCGTGCTATTGTTTTAAGACGTGCTGACCCTCGTGGTTTAGGCGATAAATTGCCTCATATTAAATTTATTTTAAATAATATTTTATTATTTAATACTGACCAGCAATTGGCTTTAGGTCCACAAATGCAGATGAGGATTTACCCTGAGGCGATGAATGATATATCAAACACTCGTATTAGAAAATATGGTGCTATTTATAGATTGAAGTGATTTTTATGGCTGAAGAAGAAATTATTGTGCAAACTATTGATGAAGTTGCTAATATTGATTTTGCTAAAGAAACTAATAATTTAATTAATAATCAAACTAATGATTTACAGGGTAGTATTGATAGTGTTTCTACTCAGTTAGAAAATATTGAAAATGCTATCCTTGATAGCAATATCATACCTAATAACACAGCATCAGTAGATTTATCAGAAGTAACAACATTAATAGAAGATATAGATACAACAGTTGTTGAAGCAAAAACACAAGATGTATTAAATTTAGTATTTCAACAACAAGAGCAAATTAATAGAATAGAAGAAAAATTAGACACTATATTAGATAAAATGTAAACAGGAAGATTTAAATGGTAGAAGAAATATTACGTAACGAAATACATGATATGTCTCAGCGGATATATGAATTGCAACAAAAAACCGAACACCTTACAAATGGACAACGATATGCCGCTATTAGTGAAATAGAAAAGAGCATACAACCGTTATGTAATGATTTACGCCATTTAGAGCATCAACTTTACAGTCAACAAACTAACGATGAGAATCTTCATAAAGATATTCAAATGTTAGAAAAACAAATTACTGATTTAAAAAATATAAAATCAGATTTGACCGCTCGTATTAATACCGAGACTGAACATACGAGGCAGGAATTAAATGATAGAATAATAAGTTTCATGTCTAATGAATTATCACCAATAAAAACAAGTATTGAAAAAAATCAGAATGACGTTCAAAGTGTAAAAGAAGATATTCAAAGTTTACGTCTTGAAATCATAAGGCATGATAAAGACCAAGAGGTCGCTCAAGTAGCACGTTTTGACAAATTCAAGGTAGTGATTACCACTATTGTTGCAGTTATTGCCGCCTTGTCGACCTTGTCTTTATGGTTGGAGCCTCCTATAAGAACATTAATTAATATATTCTTTTAGGCGTGTTTCATCGTTAAAAGTGTGTGTTAATATAGAATTAAGGCATTATATAAATAAATTATTTAATCTAATCTTTAAGTGCTAATTTCATATCAGCTTTTTTAATGGTTTTCCTACCAGCATGATGAGCGTAAGCATTCGCTTTACGTGTTACGTTTACTGCGTAGTCCTCCATTGATTCTTTTAATAAATCTATAGCATCACCACTTACTCTGGACGCTCCTGTACTTTTTATCAGTCTTGTGACTGGTGCTTTAGCAATTGCCATATAATCACCTCATTATTTTATTTTTAAAATTACTTACACATCTATGGCAAATGATGTGATAAGTTTGACACCATTAATGGTAGTCATATTAATGTTAGTTGCTTTTAGTATTTAAACCTTTCGGTTTAATAAAGAAATTATTGCTATGACAAGCATCAATAATAAATTTATATTCTTCATAAGTCAAGTTATATTTTTTACAAAAAATAGGAAGGTCTTTTAGCAGTGGGCGTATAATTCCTGGGAAGTCATACAAGTTAATATGCAAATTATTAATTTTATCTATATCAAATCCATTGATAGGGATATCATGTTTCTCTAATTCACTAATAACTACCTCTGCGTAACTATCATCATCACTACGTTTATACTTATATAAATTATAATTTCTTTTACTACACTCACGACAGTAATATGACAAGCCATCTGGCATATTTTTGTTTTTAGTAAAATTATCTATTGTTAACTTTTCTTTACATCCATAACATTGTTTAGTTTCCACAGAACTCACATTTAAAATTTAATAGTGGGAGTATATTTAATACCATGGGGATAAATATAATGGCTTATTCATATACCATATTCTATTAGGTAATGATGTTGTATGTGTCCAATTAGTAGGATATATTTTTACATCATCTTGTTTGATAGTATCTAAAGCTTTATTGTAAGCTTCAAGTATTTCATAGAAATCAATATCATCATCTTCTATATCTTCTTCATTGTCGTATTCTGTTGATAAAACTTCATTAATTATCTTATCTTTTTCCATACGCTTTTCTAATAAGTTTATTGTTTTATCAACTTGTGCTCTAATAGCTTTTAATTCATCAAGTACATATTTATATCCATTGTCTTCACTAAAATCCATATCACATGTACAATTATTGCAATCACAATTATTTGTCATTTTTATCACTCACTTTAAAACCCATTAATAGGTCTTGTTTATCTTCTATCCATTGCTTTACGTACTGTAAATCTTGGATAGCTTCTTCTTCATTCCCTTCTGCATTCTTTAATGTTCCGACTGCAAAGCTATAAAAAATAGCATTTGCGAGTACTTGTTCATCGAGAATGCGTTGGAAATTGTCTTTTTGTGTGAACTCTTTTACTATTGTGATTAAGAGTTCATCAATAGTTGTCGAATCCATATTTTATATTTATTAAGTTATTAGTATTTATATTTTTTGGTCAGGTAAAAATAGTAATTTATTGGTACATTAAATCATTTAATTCATTATCTGTTTCTTTATTTATTAAATTAATATCTTGCTCATATATTACACCAATATCAACAATATACTTCTTATTAATAGCCACGAAACGCTCCGTACCATCATCAATAGTATAACTAACACCCAAAATATCCTCATCTTCAAAGTCAATAAAAGCCATAGAATAAGAAGAAGATTCGGATGTTGTGACATAAACACAAACATCTTTCACTTCCTCTATGCTACATGACATGCCATTTGCTATCATTGATGTATAATTATTTTGCATCTTATCACTGTATGTAATTGAATACTTGAAGCTAAAAGTAATAATTACTTATAATTATCAAGCTTTTTTAATATATTAAAAATTATGGATAGGGGTAAAAGGTATATCATACTTTTCTTTTGTATGTTTAGATGACACATAGTCATCTTCATCCCCCAATAATTCATCAATGTCTTTTATTGGTATATAATCTTCTTTCAAATCTATTCTTTGTAATTCTCTTAAAAATCTTGGACTTAATTCTAATTGATTTTCTGCTTCATCAAAGAATGCGTCAACAACTTGCCATACCTTTTCAGGCTCATCCCTAACAGCATCCAATTTATCTTGAAATGCAAATATTTCGTCCATGGAAATTTTTACAAATTGTGTTTTACCCCATTGTTGTTTAATATTAATCACCGCTTGTATCCGTATTTTGTTGTAGTAGTTCGTCTCTCTCTCTTATCATGCTACAAGCATCATCGTGTCCTTGTATTATTTCGTCTATTAAAAAACAGTATCCATAATCATTTTCAACGTCATAGTACCTAAATCTACGACATTGCATGTGTTGTTTTTTCTTTAATGATGAGTTTTCCATTGTATGGTATTTTGCATCATGTTCTTCAAATCGAAATACACTTTCGTTAACCACGCCTTTTTTACAGTACTCTTCTGGTATCATCATGTAGTCTAAATAGTCTCGTGCGTATTCTTCATCTTTGAATATTGCGATTACTTCGTCATCATCGTTTAATATATAATATGATAGTTTCATTATTTATTTCTCCAATTAATAATTTCTATAATATCCAAAATGGTAATGAACCCTATCCCAATTAGTCCTCTTATCTTTTTGAAAAAGTCTGGGAATACAGACGCATTTTTCATCAGCATCTATATTCCAATATTTTGTGTGAATAATATAAGAACTGCATCTTATTTTCATAATTTATGCCTGTATCTATCTTTAAACTCTTGTTGTTTTCCATTATTAAAACCAAGTGTTGGTAAATAGTAGCCTGTGCAACGGTCATAAGTTACTAAATCAGTAGACCCACAAATAGGACAAACATCTATATTATCATTAATAGTAAATTGACATTCCTGACAATAAGTAAATACTTTTGAATATGCCCAGAAAGTTACGTCAGAATCTACAATTTTTTTATTTAAACTCCAAATAGCTTTATCATCACTCCAAATTTCTCCTAACCATAAATGAAGGATACTACCTCCTAATGTGAGCTTATTATATTGTTGAGCGTTTTTGATATGTGCTACTATATTTGAATCATCAGAAACAGGAATATGATTAGAGTTTGTTAAATAATAACTACCTTTTGTACCCTGTACTATAGCGTCTGGATATTTTTCTTTAATAATCTCTGCAAAGCGATGAGCTGTAGACTCTGCAGGAGAGGCTATTACACTCCAGCGAAGGTTATCACGTTCATGAAATTCTTCTTTTTTGCTATTAAGGAATTTAATAATTTTTTCGCCTTCACTATCTGATATATTGTTTAAAGTTTTTAAACATTCATGTAATCCACAAAAACCTAATGTAATTGTTGTATTATCTATATCATACAATGGTTTTCCAGTATCTTTATCCTCCTGTAAGAGAAAATCAGACATATGTTTGTTATAAATAGTATCTATAACACGATTTCGACGATATATTAAACCATCATAAGCGATTTCACATACTTCATCTAATTTTTGATAAAATTTATCAACATCTCCATTACTATCTAAAGCAATTAATGGTAAATTTAATGTTGTATATGCAAAATTACCAGTATTTAAACAATCTACATTATAACTACCTGTCCAATTCATTGGAAGAGCTGTACGACAATTACCAGTTAAAATAAAATCATCACTAATAATAATCCTATCGTTAACTTCAAAGCAATAAGTATAATCAGTCTCATGTAATGGTATAATCTCTTTTACTGATTGACTTTTTGTTTCGGTAATATGTCTATAATTATTATCTACTGATTGAACAATTTGATGTTGTTTATCTCTTAAAGTTAATTGCTGCAAAACCCTAACACTCTCATGATTGCAACTAAGATATATTCTTTCAAACGGTTGTCTGTTCTTTTGATTTTTTGATGGTTGTACAATACGACTACTAAATTTAATACCTAAATTAAAACATGCCCATTTAAATAATTGAGTATATTCCATATCAGTTGAAACAAACTCAGCAGCTAAGCTTTTATTAAAACCACCATTAATTCTAATATAACCATCAGATGATAATAATCCAGACAATAAACCAGCTAAACAATTAATATCAGTTAAATCTGGTTTTTGTATTTCATTACTGCTAAAGTAAAAAACAGTGTAATTAGCATCATCTCTGGAGTGATAAACAGTATCTTCTTTATATTCTATATTTAAATCATCTAATAAATTACGAACATAATCAATTTTATCTTCTTTTAAAAGCATGAAGTTAGCATGACCTTTATTAAAGTCAGCACCTTTCTTTCCATCACCTAAATAAAATCCATATAATATTGCTCGTTTATCAGGTATTAAATGAGATTGTTCGTCATTTAATATACAAGCAACATCTAATAAATTAGACTTACAATCAAGAATATTTTTCTTATTCATGGCACGATTTGTAATCATTGAATGATTTTTATCACATACAAATGTTTTGTTACCTGCAAGTTTTATTTTATATAATTCTTGAGGCTCATTTTTAATAAAATTTTTTGCTTTATGCCAAATGATATTCTTATCGTCATCAACAGTTAGAACTTCAATATTGTCGACTTTAGTTTTACCTATATCAGCATTAAGTAATTTATCTATTTCTTTAAAAGATAAATAACGTAATTGATTATCTATTTTTACCCATAATGATGTATCTGGAGAAAAACATCCCATTACTGTTCTCTCTAATCCTGTACAATTAACATAATATAATGTTGGATTATTAGCCCCTATCTCATGTACTAATTTACAATTACCACTATATTCATCTAAATCACCTTCTCTAATATTAATTAAAATATTAGGGAAACGATGATATGCTCCCATTCCATCTCTTTCATTAGATACTTCAAGTATAGCTCTAAAGATTAAATCAGCCTCTTCTTGATAGTCACCATAAACCCCACTGACAACACCACCTGGTCCTATGGCTGGTTCATTCTTTAAAACCTCTGGTATGGACATATCTATCCCTATAGACGAAAACAAAACCTGTCCACCACGACAAATCAAAGACATGTTACAATTAAAGATAAAACCTTGAATAGCTTGTTTAATTTCTTCGTATGTTCTTCCACGTGCAAATACAGAAAGTAGAGAGTTGAAATTAGCATATCCTTGTCCACCACTAAATACAGTTGCCCCTGCCATAAAAGCTTGAAGCAAATGATTTAATAGCACTTCTAAAGATTTAGCTGGTTTTGCAACAGAACCCATCAATCCATGACCATCAATCTTAAGTCCATTTTTAGCAAAGAAGCGTAAATCATAATTCATACAATTAGGACGCACCTCCAGATATTCTAAATCGTGGATGTGAATGTATCCATCAATATGAGCCTTAGAACAATGCTCAGGCATCTTCAATAATGAATATTCTTTAGCAATACTATCATATGCATATTTTGCTACCATTTCAGGTGTGTATCCTATATTAGCATTATCCTTACACCCATTTTGTAATAAATCCTCAAACTCTGATACACTCATTCCTAATTTTCTATTTTGTTCTACTGCATCAAACTCTCCTTCTCGTAATAAATGGGAAGAAACTTCAGCTCTTAAGTCAGATGTGGATATTTCCATTAATCCTTCATTTTGTTTTAATTTATATATTTTTTTAGCAATCCTATCTTGTATTCTATCTGCTAAGTCTTGTTTTACACCAGTTTCATCCATAATAGTTTGAGAAATTATTCTTGGTTTAAATGGTTCTTTACTTCCATCAGTATGTATAACAAAAATTTTATCAGTCATTTATTTCCTCCGTAAATTACTATATTTTTATAGTATTTTATTTGTCATCGCTAATATATAAAGATATCTGAAGGTTGACAAATTCTCTATCTATGAGTCGTATAGTTCTTTCACTAATCTTATCATATTTCTTAGACTTCAACTCCTGTGACACTTTATTCAACTTGTTTTTTAAAACAATTTCACTATCATTATCATTAAAATCTATATCAAGTGGCTCATCTTCCATAAAAATTTTAACCATATCCACCAAGTCAAAAGTAGACATATTTAAATTACCATCATTAAGTTTATCTATCCACTTAGTTAAGTTAAATTTAACTAATTCGTATGGTGGATTATTATCACAATACTCCAATAATTGGTCAAAATGAGAATAACTAATATCAATATCAGATTTATACATAAGCCATTGATACATTTGGATAGACCCATTATGATAAATAAGATGCAATAAACTGCCCAATTCCATCATAAATATATTATGCCCATCTATATCGGTAGACATACTATATAATGGCTGTTCAATAAAAGATAATAATTGATTTAATGGAGCTATATAAACCCCATAAATATCATTATCTTTAGAATAGATAGACAATACTTTAATACCCTTTTGTTCCTCAAAAGATTCTCGGACAATATTTAAAGTATTAAGGTCAACTTTTCTATTTTTCGGTGTAATCGCCATCGTATTCATTTATTACACCATCCACACATAAGTCAACTAATTGTGCAAAACGCACACCTTTCTCTAAAACAAACGGTTCATCTGTATGATTGATTAATAGAAAACTTAAGTGTCCATCGAAACCTGCATCGCCTACTGCTGTCCTTATATCAATTCCTGCTCTTAATAAAGATGAGCGAGGGAAGTAGAATTGTCCAGCGTCTTTACTAATCTTAATTTTCTCTTTTGTAGTAGCAATATAAGGTATGTGTGGCTCAATAGTAAATACATCTTTTACCATTCCAGCAACCATAACTGATGTGGTTTCTAATTCTTCTTGTTCTGGTAAAATCTTAGCATTTTCTAATAAACCATATACAGTCCCCTTATTATGTTTAAGTACAGATACTTTATCTAAACATAAATCTAATCCATTTGGCTGTCTTTGAGCTTCATCCAACTCTGGGTATTTTTCTCTTAAAATTGATTCTCCATTTATCAAATTATCACCTCATTAAATAAGTAAATAAATAAAGAAATTAATCTTTATTTACCCTAACTAAACTACCAACTCCACCACCAAGAGCACTAAAGATTGTAAGTGACACAATCCACCAGTCTAAGCCAGTTACTCCGACTGCAGTTGCTATTGCTGTTGCAGTTACTATTCCAAACCATATTCCGATTATCGCTAATATGATAGCGATAAATATTCCTAAGATTCCTAAACTTAAATCTAAATCCATAGTAATTACCTCGTTTAAGCATCAAATTAATTATTTAATTAATTATCATTTGCATCTCTTCATATTCTTCGTTTTCCTTAATATTCTTAAAAGTACTATAAACTTCGTTAGCAAATTTAATTGTAACTTTCTTTAAAGCCATCAAATGTATACGCTTTTTACTATACATAGGGTGCTTCCTATGATAATATTGAACCCTTTCATTATATATACTTTTATATTCGTCATCATTATTTATAATTTTCTGTGCACATCTAGTGAGACATACTTTCAAATTCTCACAATAATCAACATTATCATACTTCTTGTTAGCTACATGCTTACCTTTCTTATATTTCCTTACCTTATACACCTTATCACCTTTTTTATCAACAGGTGATAATCCACAATATGAAATGAAATGCTTACGGTTTTTAAACCTACCAATATCGCCAATTTCAACTATAATTTCAGCCGCATCGTATATATTAATTGACTTAATATTAGCTAAAAAGTTAACATACTCCTTTGAGAAAATTAAAATATTATACATTTCATTACGTATCTTCTGTAAAGGACTTTCAATAGGTTTAATACTTGTATTCTTAAGCTGAACCTTATAATCATCATTTAACTCTGGAATTGCATCTAACCTATAAACATTACTCGTATATGCTTCATGCAATGTTTTATTAGTAGAAAATAATATAGTTAATACTTTTAAATCATATTCATTCATTATCTCATCCTCCTTATAGCTTCTTTACTTTTATTTTGTAGCCTCGGCACATCATCTAATTGACTATCAGATGCTTGAAACACTTGACCAGGAGTTCTAAAAGTATCCAATAAAGTACGTGCCATCTTTTTACCCACAGCAGGTAAACCAATCAAAACATTAATCATTTCATTAGAATCTTTAGTACGAACAATAGGTGGCTCAATAGGCTCATCGCTCTTATTAACATTACTAATAATTGATTTTATACATTTTAAAAAATGATTAGTATTATCACATTGAATAACATTTACTTTATATCTTACTTGTAAAGAAACTATATTACCATACCATTCATTCAATGTTAACGGTTTACAATATTTCTTATTCCAATTGCCATCATCATATATTAATATAAAACGAAATGGATAATCTTTCATTTGCAATGCTTCTTTTTGAATTTGCCTTGAACGGCAGCTACCAATAAAATCCTGAATAGTCTTAACCTCAATTAAAATATCAGGCTTACTATCTTGACTAACAAGTATATCACCAGCTGGTAAGCGACGCACAATAACATCACTATGAAAATATCCTTTAATCGCCTCAATTCTTTTCTTATCTTCCCTATCATCACAGATTAACTCCATATGATATCACTCCTACAGTTTAATATATTATCTACAGATGAGCAAAAATGCAGATTCAAAAATTCATCAAATTGCTCCTTTGTGTTATTCTCATAACCATATAAGAAATGAAAAAATCTATGTACACTATTGTTTAATACAATCATATTACTATAATCACATCTGCCATCAGTATCCCAATGATATGCGTTAAGATGATGCACCGCATTACCCCTTTTGCCAGTTATTTCGCAGGTAAAATTGGTATTTAGATACATATCACCAATACATTTTGTATATCCTGGTGTTTCTTCTTCTCTACTTCGATATGCTTTAGGTATATCATCAAGCGAATAATCATTTGATTGTAATAAATTAATAAATTCTTTATTAAATATTTTAGCCGCTGAATTACCATACCGATTTTGATATGTAGGATTCGCATCATGCCACTCCTTAAAATAATTAGGATGCAACTTCTTCCAATCATTTATTTGTTGTTTTTGAGCTGCTTTACGACATTCATCACTACAATACTTCGCATTTAAATGTGAAGGTTCAAATTGTTTATTACATAGTTTACATTTCTTTAACATAATTATCACTATAGATAAAGATTATGCCCTGTACATGTATCAGAACAGCACATTCCTTTACTCTTTAAAGTCCTACAAGAAGCAAACATCATATCTTCCCTATTATATAAATAATTGAGTTGATTTTCTTCTTGTGTACAGTGATAAAATTTTTCATCGGATAAAATTGTTCTTAAAATTGATAAAATCTCATCCAATCCATATCCATCATCTCGCAAAAATAATATCAGTTGTCCACGTTCCTCATACCCTAAAAGTGGGGTTTGAAACATTTTCTGAATACATGGGGGGAATCCATATGATAGGCTTATATTAGTAGTAGATATATTCTTTACTGGTGTATGCTTCTTTTCTTTATCATATTCTGATAAATCTAATAGAGCACCATCATTAATATAATCAACTAATTTATCATGACATTCTTTTGCTTTATCACATATTGCTTTATATGTGTTTGTCATTAATGTTTGATAATCGATTGGTATACAAAATAAATGTGTTTTAAGATTCATTGACCCCATTATACGGCATACTCGACGTAAATCACCTACTACTGATGAGTCACTATCTGTATGTGTTTCTTTGTGTAGTTTTTGTACCCATTCTCTTATAGCATTCTGTGGATTTTTTAATTTTGTATCTGCGAGCTCTATGAAGATATGAAATCCTCTGCCACTGAATCGAATGTAGAATTTGATTTTTAATTTATTTAAGTATTTAACTACTTTTTTAGCATCATCGAAGAAGGTTAAATCTTCATCATAATCAAAGTCTAAAAAGATTTTATCAACTATTGCATTTGATGTTTGAATAGCTTCTTTGCCCTCACCGTCAAATTGGTATACTGACTCGTATATATTCTTCTTCCCTATATATAATCTTTTAAATTCTTCAAGTTCCTCATCTGAAGCTATTGGGATTCTTTGACTTGGGAAAAAAACTTCTCGCATCATTGTTATTCAATTCCTAATAAATCTAAATTTTTCTTAAATTCTTCATCTAATACTTTCTCAGCTAATTTAACTGAAAACTGACAAGATGGGTCTAATATCAACCCAGAATAACCATTGATTTCATAAAATGGAAATTCTGCACAAGCATCTGGTCTAGCTGCATATTCATCACAAGTTTTACCATTAAAACATTTTAATGGACAAATAGCATTAGCACAACACATACCACATTGATTGCATAATTCAGGATGCTCTTGAACCATATCAAAAGTAAAATAATTATCAGGTGCACGATTAAGTACAACATCGACTATATCTGCAATTATATCATCAGACAAACATGAATGGTACTTTTTATGATAAGAATCACAGAACATCTTACAGAATTTTAAGTGGTTTAACATTAGAAACCACCTTCTGCTTCGCATTTATCTTGGTAAAAGCAATATTTACAAAGATACTGGCGATTAGGTTGCAAACGACCATGTTTCACTTCATCTCTAACAAAATCAAGTAAGTTAATAGTTGCATCATAATCTTTTTGTGTGCAATATGCTCCTTTATCAACATCTTCAGCAAAATTTAAAAACTTATATTTACCGTCTTTAGTAAAATAAATTCCAGCACTTATGATATTGACATTAGGATACTTAGATTCTAAAAGCATGCGGTAATAGCAGAGCTCGAGTCTGTATTTCTTAATAGAGCCAGAACGACCAGTCTTGTAGTCAATAATGATAATATCATCATTTTCATCTTTAACAACTAAATCAGCTAATCCTGAAAAGTTATGTTCTTTGTCATATAGATATTCTTCACAGCAAAACACTTCATATTGCATTTGTTCATTTTGGAAAATATCCTCAAAAAATGTTGCTAAATTATCTAAATGTATATCTAAGTCATATTTAGAATCTAAATCATCAGCTAATTTTTGCAAAGTTTTTCTATAATCTTCTGTATATATTCCACCTTTTTTAACAAAGTCTTCAGCTATTTGATGAACATCTGTACCTAATTCCATATATTCATTAGCTTCTTGCGGTATTTTATCAATATAATTATATTTAAACGCTCTGCGACATTGTAGGAATGAATTTACAGAACTTTTTGATAATTTCAGCGTCATCACCTCTATATTCTTGTTTGTTGTAAATTATTGCAAAATGCTGGATTATTACTAACACTATATGACACAAACATTCCAGCCACTAAGTCTCTTGGGAATCCCATACATGTGATGTATGTTTTTGATTTTCCCTTCTCGTAAACTTGTATTCTGCAACATGGTGTACCTTTTGCTTTACTCTTAAAGTATTTTACTTGTTTTATTAATCCAACTGTATCTAAACGATGTGTGTAGTCTATATCATCTACCATCATTTTTGATATACCTTTAAGATAATTTCTTTCGAGCAAAAAGCTATCATCAGTACTATAGTTTATCATAAAATGCATATATATTTTTCCATTCCATGTGTGACATTTTGCTAATATAATGTCGCCTTTGTTGAGATAGTCACTATATTTGTTCATAACTGGTTTGTCACATGAAATACTTATATTATCTGATTTGTTCTGTATGTGTATTATGCAGTAGTCTTTTTTGATATCAACATCTGTTATGATTCCTTTGAGTAGTACTTCATCATGGTCGTCTTCTAGGTCTTCGATTGGTGTTAGCATTTCGTCAAATTCTGTGGTGAATGCGTCGATGTATTCTTCTCGTGGACTGAATGATAGTGCTGCGAATTCTTTGTTTAATATTTCGAGTTTTGAGTATTCTTTTTCTTCGTTAAAGAAATAATTTAATAAATTACTTCTTTGATTAATTATTTGTTCCATTATTAAACACCTTTACCTCTTTACTCCTAATCTTTTACAAATAATAGCCCAAGCCTTGCTCTCATCTGCTGTTTTACCTTTATAATCAAACTGAGCTAACGCCCATCTTAATTCTTCATCTTCATATTTTTTCTGCTTTTTCTCTAATCTTTTAACTCGACGTTGTAATTCAAAAAAATCATCCTTCGGTATTGTCATTATATAAACCTCGCTTGATATTCAGTTTCTTCATGTACAATTGGTATATTATCAAATGCACCTGCTCCAATAAGATTTTCTTTTACTCTTTTATTACATTGACGTGGACTAACACGCTGACAAAAATCTTCAAATGACTTAAAGTCACCATGTCTTTTACGTTCTTTAATTATATTATCTGATACTTTCTGTGATACTTTATCTATTAAATTAAAACCAATGACGATTTCATTACCATTAATAGTAGTGTCACCAACGCTTCTATTGATATCTGGATTTAATAATACAGCATCAGAATCTTTAATCATATGTAAAATTTCAATAATCTTCTCGTCTTCTTTAGTGTTTTGAAGCATCGCTACAGCGAATTCTAACGGATAATATGTTTTTAACCACGCACTTTGATAGCCTAATACCGCATATCCACAAGCATGTGAACGATTAAATGAATAATCTGCTGATTTCTCCATGTCATTCCATAATTTTTCAGCTACTTCATCTGCAACATTATTATCTTTACATCCTTGTAAGAATTTAGGTTTAAATTCTGTAAATGCTTCTTTTTTCTTTTTAGATATTGCTCTACGAAGATGGTCTGTCTCTAGGTCACTCATACCTGCTAATTCTCTTGCAACTGCCATCAAATCCTCTTGGAATACCATGAGTCCTTGTGTATCTCCTAATATCTCTTTTAATCTTTCATCAGGATATTCAGGTTCTTTGCGACCAAATTTATAATCACAATATAATTTATCCATTCCAGAATTTCTTGCACCAGGTCTAATAAGAGATATGGTTGCCATTAATTCATTAAAATTCTCTGGTTGTACCATACTAACTCCAGCTCTACCTGCTCCTTTTTCTAATTGAAAGATACCTAATGGATTCTTACAAATTGTTTTATAGACTTCTGGGTCGTCAAAAGTATAGGGTAGAGTCACATCATCTTTTATTAGTTTTAAACAATCTCTTTGTATATCAAGTACTGCTACTGATAATGTATCGTTTTTAAGAAATCCCATTGCTTCACATTCTAATCCATCGTTGGATATAGTATCAACTTTATTTACTGATACTGTTGACACATATTTATCCATAACATCATCAAATATAATGACCGCTCCTGGGTGCCTGCCAAGGCTTTTTACGATTCCTGTGAGTGGTTCTATGTAATCTCTGACCTCTGGATATTGATTTAAAAAATTCATAACTTTTTCGTTATTATGATAATCTTCATTTGAATCTAATTGTCTAGTTATTTGATTAACTAATTGAAAATCTATGTTTTGACGTGCTGATAAATCTTTTATAAGCATCTTTGGTGAAAATGGAGTCTTAGTGATTACTTGTGCACATTTATCTTCACCAAATGTTTTACGAATTAAATCAAGTACTTCATCTCTCTGGTCTGAGCTAACGTCAACGTCTATATCTGGCATTTGTGTTCGAGCTCTAGTCTTATTAAGAAAACGAGCAAAAGATAAATTATATGGCTCTGGGTCTATCTTAGTGATATTTAATCCATAACACACAACAGACGCAAGACAACTTCCCCTAGCTGGTCCTCTAAAGATATCTGCGTCGTCTATCAAAGCACATATGTATGCTGTCTGCAAAAAAAAGTTTTCTAAATTACATTCTTGAATAATTTTTAACTCTTCTTCTAAATGTTTTTGATGCCATTCATTATCATACACACCTTTTGCTTTTAATCCCTTAATACACATATTTTTCATAAACTGAAAGTTTTCTTCTTCAGGTGCATCAAAAGTTGATTGATATGCTGTAAGAACTGACATTTATACCACCTTCTGTAAAAATATTTTTTTAAATTCTTTATGAGCTGTGAATTTTGGTATAACTCTTCCATATGTTTGTGGCTCAAAATAAATTTTCTCAGCAATTTTATGAGTATTATCAATACATTTTTGTATTAAATTATCATCTTCTATACCAGATTCGTGAGCAAACTTAAAGCAAAGTTCAGTGTTGCCCAATACATTACTTTTTAGTGTATCAGGTATGTCTTCTTCTGGTTTCTTCCAGTTAATACTTTGTATCTTTTTTCTTAATATTCTATCTTTATCTGTTAAGCAATGACTGTCAAATGTATTTATTATCAATTTAGCATCTGTATTGTCATATAATTCTATTAGTTTTTGATTTAAGAAGCTTTGGTCTTTGTATTGTGGGTGATACTGTAATTCTATAGCCACATTTTTATTTCCGAAATTATCTAATAATTTATTAAAGAAATCATAAGCTTTATCATCTTTTTCTTCAAGAAACATTTGATTAATATAAGAAAGAGAGCAAGCAGTAGAAACAAAGACACCTTCAGTATTCTCAAAAAGAACAGAATGAGGCAATAAAGGCTTCCAGTAGAAGTGGTCTTTAACACTAATCCTTTGCATTTTACGAATATTCTGAAGTCCCTGTTCGTTCATCGCAAGACACACAAGATGGTATCTTGTTTTACTGCTCGGCTTATATAAAGATGTCTTGCAGTAGAACTCGTTACCAAAGATGGGAGAAACCCCACTATCATTGCATGTTTGTTGTAAAGCGTACCAATTCATTGTACTCGAATGGTCGGATACAGCTACGTATTCTTGACCATATTCTTCAACTTTTTTTACTAAATCTCCAACTTTAATAACAGAATCCCCTAATGAGGCGTCTGTATGTAAATGTAAGTTCACAAATTTATCCATTTTTAATCTCCTTAATTAAGAAGATGTATACATAAGAAATGAATCAATTGCTTTATCATCAACTCCGAAGAGCACAGTGGGTTCTGGGATTACAATTTTAACAGTATTACCATTAATATCAGTATGAAATTCAATACCATATTTAACAGTATTGATTTTTACTGGATTACGAGATGGTGTTTTGAAAATCTCTAATGTATCATCTTCATAATTATATATTATCTCATATTTATTATACATTTATTAATAGCTCCACCTCAATCAGTAGATGGGAATATTAAATCTTTTAATTCTTTATAGTTAGTTTCAGCAATTTTTTCTTCATTATTTGCTGACATAAATGTAACTGCTTTATTAACTGCAAATATATCAGAACGATTCTTTTTAATTTCTGCAATATAATCAGTTACATGATTATTATCACTACTTTCTTTTTTAGATAATGTAATTCTTACACCACATTCATCTAATAATCTTTTCTTTACACTTGACAATTCTTTTCCAGCTTCGACACGTTCAGGCATAAAGTCTTCATGTGTTATAAAAATAACTGGTATATCTAATGACATATATGCTGAACTAAAATCTCTGAATGCTTTAGCACGAATTTTCCATACATGAGTAGGTGTTCCTCCATCAGGAGCAATATTCTTCTCTAAACGCATTTTAGACTCTGCATATTCGAGTAAGAAAGAAACACCGTCCACAACAACACCAGTAACATTTATACCATTATCCATAGCTTTTTTAATAGCTGCTGCTGTAGATGTAACTTTCTCTAAAACACGTTCTTCATCTTTAACAGCTGCTCCAGAATCTGTAATTTTTGTTGCATCTGGATTAAATGGTAAAATGTGCCCACCTTGTGCTTCTTTACTAAAGAACCTACTTATAATTTCACTACCAGAATTGTCAATTCCTACATAAACAATTACATCATTTTCTCCAATATCTTCAGTAAATAAAGCGAGAGACAATGATGTTTTACCTAATCCATTCTCACCAGATAATAGTATCTTTTGAGCTATTTTATCATTTTCAACTTGCTTATTACTTTCAAATATTAAATTATATATCTCATCTTCTAAAGAAACCTGAGCATTACGAGTTTCCTCAGCTTTCTGACTCAATATTGCCATTTTTTACCTCCCTTAACAAATCTAATAAACGATATTGTTTTTTTTCTAAAAAAGTTTTTACCTGACTCTTACATATGTCATCAGATAACATATTATAATCATTAGTAAGAGCTATAATCTCCATACCAATATGGTCAATTTGTCTAAGAATTTCTTCCCTGTATGCTTCTTCCAACATATTCATCAGCACATCTATCTAATTCTTGTTTAATAACAGCACGAGTAAATGGATGTTGTGCAGTAACTAAACTACTTTCAAGGTTTTGTATACGCACACGTATAGCACGTGTGCGTTTGATGAACATTTCCTCTGGATTATTAAAATCCTTGTCCGTATATCCCATAATTATCTAATAATATGGCAAGAATCCTCCGATTCTATAACCTACTTCATCATTATTATTTACATATGTATTGACTAAAGCAACACCTGGTATTCCATCTTCGATGTTTAAATCTTTGAAGACGTTTTTAGATGCCCATGTGGTAATTGCTCCTGTATCAACTTCTAATTCAATTGGTACAGCTCCATCTCCTAAAGCATTGCCGATTCTTTCGACAGATGATACAACAACTCCGATAAAGTTGTATCTATTATCTCTGTTGTTGCGTGCGTATGCTTCAATATCTTCGATGGTATCAAACATAATGTCACCACATAATTTTGAAATAATTTCTGTGTATGCATTAAAGTCTTCATCAGAATAGTATGCATTAGTGCTATCACTTGCATAATCTGCTCCATTTAAGAAATAAATGTTTTTATCATATAATGGACCAGGTGATGTTCCTTCTTTTACATTAAGAGTTAATTCTCTGCATAATGGTATGTTGTCAAATACATTGTATTTACCGATGGATAAGAACCTTAATTCTTGTTCTCCTTTTTCATTAACAACAATACCGACAGCTTCTCCTCTTACATTTTCTTTATCGATTTTTTTACCATGTTGGGTTGCAAAGGAAGTAGTAAATTTAGTATGAATATAATCTCCATTTGCGTTAACCATACCTTCTTCTCTTGCTTTATCGATTCCATTATCTTCTACATATTTATTTACTTTATTCCATGCGTTAGCTTCAAAGTCTTTATCTTTGAATCTCATGATGATAAACCCATCTAATTGAGTTCCTGTGGAATTAGCTCTTCTTTTTAATGAGCCTCTGGTTTTCCTTAAAGCTCTTAGTTCTCTTTTTTCGCCAGTTAAATCTTCTGGCAATTCTGCATAGATTTTTTGGTATATTTCTTCCATTTTGTCGTGGGAAATACCATTATCGTCTGCAAATTTAATATTTTTAGCCCTTTCGGACTCTACGTTATTAAAATCAAATTTCATAACAAATTCCTCCATTGTATTTTGCTTGGTTTTAACTACCAGCGTATCTTTTTATGTTATTAATTCTATATAAATGTTTCGTTTATATATGTCAGAAAAACTACTATTATTATGAATAGCAGAGAACATTTTTTTGTACAAAATTACTCTTTATTTGGAGAATCTTCTGCTAGAAGATGTGGTTATAACAAAAAAGAAGTTCGTGCTATTAAAGATAAATATAAAGAAAAAGGTGTCTACATGTTACCAGTGAGAAAAGTGGCAAACAAGAAAATGCCTGCAAAAAAAGGTGTACAACCTAATGATGGTTTTAGCAGCATTGGTTTTGCCATTGCTTGCTTAGACTATGACGACCAGAATAAAATCATTGAGTTAAGTAAAAATATTCCTAATCCTAATGTTTTAATTGATGAAACCATTGCTTTACAATTATCTCGTATTGGTAGGGGTTATCAAGCTGAACAAGAGCAAGGTAGACTATTAGATTCTACTGAGGCTGCTATTCAGAATTATGTCAATATGATTCAGGCTAAGAAAAACATTGAAGAGGGTCAGGAACTTAATGTAAACGTAAATAGTACTATTTCTTCTCTTATCGATGAGATTGATGAAGAGGAAGATAGTTCTGGTTCTATTGATTTTGATTATGATAAGGAATCAAAGAAGCATGAACTTAAAGAATTACGTACTCAAGGAATTAATGATTTACTTGATGATTTAAATGACTGAGGCGATAATATGAGCGAAGAAAATAAGGAAGTTACTCGTGAAGAGTTTATAGAAGAAATGACTAATTTTGAAAACGTAACCGCTCCAAGAATCCTAAAAATATTAGAAGAAGAACAGCATATGTTATCTGTTGAAACATTAGGATTAATTGGTATTGTACGTGCGTTAGTACGAACTTACGGTGACGAATTTTTAATGGATAGTTGTGTTAGTTATTTGAAATTTCAAGAACCAACACCTGAAGATATTCCAGATGATGAAAATTTAATAACCGAAGAAGAATAAAATATTCTTACTTATCCCACTTTTTTTATTACTTGCTTAATTGTTTTAGCAAAAAATTCTTCCATAAGCTGATTATTGAAAATCTTTTTTCTTCTGACTACAAAATTATCAGCAGTTTGATTAATAGTATAGGCGATATTATTATCATAATAATATATTAATTCTTCATCTTTGTCAAGATTTTGAATATCTGATTCGTTTATTTTTCTATTATATACTATCATGCATTTCACTCTCCATTATTTTTAAAAATAGTAGTTTTAAGCCTCGTCATAATCCCATAAAATAACAATTACACTAACAAAGTATTATAGATAAATATCTAACGAGGCTTATAATAGTGTAATTGAACGGTAAGCAAAGGATTTGAACCTTTGAAGTACAAAGTACTTACTGGTTCTCAAGACCAGCTCCTTCGACCACTCGGACAGCTTACCAAATAGTCCCACCTGGAGTCGAACCAGGATTATCAGCTCCAAAGGCTGATGTGATTGCCATTACACCATAGGACTATAAAGCCAGATAGGAGACTCGAACTCCTAACCTACTGATTTCTTGTGCTATAGAAGGGATAAACATTATGTGCAATTCAGATATGTTAACTGTGCCAGTTGAACAAATATATATATCTAAAAGTGTTATAGCATTACAAGTCAGTCGCTCTGCCAATTTGAGCTAATCTGGCATAAATGATGTAGCTTAAGCTACATCATCTTCATTGATATCATCAAGGAAACCAATATCTTCATTAGGTTCTTCTACTTTTAAAGTATTTCTTACTCCGAATGTTGCTACCCCATCAACCAATTGAGGAACTGAATAAGTTGTTATGAATGCGATTAATGGATTAGCAAAATTTTCAGGTGAGCTGTACATTAAGGTTAATGCTGTGACAATACCTATAATAACTGTAGATATTGAACCTAAATTAAATGTCATTTCATTACCACGTTTATAGACTGTCGGAAGGACAAAAGTACCACGCATGATAACTAATCTGACGATTATTGCAAGAATAACTGCAATATAAACAATAATATCCATGTATTATCACCAATATTAATTATATATTTTTTAGTATTTATACTTTACTGTTTCTTAAGAGATGAACAATCTATCTTACCATTAATATTTTGTCCTTGTATGTCAAGATTAAATAATATATCATTATCTTGCATTTTTATATCATTTAATGATATATCCAATCCTAACAAAGACCCTCGACCTAATTGAGATTCAAAATTAGGTAAAATTAATGCAACTATTGTATCTCCGTAGAAATTAACTTCTGCTCCATTATTTAATTTATAAGAAGTTAAGACATCTTCTTGAAACTTTTCTTTATTAAATACTATATTTAAATCACCATTTTTATCAATCATAGCAGTAGTCATATAAATCATTCCGTTGTATTGTATATTTGAATAATATTAGCAGAATTATCTGTTAATTCAGAATCTCTGACTATAAATTTATATTTTTTCCCAACAATAACCTTTTGCCACAGCTCTTCGCCATGAGAATCGCCATGGTCTGCAATATGCAATGTTTGATTGCTATTAGTTATTACTGAATAATGATAAGTATTTGCTTCAGCATCATAATATTTATCAGCTACCACTACTGTCACTGGGTGAATATTATTATCAACTATTGTATCATGTAGGTAATTAATGCTTAATGCTCCGCCTACTAATACTATCATAAAAATTACAATAAATACAAATATACATTTTTTCCATGTCTTATCAAACATCTTGTCCTTTATCGTTTTGAGATTCAAGTCTTTCACGCTCCTTTCTTGCTTTTTCGCATGGTGCACACCCACTACCCTGGAAAGAATGCTCAATTTTAAATTTTAAATCATTAGTTACATCATTACCTAAACCAATAATTTCATCATTAATTTTCTTCAGCAACTTACCAGCATAATTAGCGTCCTCCACATCCTGCGTAAACACAAAATGATACACAACATCAACAGTATCATCATCTACAGGATAATATCTATAAGAAATGCGATGCACAGAAGTTTTCCAACGATTAGCAAAATCATATAAAATTTCAGTTAACGGTTGATATTTATCATAAAGGTCTGAAAATTCTTGTCGACCCATATTCAAAGCATTGAATAAGTCATCAAGATGATACAACCATTGTGTTGATGCTCCGTTCCAGAATTTAAATCTCAATTTATTATTTAACATATCTATTGTTAATGACATCACATTTTCTTTTTCTAAAAACTGTTCTGGTGGAATACTATTAATGCTTAATGTAGTTAAATCTATAATAAATCTATGATTATTTAAATAATTTAATATTTCAGTAATCTTATCATATTTTAAATCACAATCTATCATTAATAATAGACGCAATTCAATATATGTCATCTCAGCATCTTTTTCCTCTATAAAATATGACTTCATTGTTCACCATCTTCAGGAATATCTTTATACTCACCTACAATATCTCTACCCATTAGTAAATTGTCACCGTACATTATACGGAACGCATACATTTGGAATTCTTGTACGATTTGGTCCTCGTAATCTGAGTTAAAAATCATTAAATTTTGCATTTAGTCATCTCCTTATAATTATTATGTTTAAAAAATTATATAAAATTATAGTCTATATATAGTCGAATTAATATCATTTGAAATATTTATAAAAAATTCTAAAGCAGAACATAAATGTTTAGGCACATCAAAACGTTGCTCTAAATATATATAATATGTTAATTTTTTCCATTTTGTATAATAATATTTAAATCTGGTTAATTGACTATTATAAAATCTTTTACGTCGCTCACTCTGACTATATAATTCTGGACTCTGTAAATCCAATAGTCTTTTAATTTCTAATCTTTCTTTATTCATATCTTCATACTCACTAGATATCGGAGGGCGTTGAAGATTAAAGTATGAATTTATGAAATGATTTATGTGTTTATTTAATAATTGTTCTCTTGCAAAAAAGTCATTCACTATTATCGGTTTTTTTCTGCCATGATTACCTCTTTTATAACGTTTCCCCATTTTATCACCCCTTTCCTTGTTTTTTCATATCTTTAGCAATGTCTTTATTTGTTTTTGTTTTACAACTTTTCCATCTTGAACAGTTAAAAAGTTTACATTCTTTCAATGGAATATCTTTGGATTTTACTACACAATAGCATCTATTCTTCATTAATTTTTTTAGTGTTGTTCCTGCCATATTGCACCTCCTTCTTAATAATATTCGATTTTCTTTATTGCACTAAACATATAATCTGTTAGATGTGAATCGTATTTAATTGTAATAAAGTCAGGAGTTACTTTAAAGATGTTATCTTTATTTAAATCACTATCCCCTCCAATTTTTATAAGTTCTCCATCTACCATATATATATTTATTATTGTACGGTTTTTAATATTGTCTAAGAATGTATCATATAATGTATGGTGAGATTGAGAACCAATAATATTCATGAGGTCTTCTTTACTCATCTTTTAAACCCACCCAGTCGCTATCTATATAAGTGCGATACATTAAGTCCATACAATCATTTTCTGAACAGAAATCATAAACATACTTTGATAATAATTCATTTATTCTAAATGTTTCTGCTGGCATTATGTCGTCTTTGTACCATGCTACGATTGTGTAGACGCAGTTTTCTCCGTCCCATTGTGGTTCGTGGTCTTTTTCAATTGTTACGTCAAAATCTTTTTTTATTTGTTTATTTACGTAATTAATTAATTGATTATATAATGATTGGTCTCTGTACCAGCGTTGTTCTTCTAAAGATTTTTCAATTTGCTGTAAGTATCTGCGTTGCTCATAAATAGCTTCCAGAGAGTCTTCAATAGTAGATAAAACATGAGATGGTTTACTAAATAAATCAGCATTTACTAATGCATCTATAGTCGCTGCAACTGATGCAATACTAGTATTATTATTGATTAAAAAATCTACGTCTTCCCTACGTGGAATAGCTACATCACGCTCAACTCTCTCACTTTCAATATCTATACTATCTCTCATTATAAGAATACTCATAATATCTGCCCTTGGAAATGCTTTAATAGTGTCATTGATGCCATTAACATCTACTGTATAGATATTAATTCTATCTTTATCAAATTGTGATTTTATAGTACAATATCGTTTCTCTTTTATTTGTGTAGAAGCTACAATATCGTCTCTTTTTAATAATGAATCCATCTCTTTACTGTCTACAAAAGTATGTCCGTACTCGTTTGTTTCTCTCATTTGTCTGTCTGTATAGCTATGAACAAAATTATATTTATCTTCATTTTTAGCTAATTCTCTTCCTACGCTGGTTTTTCCACTACCTGACTGACCTGCTAATAAAATTATTTTCATTGTATCTCCTCCAATTGTTTGTAAAATTTATCATTAATATATATCCAAAAACTATTACCATAATCACATTCTTGATGTTGCACCCAAATATCTGGAAAAGTTTCATCTAACCATTTTATCATTTCATCTGAATAACGCTTATCACAATCAATATCGACAAAAATTTCATCTTCATAATCAATATTAATATAAATACCATTAATTAAATCACTTAATGTGTTAGGTAAGATATTTTGTATCTCTTTTTCTAATTTATGTGACTGTTTTTCATATAATCTCCACAGAGATTCAGTATCTCTTGCAATAGTAACTATATTTTCTTGCATTTTTACGCCTCACAATCATTTTCCGCCGCCGTATTAATTATAATGTCTTACACCACATGCAATGACTAAGCAATCTCCATTAACAGACCCACATAAAATCCTACCATTTAAATGTTTCTCTAATGTAGACATCATATTAGCATCCATACGACGTTGTGAGTTAATAAACAAGATATCATCAGTAATAGAATACAGAGACATAAGTTCGCCACCCATGAACATCTCTCTTTGGGTTTTTTTAAAAATTTTTCTAACAATATCTTCATAATTTTTATTGGATTCTAATTTTTCAATTTTTTTCTCTAATTCTTCAATACGAGATAACAACTGTTGTTCTCTTTCAGTACTATTATCTACAAATAAAGTATCTTTCTTTTCATCTAAAAAAAATCCATGAATATCTTCTGCATTATACATTCATTCATCTCCCTTATGAACTTCGAATTCCCAAAAAACCCTGAAGGGATTCTCATGTGGACTCCATTTGCTTTTCTTAATATATTGAAAACCATGCTTATATGAAAATACTTCTAATCCAAATTCTTCATAAAAATCTTTCATATTGAAATTGCACATATTTTCATCATTACTGTGAATCCTAAAGAAATTATAGTCAATTAAGCGAATACTTGCTTTAATTCCATGATTATCAAACCATTGCTCAATTTCATCAGTTAATCTTTTCTCAATCTTGTATTTAGCCTGTTGAGCTTCAACCATCTCATCAAATAATGTATTGTTAGTCATAAGTTACCTCCTATGTAATCTAACGGTATAGCAAAATGATTTTGATGTCCTGTGAGTGGTGTAATATTATTAATATAAGAATTATCAATTTCTAAAAGATTTGCAATACTATCAGCACTTATATCTGTATAGAATAATAAATAAAGAATATCATCTTCGATAGTAACTTCACATGGTGGCAACAAATCGTATATAATTTCAATCAAGGTGCTAATATCATGCTGAGCAGCATAATGTATGTCTTTATTCTGTTTTTGCATTTATATCACCTTTCCCATAATATTTGAGCTTTAATGTGATATTAATGATATTTTCTAAATGAATCACAGTATCGTGTGATAATAAATCATTTGAATAACTAATAGCTACTCTGTCTGGCTCTTTCTTATTTTTTGGTAATAACTTAATTGCTGTGTATTCTGATTCATCTACAGAAAACTCTCCGACACTTAAATCAAATTTTAAATCGAAATAAGCTCCTGTTTCATGAGCTACATTAACTATTTTTATTGCATCTTCTATTGCTTTTTTATTAACTGGAGAAACTGATATTGTATCTAATTCTTCTTCTTTATTTTTAAACATGTTAAACATTTTTTATTCCCTCCACTATTTCGTTTAAGTATAGTTCGACTAAGTCGTACCATTGTGATTCTATTGTTTTTAGATTTATGTTTTTTTCTTCTATAAATTCATTGTAGAAGTCGTAAGTTTCTAAAGTTTCATCTAAGATTTCTTGCGTATCTATTTGATTATCTATTGAATTAATTAATTTTTTATTTAATTGATTAGTTAATTGCTGGACTATGAGTATCGGTATATCATTTTCACCTTCCTTGTAGTCTCGGATAGACGCTAAAATAATAGCAAATCGTTCTTCATCATTTAGTAACATATTACCTCCTATGAAATAAAATGAGAGAGTTTAAAAACTCTCTATGCATCAAGCTTTACAATTAATTATATGTCAACATCATATATAAATTTAACTAAATTTTTACCAATGTGTTATATTTTATATTTCCTCTGCGTTTAAAACCTGTTTCGTTGTTACATTTACTTCTTAAAACATTATATTCATGCTCATTAATCTCTAATTGCTCTTTAATATCATTTTTACTATAATCAAGCCTGTTTAAATATATTTCCTTAAATTTATCGTATTTTTCCAAATACTTTTTTGGCTTACTACCACGTTTTACAGTCATAGGAATTAACTTCTTACTTGATTGATTACGTTTTAGACCTGTTTCTTGGCATACTTGTTGCCTTAATGTTCTCGCCTGACTATATGTTAGGTTTAACCGAGTCTTAATCTCAGCTAAAGATATCTCCTCTGGTTTTAAGTAATAATTTTTAAATTCTTCATATTTGTCTTGTAAGGTGTAATCACCTTCTATGATATTAAATTCAACCATTATTTAACCCTCCTCTTCAAGAATTTTTGTTATTAAATCTAATTCTGATTTTGCAGAACTCATAGCTAATTCATCATTATTTTCTAATGCTTCAATGTAATTTTCATATATTTCCTGATACAATTTGTGTAATCCTATTGTTAGTCTTGAATTTTCCTTTAAAACTGAAGTATTCATCTGTGTCATGAAATTCATCGAAGTCTTATGATGATTTTTGAGTTTTCTACTTTTCTTTTGCTCCTTTTCCAGAGCTTCACAAACATCATTATAATTATCATTTAATGTGTTATATTCAGATATTAATTGGTTTTCAAAGAATTTTAAATCCATAGTTACACCTTATTTCTTTATTTTTTGATTTCTAAACTCGCCATTATTGATTTTTTCTAATAAATCTTCGTAGACACGAATATTATTCATTAGATATGCGTGCTTAAGATTTTTAATTGAAAATTCTCTTTTGTTGATATTTATCAAAGAATATGATAATTCTGATTGCAAAGCAACAATTTGTTTTTCATATTCTTTTATTCGTTGTTCTAAATAAGAAATTAATAATTTTTTATCAATCATTCATATCATATCCTTCGAATCAGAGTCTAAAGATTTTTCTTGGGAATTCCAATGCTCCCTGTTGTGTGTAGGACGTGAGAAAACTCATTCTCTTGATTAAACAATAATGTATCTCCTGGACGCAACAGAAACGTTTTTTCTCCCTTAACAGTGAGTTTAGCAATAAACCCAGACGCCCATTCCATATCTAATTCTACAAAATTTGGAGCGTTTTTAAGTATCTCTATTGATTTATTTTCTAACTCAGGGAAAAACATAACTGCATAATATACTTCATTAATCATTTTTTTGTCCTCTATCGTATCTACTCTTTCTGAATCGGACGAATTTCTATATGTGTGATTTTTTCTGTATTTATTAATTCTACCCATCTGCCATCATCATGCTCCGAAACAATCATTAACGCACCCATACCGACGGTAACTTTATCATCATGGGTAATAAGAAAATCAGAATCTTCTGTGAAAATATAACAAAAATTATTCTCATTTAAGATATCAAGTACTTCCTCGATGCATGATGAATTAGTTGCCTCGTTAAAATGCCAAGATTTCATCGCAAACCCTCTTGTACGATATTATAAATTTCCTTAGTTAAATACTTAGTGGCTTCAGAATCTGACCAAATATTTTTATGCACAGTAACAAAATCAACATAATGGTCAGAATTTGGTGCTAAAAGTTGTATTTGGTATGCGAAAGCCACATCTTTAACTCTTGTGAGTGGTAAACTGACTTTCATATCATCTATAGTATCTTCTAATTCTGCTATTTTTTGCATCAAAGATTCGTTTTCTTCTTTTAATTCTTTAATTTCGTCATTTTTCTCATCAATTAACATATCATCTAACCTCTCTACTGTGATTGGTTTATCTCGTGTTTTTTCATGAAATAACATTTAAATAAACCCCCATTTTTATTTGCAGCTATATCTGGGCACGAAACTTATTGTTCGATTATTTAATGAATTAATTAATGATTCAGCAGTTTTTTGAACTTCTTCGTAATTCTCTGGTGTGAATTTCAATCGAAGAATTTCCATGCAATGGTCGCTATCAAAGATATATAGTGATGTCCCACGTTTTATAATGCTGTAACGTAAAACTGATTTAATGTATTCTTCTTCTATTTTATCAACATCAATCACTTCTTTGGCAAAAGTATCGCCGTTTTCGTCTTCTTCAATTTTTTCTTTTAAGAATTTATCTGCATTTTGCTTTCTAAGCCATTCTAATAATTCTTTGCTTGAATATTTTTCGAGTATATCATTCATTTAATCACTTCCTAATTTTTATTTTTATTACTAAAGTCATAATGTCTCTGTCGTGTTTGATTTTTAAAACCTTCACGTCAGGTATACGCTCTAATAAGTACATTATATCCAATACAACATGTCTGCGAGGACAGAATGTTATTATAAACTTTCCATTTTCGCAATATTGTAATTGGTATTCTTCTTTTCTAATATTGTGTTCAGTTAATAAATTAATAACTGAATTAACTGCTGTCGCTTCGTCGATTTTATCATTCCTCCAATTTGAACCATTCTAAGTTTTTTTCTTTAACTTTCTGTTCTAATTTTTTAATATCAACGCTAGAGATTGAATGACGTTTTCCGTCGTTATCAGGATAAATATAACGATAATAGAAACCCTGTCTGCATTTAGTGTTTTTATTTTTGTTAACACGAAAATATCCAGTCGTATTTCGAGCTTCAGATATTTTTTTTCTTGTCTCTTCTGAATGCTTTTTACCGTACATTGGATGATTTTCACCAGAATGTGCTTTAGAGATTTTTTCTTTAGATTCTGGGGTATGTTTAAATCCATAAGTTGCTTTTGACATTTTTTCTTTCGCAGCATCGGTGTGGCGTCTACCACGCATTGGTGCTTCTCCACCTTTGGTTAAATTATAATGGAAATCATCTTCAAAAGTGTTATATTTCCAAATATAATATTCTTCCATAGCATTGAGCAAATCATCGTCTTGTTCTATCTCGCAAATAACTTTTAAATCAAAATTATCAGCACCATGTTTTTTTATTGCTCGGTCAATATGCATACTCATCTGAGGACGATTAATATGTTGATGCCATCTCTGATAAATGTGAATTGACTGACCAATATATCGTTGTTTAGTCTTTTTATTTTCTATCATATAGATTCCACAAACATCTTCATTCATCATCATTCACCAGCAAAACGATAACTTCTTTTCCAATCCATTCTTTTGGCAAATATACGTGAGCCCCTGTGCCGTTTTTTTTGACAGTGAGCGTACGTGTGTCTTTTATGTTGTTAAACTTTACTTCAGAAATCATAATAATATATATGATTATGACATATATAAAGATATCACATTGAACGATACGATTCACCACTGGTATTAATTACATACTCTCTTGGTAACTCATAATTTGATGTAGATGTCACTGGATTATAATTATAATCATTAATACTACTTTCACTATATGAGTTTCTCGGTTCATAATTCGATAGGTATGTGGGACTACTATCAAAATTATTAACTGGCTTTTCGATTAAATGACTACTTTCATTCATAATTAAAGGAGCTAATATAATAACCAAAATAATAATCCCAATAATCAACATAGCAATGATTAATTTATCCCAATTGTTACTTTTTGGAATATTGTTAATAATAGTATAAGAAGGAACATCGCACCTATTACAATGAACACACCGTTTCCCACTATAAATACAATATTGCTCATCTTCTAATTTATCCGATTTCATTATTACCACTTTCTTTATACCAATTTCTAACCCAATTAGAGTTTGCGTCTTCTTCTGATACATACTGTGATAAAAACTCCAAAATATCAGGATTAGCCATCAAATAAACTGCGTACGTCCCACGAGCAATATTAGAATTGTTCATTTCGCCTACAATGCCAACTTTTCCATCGCTTAATTCAGCGATTTTATCTTTATACCTACGAAACGCTATGTCCATGGATACGGAAAGATTCTGACCTGTCAAAGTATTATATGCTTCCTTATACAACTTCAAAATCTCTTCAGCGTTATTTTTAATTTTATCGTTCATAATTCACCTTCTTAAAAGTTTCGGCAGCTCTTTCAAGAGCCTCATTATGCTCTTTGATTTCTTCTTCTGAATATTCTGAGTTTATTGAGAAAAATCCTTCAATAGTAATTAATTCATAATCATCGTCAACATCGACACTAATAGTGTCATATCCTTGTGCTCCGATTAATATTTGATAATTATCAGGATATTCATTCAAGACATTTATAAGTTCGTTTTTATTCATTTAATCACCTATTTATTTATTAATCCACATGCTGCACAGATTGCTAAAGCAAATACTATTGCGAATACAATTGTTAAGAACATTTAATCACCTCATTAATTATTTATTTAACTAAATGATAACCTATCATTATTCCTGCGTCGAAAGTTATTATCGATAGGAAAATTACTTGTAAGACTTCCAACAAATCATTTTGATTAAAGAACATTGATATTATTTCGAATATTAAAATTATTGCCAGTAGTCCTGTTGATACCTTCGTATAACCATTTAATTTCATATTGAATCAATTGTTTAATTAACTATAAAATCTTTTCTATTATTTCATCATTAACAACATCTGTGTAATAATGAACTGATGTAGCGTTATAACAAATTCCTCCAAATTTTATATTTGGGTATTGTTCATTGAGTTTTTCAGTAATAATCATTCCCAAATAAGTTATAAGCATCATATTACTTGGAAACGCATTATACGCATCGTTACTGCGAAACTGTACATGTAAATTTAATATATCGTCTCTTACAAGTACCTGCACCCAGTTCAAGCAAGGTATATCTTCAACTAACTTTTCAAGGTCATATTCTTCAAAACTATCAACATCAGGGTCATATAGAACCATTACAGCTCTATTAGAACCCAGATTTTCAGACAATCTCTTAACAGCTACATCTATTTGATTAATTAATCCACTTTCATTAATAAAATGAGCCTGTAAACGATTAGGATAAGTATATACAAATCCTTGTTTATCTTTATTATTAATGCTCTTCACATATTCAGCTAAAGCAATTCCTTTAATAGGATAACCTTCAATATCGTAATTACCTGATGCTATATTTTTCAAATAATCATTACTATCACTTGGGGTAATCTCCATATTCAAAGTATCAGATAAAACATTAATTGTAGGATTTTCTAAATACTTATGGACACCGACAATTTCTTTAATTTCTGCATCGTCCTTTTTGTGAATATGTCCATTTTTATATATATCAAATAATATATCTCTCCAAGCTCTTTCAATCGAATTCATCGTTAAACCTCTCTTTTAAATCTTCTGTATCAGAGTAAATAGGATACAGTTCACATAGTTCGTCACCACATACTTCACGTCCAGCTATATCTTCTAAAGCTTCATAATCTTCTTTTGACATGCATTCTAATGTAATATAACCAACTTCTCCATGCACATATAATTGAATTTCCCTCAATTCATCATTGATTTCAGCATAAATTTTTCTAATATTAGTCATTTTCTTCCTCCATTTTGTTTCTTGGATTTTTTACTAGGCAACCATGTTTTTTAAAAAGAAGAGAATCCTCTCTCTTACATTCTTTGCATTGTCCAATTGGTAATTCTTTATATTTGTTATGCAAAAATGGGCTTTGTGAACCATCATTACGGAATAAATATCCTGCTTCAAGAGATGCTTTACTAACTATTGGACATTTAACAAATCCATATCGTAAATGTAAGCCATGTATTAATAACATTCTTCTCTTTATTAAATCAGAAGTATGTATCTGGCATGGCATTCGTCTTTCATCATCATATAAATCTTCATCTGCATATTTATGTACATAATCATCTATAATATCATAGACCATTACTGATAATTCACTATCAGTAAAATAACTTTTATGCCCCATAATAATATCATCAGAACCATCATAAGGTTCATAATGACTTATTTTATAATAATTCAAATTCTCCATTCTTACAATCTCCTTTAATTTATTTACGCATTTCATATAATGAAAATTCTCTTGCTAAATCATTACAACAACAATTTAAAAAGAAAGAAAGATTAGACATACTTAAATAACCATCAGGATTTCTTTCTTTCATTTTTTCATACTCCTCAAACATATGACAAATATTAATATATTGTTGGCAAAGATGATATACACGATTATAATCAAATTCTATATCTTCATCTGTCCATTTAGGACAAAAATACGCTACTTCGGTATAATAACAATGTTGCATACAAAAACCATCATTATACCAATAAGAACAATTCTCACAGGCTTTTAAACCTTTATCCTTCAGAGTTTTCTTCTCCATCTTCCTCCACCTCTATGTCATATTGTGAAAGAATAGTATACCCTTCATCAATCCAATCATTAATTTGTTTAAATAAAAACTCAAGATATTCATCCTCATTAATATTACTATTTTGACGAATACTAATAATAATATTACACAATTCTGTACATAGTAAATGAGCTTCTGCAATATCAATATCTTCAGGTTCTGATATATCCTGTGCAGTAACACTATGCCTGAAGCATTCATCATATCTGTGTGTCACTAATTCATATGATGGATTTTTTGCAATTCGCCATCTTCATCTATATGTCGCCCATAAGAATAGAAACTAAATTCGACATCTGATGGGTCTAATAGTTGCCTACTATGTTTACCAATGTATATATCTTTTAAAGCATGTTTAAACATTTTACCACCTTTCTATTGTAATAGCATCGTAATAACACACCTCTTTGCATGGTGCAGGTTTGCTAAAATGATTTGTACAATGATGACATGGTGCGTACTCGTATTCTTCATGTGGACAATTATCACGATATCCTCCTAAAAATTGTTCACCTTTTTCTGCACAAGCTTGAACACATCTACCACATTGTATGCAATTTTGATTTGTTTTGAAATAGGTATCCATACTTATAACCACCTTACAATTTCTTCAGGTAATCCGTAACTTTCAATTTGTGCTTCTAATGCTGATGTATCAACATCATATTTAAGTAAAATAGCTATTTCTTCTTTAATTTTATGCACCTCCTGTGCAGGTATTGGTTTGAAAGCATTAAAATTAAAACTGTAACTATAAATATAATCATCATCAAGCCTTAAATCAATACCATATACTTTATTAACTAAATCAATAATTTCTCCATCAGTTATATTATTATGCAAGATTAATTCTGGGAATATTCTTCTCAAATGAGATAATGGTCTAACTAAAGGAGCATTATCACTATATAACCATGCTTCGAAATCCTCATCTACTTCTTCAATATAATAATTAAGAATTTCATAACATATATATGGTGCTTCACCGTCCCACCTTAATTGTAATTCAAACCTTTGCATTATTCTTAAGGCACACATACGGTATATTAAATCATTATCTGTGATTTTTGATGCACATTTATCAATGATTGCTAAGTGTTTTTGCTCTTCTATTTCTCTATATTTTTGCATCGCTCTGTCTATATCGTCCATATTTTATTCCTCCAATTATATAATTTGTACATGAATTGATTCATTTTCACTAAATGGTTCGTTATTATAATCTATAGCAATACTATAAGGTAATATCACTTGTGAATATCCTCTTAAAACATTTTTTAAAGATAAGTCGAACAACATATCATTTACTTCTATTCTTGAATATTGTTCTTTTACTATATATCTGTTAGGGTAGTATTCTTCGTAAGATTTTAATAAATCATTTAAATACCATGTTGTTACATAATCTCCGAGTGTACTGTCTGTAACAATATCATATCCTGCTTGTTGTATCATTTCTTTGTACATTCTTACTTTTGTATAGAGAGATTCATCAATTTTACAACCTTCACAACTTTGTAAACCATTAAGTGCTTCATTTAATAAGTCTTCATCGTATTCATATGCGTCATTGCGAGGCATTATGTTAAAGGTTGGGTATTTTTCGTTTTTATGTATCATGTGCCACCTCCGTAAGACATTAATTAATTAAAAAAATAAGCAAGTAATTAATTACTTGCCAAAAAATCAAACAACTCAGCTTGAATAGCCCTATAAGCAGACCTTTTCTCATCTTCACTAATAATACTAACATCAGCAGATTCTAAAAACTTAAGCTTATTCAAAATAATCAACTGCTTTTTAATTGCAACTAATTCAGCATCAAGCTTATTAAGTTCAAGTTTATTATCACCTATTTTATCTGCAATAGTTCTTAATTTGTCATCAAACTCTGAGAACCAATCATTGAAGAGATTATATTCACAACTCATATATTATTCCTCCGTTTATTTCATTAAATCATCGAATGAATTAGCATCAGCAAACAACTCAGCCACAATAACACGATAATATTGCTTTATCTCATCATCAGATAAAATCACATCATCAGCATTAGACTGTGCGTCTAAAACTTGCAAAGCATTGTTCATTATTGCCTGTCTATTTGCAATTCTCTGCTCTTTATTTATCTTAACCAAATCTTCATGTATTCTAACTAAGTCATCATGTATTCTTGAATCGAATCCGTATACCATGATTATTCCTCACTTGATGCTGATGTTGGACAACCATGCATTCCATTAATGTAGGAAATGGCTGTATATGGAATAACTTGTTCGTTAATGCACCCATTATCAAATTTAATATTAACTACTGCATAGTTTTCTTCTAATTTGATGCTACTATTAGAACCTTCTTCATTAGGTTTGTGGAGTATAATTTCTCTACCGTTCTGCATATAAAGTTCTAAATAAGTTAAATTTTTATTTAATAAATTATTTATTTGTTCCTTCATTTAATCAACCCCTTCCAATATCCCTCTTATCAATCTCATCGACTTCTACACTATTCAAAGCATCAACAGTTTCATATGCCAATGCTTGACCACATCTAATCATTCTTTCAGCATCTTCCTGCTTAAGAACAATTTTCAAATTATCTACTGACAAAATATTGTCTTCATTATCTATTAATACATATACTTTCATTTTTATACCACCGTCATTATATATTGATATCTGGATTCTAAATCCATTAAATTAATATTTTTGAACTCTATCAGAATTCACATGTATCTCCTACCATTTCATATTTGTTTGCAGATATACCTACAGCTTTAACAAAATGGTCAATTACATTATCATCGTTCATGATATATTCTTCTATCATTTCTACTTTGCCTAATGCTTCAGATATATTTTCGGCGTCAACTCTGATTCTTATATCTACGAAATGGTGTACCATTTTTATTCTGTCTCCTTTTCTATTTCTATTTGTTCGATTTCTATTTTATTTAATAATTGATTTAATTCTTTAATTATTGATTGAATTGTTGATTTATTTACTAAATAATCGCTGTGGTCGACGCTATTCTGCAACATTTCTACATTCTGCTTCAACTCATCAATCTCAAATTGAATATGCGAAATATTACTGTCACGATATAATATTTTTTGATAGTACATAAAGTAGTCATTATCCAATCGAATAGGCTGGTAATAATCAATTACTATATCGTCATAATAAGTATAATTTTGAACTATTTTATCATTTATGAATAAATTATTTGAATCTTCTAAATAATGTTCAATTCTATATCTTACATCTGATAAATGTTCAAGTCCAAAATATTCAAAATTTTCTTCATCATAATAATCACCCATTTTAAGGACATCATCTAATCTCCATATAGCTTTATTGAAATAATCATATGCAAGTTTATACTCATCACTATATACTGGTTGATTTGACTGCTCATCCCACTTTATAGGTGCAACATTTTCAATCTCATTGAATATGTAATGAATAATATTACGATAAAAACGAGAGATTTCCTCATAATTGATTTTCATGCTTATCAATCCAATTTTCTAATAATTCAGCGAAAGTATCTGATAAAGAGTATTTATATTCATGTTTGTGATTATTACGTATATCTTCCAAAGATGATTCTGATGCTTTTTTGTATCTTATATTTGACCTAATAAGCTCTGTGACAACCTCTTCTCTTATAGGTAATTCAATATCTGTTTGTAGCCTAAATGCTTCATCAAAAATTTTTAAATCTCTTTTAAATGATACTTCTATTTCATCTGATAGAATTAATAATTCTTCAATGTCTTCTGCTTCATCAATTCTGGTTAAGTTTTCTATTGTCTTTTTGTTTTTTTCTACAAATTCTACATACGGTTTGCATAATTTGTACAATTCTATGAAATTCATAATTTAATCACCTCTAAATTTATTTATTGATTTAATCATTTAAATACTTATTTGATTTAATTAATTTTTTATAGTGTATTGGCTAATCTTGCTCGCCATTCATCAATATATTTATTGAAAACACCTTTAGTCAAATTATACGCCACCCTCTGCAAGACTTCATAGCTAATACCAATATCTGTAGCTATTTCTTTCGCTTTTGCAATGGTAATTTCTTTATCCAGTGCTCTATTTTTTACCTTCAATACTTGATGGATATCTAAATCTAAATCTCTACGAGTGCTATAAAAGTGACCTGTGGGTCTAATGCCTTCTATTTTATAAAGTATCTTATTGGATTCTTGAATTTTAAATATGTTGTCGTTATAATTCATTTATTCATCACTCCATTCCTCCATTAAATACTTAATCTCTTTCCTACATTCCTCAGCCTTTTCCTCGTGGAACTTAAGCTTCCACTGAACAATTTCCAGCATTTCTTCTTTTTTAGAACGCTTCTTCTTCCTTTTCGCATTTAGGGTCATCTCCATATTTATCACCTTTTATGTTTTTTGTGGCTCTACATATATATGCGTGAGTTTTAATTTTTGGTTTTTGGGTGTTGGTGCTCTAATAATCGCATTTCGGATTGATTATTTTATAACTTGATGATTTAATTATTAATTTAATTGATTGCTTACTTAATTATTTGAGCACTTAATTGTTGACTTATTTATTCATTTTCGGAATCTTTCTTATTAACATCATAACCAAGTTTGGACAAGTCAACATCATGTATAGTTACTAATATAGTAGCTATCATCGTTAATAGTGTTTTATGATTAATACTTTTCTCCAAAATCTCACTCAATACCTTAGCCTGAAAATTCAACATCTCATTTTGTTTATACAATATCTCATTTTGTTTTCGTAATTCTTCTAATATAGCTAAACCAATATCATCATTCATTTAAATCATCTCCATTTCTTTTTGCTAAGAATTCAATTGCTTCCTCAGTTTTAGGAACAACAGAAGTAAAAGTAAGTACACCATTGTAATTTTTAGTATAATGGTCTTCAGGCATATTTAATGCTTTTTTAACTTCACCAATGAACATATTTGGTGCTTCTTTTTTACAAGTGGATTCAACCATTCTATCAGCTATTTCTTTGGATATAAAATCGAACATGTCATCATATGTGACCGTCTCTGACATATCGCAATTACCATATTCATCTTCAATATATTCAAAGTGTTTTTCGACAAAATATCTTTCAGGATATACACACATTTTTAATCTTTCCTGTTTTTCTGCCTCATCAAATTCAATAGGTTTGTTAGATTTATGTAATCCTTGTCTAATATATTCGTTAGTCGCTTCTTTAACTAACCATTGCTGACAGCTTTTTTGAATTAAATCATCCCATTTATACCCCAATTCTTGAATATTTTTTCTTGGTATGACAATAAGTATTCTTCTGCTTACACCTGCACTATCAGATTCCTGATATAATGCTTTACTGAAATTATTACCAATTAGGAACATACGTGGTATATTGGATGCTGGGATAATAATTGTGTCAGCATATTTCTTTTCAACTGGCAGATTACCTCCACCACTAATATTTTTGAGATAATTCGCAAAGTCACGATGTGCAGCTTGAATCTCATCAATAATAACTATGTCATTATCAGCGAATACTGATAATCCGAACTCATTATCGCTCTTTAATTTTGTAACCAATTGATTACCTACATTATAAAAAATAGAGCATATTGCTTTGGTAAGTGTAGTTTTCCCTGAACCTCCCACGCCCATAAGAAATAAACTTTCTTGGCGTTGTGTATATCCATGGTCATACAAACAGCAACCAATATATGCTAATAAAGTTCTTCTATCTTTTTTAGAAAAACATTCCTCAAAAATATGTTGCATAGGATTGTTTTCAATTTCTTCATCCAAATATAGTTCAGTTTTACAATTTTTCAATGGTAGGATTGGTACTTTAGGATTTAAAGATATAGTATCGTTAGTATCAATATTATAGAAGCAATTATTGAATCCTACTAAAGATTGATTTCTATACTGGAACTTATTACAATAGTCAGGAACTTCATTAAACAAAGCTTTTGCATTAATAATATTTCCACTTTTGTAACTTTTTTTACCATTAGCATTATATTTGTAGAAAGTAGTATTTTCATTAACATATCTTAAAAATTGGCGATTTAATTGATATGGTACGAGGCGACCTTCATTGTTGGAATAAAACATATTGTGTGTGGTTGGTTCTTCACAAAGTCCAACCTGTTTTTCTAACTCTCTTGTTAATGCACATAATAAATCTCCCTTATTGAATCCTTCTGTGTGAATATATGCTTTATAGTTAGATGCATGACCCACATTCTGACAAAGTTCAAATACACGATTAAATTCATCAAGAATTTCATAATAAAGATTGTTCTTAAGTTGAATTTTGGGAACTTCACGCTCTTGAGGTTTTTCTTTGATTTTACTGGTAATACCTTTCCATTTATCTACTTCAGCTTGACTATTCTTCATTTTTTTGATATTAGATTCAACAGCCTCTGCAGTATTACCTTGATACAAATCCAATGCTTCTTTGCCTAATTCTTCAATAATTTTGTCTTCCCATTCGTTTGGGTGCATTGATGATAATACTTCGCATCTCTCAATAGTTTTTAGGTTTTTTTCTTGTATTTGAATTTGTACTTCAATTTCATCTTTTTTTTCTTCAATTAACTCTCTAATAGATGATACAATAAATGAACGACTTGGATATTGATTTGCTAAATCAATTAATCGATTAAATACTGGGTGGTCTGCCCCTGCGAAGACTACGGAGTTCAATTTAACTGCACTTTCATAGTCCTTCCTTTGTCTATTGAGAACACCTAACTCTTCAACAGTTAAATCAGCCATTCTTTCAATTCTTTTTTGCTTCATTTTGTCAATCATTTTTTTATTCTTTGAATTAGTAATTTCTTTACTATCCAAAGAATCAATAACAGAAGTATGTAACTTTTGCTCATTACGAGCATAAGTTTCCTCTTCATTCATATCCATTGACTCAATAATCTCATGCAATTCTTCTTGTCCATCACCTTCAGTATAGAAATGGATAGAATCTTTAACAAGTTCCATAGGGTCATCATAGTCTTCTGGATTTATTTTATGATTTTCCATAATTTTTCACCTAATATTTTTTTTAATATCAATAAATTTTCAGAGACTTTACTATATTCTCCCTTTTATTATATTTTATATTATTCTTTCATTTATTATTTTATTTTAAGAGGGAGGACAGTATAGAGTCTCTGAAAAATGTTATGTTAATAATTATATATAAAGTTTTGCATAATCAATTGTGTTTGATAAAAATATAAGTTTATTTAATATTTTTCAGAGACTTTACTATATTCTCCCTTTTATATTATTTTACTCTTACTCTTATATTATTATTTTATTATATTTTATTTTAAGAGGGAGGACAGTATAGAGTCTCTGAAAATTATATATAAAATTTTATATTTAATCAATTCTATTTGAATTTAATCAACTACTTTTAATAAGTAATATTTGAGCATAAGTAACGGAAGTATGATTCCGACTACTTATGGTATTTTAGTTGTTTGTGTTGGTTATGCAACTATATATGATTTTATCCATTGGGACATTAATGGTCTGACATACTGTTTTGCCATCATATGTGTCATATGTTTTTTCGTATGTAATACATACTCCATTGACATTTACTATTTGATGTGCTTTAAATTTTAGTTGTATATTATCAACTAATTGAAGTACAATTTCAGTATTGTCATCTTCAATGTCATCTAAGTCAATTAAGTCATTGTATATTAATGCTACTGTTCCATCGTGGCATCTGATTATTTCGTTCTGTTTCATGGTTACCCAGTCAATGTTTGCTTTTTTATTATCTTTCATATTATCATCTCCTTTAATGATTTATTTATTTAATTAATTATTGGTTCTGTGGCTATGATTGAAGCTATTTTCTCCTTTTCTTCATTATACCATCTCATATAATCTTCTGTGTCTATTTCGTCTTCGAATATTTCGTCTTCATATGTTATGTATTCTTCTATGTTTGGGTCGCCTTTGTATCCTCCTATGAATCCGTTTCTCATGGTTCTGCCTCCTTTATTAAATTATTAATTTATTTATTTATTTAATTATTTAATTATTTGCTTACCGTATTGTCCTTGTAATGTTTTTGGGTCTATTCTGTGGCGTTTTGCCAATTTTGTGACTTCTTCTATGTCTGTTATACCCCATAATAGTCCTGCTTCTTGGACTTTCATTTTTAATACAACAATATTTTTATCTCTAATTACTTTTTCAAGTAATTTATTTTTTACTCTATATTCATAATGGGATATTTTATTACCTCTTTTTATGCAGTATACTCTATATAATCCTGTACTCATATTCAACACTCCATATTATATAAAAAAGAAAGAAAGAGAATATTATAATTTCTCATATCTTTCAAAGTCGCTTAATGTTTGTTTATTTTTCATTTTGCTCATACATTCTTTTCTGATTTGGTATTGTAAATCTGGTGATAAATCGTTTACGAAATCACTTACTATTAATGCTTGGAGTCCTGCTCTGCTTATTGCAGTTTTATTTTCAATAGTAGCTACAATATCGTTTTTATACATTTCTTTGATTTCTTCTTTTTCTTCTTGGCTTAATTCGACATCGTAATTGTTTTTGTCTAATTCTGTTTTTAAGTATTGGATTACTTCGGTTTCTGCTTCTTCAAAGTCGTTTACAAATTCTTTTGCCATATCGTATAGTTCGTTTATTATCATTTTTATTCATCTCCTTTTTTATGAAATTAATTATTTAATTATTGATTCGCCCATCTGTGTGTATTTGTTGTTATCATTTGGTATCCAATGATAATTTTCAAATTTTGATGGTGGTAGTTTAGCTATTGCAGGAGGCACATTAGTGCCTTCTGATTCTGCTAAATAACATTTTTGATGTAATAAGGTTTTTGTATTACTTATTATTGTGTAATCACTACTAAATTCATCAAATATAGCTTTTATGCTATCTTTTTGTTCGAATATCATTGTACACATCCAACCATCAAATGATTGGATTTCTAAATCGAGTGTTAATCGATTTCTACCATTATTGCCGTATTCTGCTTTGATTATGATGCCTTTCGTTTCTTTGGTCATTTTTTTATTCTCCTTGTGCTATTATATGCTTTAGTTTGCATACATAGATTTCTTCTTCTTTATTTGCTTTGCAGTTGTATAGACATTTGTTGCATTTTTTATGGAATTTTCTTTTCATTTTTTTCCTCCTTATATTATTTTGTGGATTTCTTCGCCTTTTTCGGTGAGTTTGTATATTCTTCCTTTTCTTGCTTCTTCGTTTATGCATTTAATTAATTGTTTATTTTTTAATTGGTTTAGTGTCATGGATATGTGGTTTGGTCTTATTCCTATGTCTTTTGCTATTTTTGTTGGCATTTGGGGTGCTTTGTTTAGTGATTTTATTACTTTTGTTCTGTATGTTGATGCTTGTACATATCCTTTGAGTTTTAGGGTTTCATCATTCATTTTGGGGTCACCTTTTTGATTTGATTATTTAATTAATTATTTATTCATTAATTTGATTTTTGCTATTGTTAGTACCATTATGAGAGTACAGAATGTTATAGCTTCAGACATTATATATCACCTCCTATTTTATCGTATGCAGTATATTCTAAATTTTTTGCTTTTGCATATTTTTCCAAGAATATTCTTTCTTTATTATTGATTTTTCTGTTCATATATCCTAATGCAGTACATATGTTTCCATTTTTCACTTCTACTGTAATATATGGAGCATCTTCTTCTTCTTGTTTTCTCATAAATACTATAAATGTGTCTTTTTTTGATATTCTACCTATATAACTACCTACGCAATGATTCATTTTATTACCTTCTTCTACTACATCATCTGCATTTTTAGGTACGATAATACAGTAATCTGAATTGCGAGGTTTCCATGCTAAATCTTTCTGTGATTCGTATATGACTTTGTCTTTTTCTCTTTGCTCTAAATCTTTCAATCTTCTTTTTTCTCTTTCAATTTCTTTTATCATTGAAGTTTTATTATGATGCATTTGCACTAAATTTGATGGATATTTGTCCATTTTTCTTAATTTACCACCTCTTAATTGTTTTTCTGCTTTCAGATAATCTTCATAGTTGTATATTACCCAGTCAATAGTAGTATATTCGAAATCTTTTAATTGTCTTAAATATTTAACAAATCTATCTGTGTCAATATTATATTTTGTTAAAATGTATAATAATTTTCCTTTATCCCATGTATGATTGTTTGTACTTATTACACTTTCTAATCCATGATTTCTCCAACCATTTTCTTCTACTAAAAATAAATCTGAATATTGAGGCATTTGTTCGTATTCTATTAGTTTTCTTAATATTTGATGTTTTTTGTACATTGAGTCACTATCATCTGTTAAGTATCTATTTAGTTCTCTGATTGAGATTGGAGTTGTGTATTTTTTTAATTCTTTAATTAATTTTTTATTAACTTGTGATGGGCTTTTGCATATTGTTTCAGTTGTTTTATAATATTTGTGTCTGTGTTCTTTACCATCATTAGGGTCATTTAATATATCTTCTGCTTCTTTTATTTTTACTCCAATAGATTCCCATTGTTCATATCTTGCACAACTTGGTATTCCTAATCCTCCTATGAAGTGTGCAGGATTTTTATAGTTGTTGAATTTTACATGATTCTTATTAAATAGTATTAATTTGGCAAATTTGTAATCATATGTAATAATATTGCAGTTAGTGAACCAATGAGTTATTGATTTAATATTTATATATTTATCTTCTCTTTGTGTTGAGTAGTGTGCTAAAAATTGTGCTTTTGATAGGTCATACCAGTATTCTACAATTTTCCCATTATCTTTAACACATTTAATAAATTGTTTATCTTTACTTAATTCAATAGTTCCTTTAGGGTCATCACTTTGCCATAAGTAGATTGAATTTTTATTTTCTATTGCTTCTCTAACAGTTTCAGTTGCCATAATTTCACCTCAATATAAGTAATAAAAGAAAAAAAGTAGGATATTTAAATTAAATCCTTTATTTTATATTTTAATTGTTTGTTTTTTATCCAGTAAAGAGTATGGTTTTGGAATCCATATTTTTGGTTGTCTTTATTCATTATTGTCCATTTATTGTTAAAACTTTTGATAATTTTTGCATATTTATCTATATCTAATTGTTTGTCTATCACCTTTTGTTCGAGTTCTCTAATATAATCAAATTCTTGTTTCCATATTTTGTGTCTGTTTGGATATATTATCCATTTAAAGATAGCTTCTTTTGATTTAAGCATACTTAATGCTATTGTTTGAAACACACACATCATAGGTAGGTTGTCTATTTTGTGATATTTGGATAAGTATTCTACATATTCAAATGCTTCTAAATATTCTAAAGCAGTTGCTTCATTAATTATTTGCTTACCTAATTGCTCAACTTTTTGATATTTTGATTTTCGATAGTGTGGTGGAGCAAAATCCACACTATCATCAAATTCCCAGTTGTATATCATATTTTCACAATCTTATACGGAAACATTCTTCGGCAAATTTGTAAAAAGAACCATCTTCTAATGACTTAATAAATTCTTTTTCTACTTCTTTATCGATATATCCTTTTACTTGGACACCAGTAGTACCGAGATAACCATATACTTGATTATCAATTATTTCACATCTGTATAGTCCTCCATCTCCATCTCTTTTGTGTGTTTTACATAATCCTATCCTCATTATTGCCACAGAAAATCCATGATGGTCTAATGATTCCCAGTCAAATTGAGGATATTTTTCTTTATAATAATCATATATTCTCATTTTACCACTTTCCATCTTCTAATCCTTGTAACCAACAAACTTCTTTATATATGTTATTTAAATCATTTATGATTGGTTTAGGTGCTTTTATAACATGGAGTTCCATGTATTTTGCAGTACCTTCACCAGTAATATACTGTGGTTTTTGGGGTACGATTTTCCCCCATAATTCGTTTTCCATTAATTTATTGAGTCGATAATTAATTTCTTCATTTCCGTAATAATTTTTACGATAAACTATCACTTCCCAGTCTTGTGGGTCGCTTTCTAACATTTCTAAATATTTTTCATGTTTTTCTTCTATGTCTATTATTTGTCGATATTTCCCCCTTTTTATGTTTTCATTAAATAGTTCTTTAAAGTATTCAATTGATTCTTCATCGAATCCTTGATACATTAAATATTCTTCTCCTATTTTGCATTCTCTTATATCTAATAGTTCATCTTGTTTATTTATAGTCATTTCGCATCTTTTACAGATGTTTAAAAAATTTCTTTCAATAGTTTTCTTATTTTTTATAGTATTACTAATAGGATTATATTGTGTGCAAGGTTTAACTACAGAATCAACAGTATAACTGGTAATATCTTTTTTAATCATTTTTCCTCCGATTATTGGAGTTGCTATCATTCCTGCTAAAGCGAATATTCCTAACATTTATATCATCTCCTCTAAGTATTCAATCATGCCATCTTTATCGGTTGATGGTGCATCATTTATTATGTCATTAATTACTTCAATCATTGCTTTGTAGATTTTGTGGGTTGAGTCGCCACCAAAATTGACTAAAGTTTCTATATGCCATTCTAAAGCTTCAGAAGTTTCATCATAGTCTTTTTTAAATCTTTCTTTAAATTCTTTAATGATGTTCTCATCTGATTTTTTAGGTAATAATTTAAGTAGTTTTAAAAACTCATCTAAATCATAATCATCTTCTTCTACTGTTTTAATTAAGGCAGTAATTCGAGTGTCGTATTTGATATTGTCATTGATAGCTTTTAGGTCATCATATACTACTTTTGCAATATAATTGTCTGTACCATAGGCTTCAAGATTATATAACATGGTGCTTTCTATAGGTTTGTAGTCATCAATAATGTGACTAATAACTTTCCTTGCTCCTATCATTCCAAATGTATCAGTTTCATTTCCAATAATAGAATTAATACCATATTCTTCACATTTATCAAAGAAATTGACAATACTTCTGTTTGGTGCTTCACTACATTTCATTAAGTAGTTGTCCATATATTTAATATCTAAATTATCTACTGTATCGTAATTGAATATAGCATGAGTTTTTAATGCTAAATCAAAAGCTCCATCTAATGTCAAATTATCTGTAGTAATTTCTGAATCTTTAGTATCTTTAATATAGGTTCTGTTTTCATTATAAAAAACTTCTTCTATCATTTTATCATCTCCTTAATGTTCTTTGGTAGTATTACCTTGTATATATCCAATTTCAAAGTCATCTTCTGCACATAATACATATTCGTGAGTTTCTATGTTATATTTTAATTCTCTTACATTTAGAAATTTTGCATTTCCACATGAAATGTTTATAGGATTTGGGAATCCTACAAATATCATGTTATGATTCTCTGAATCATCTATAATGTCCAAGTCATATTTCTTTGAGTTATCAATTAAATAATCAATTAACATTTTATCACTCTTCTAATTGTATTCTTATTTTTCTGTCATTTGTATCGTAGATGTCATCAAAATCAACATCTGCAATACTTATATCCCCATCTACTCTTTCAAATGCTTTACTATCATTAAATTCATCAAAAGCACTTGTATTGAGTAAAATACTACCGATAGTGTTACCTAATGTGTCTTCTATTTGAATTATCATTTAAATTACCCCCATTAAAGATTTTGTTAAATTGTTTAAATTTGAATTAATTTGTTTTTTAATCCATTTACTGATTTCTTTTTCGTTTACTGGTACATCATTTTTGATATCGTTTTCTGCAACATAGAAAGCTTGTATATTTTCAACTGGAATTGAGCAAATACATTTCTCATTATCCCATATACATACTTCTGACAATCCACAGGTAATTTGACTGAAATGGTCAAATATAATACCATTAACTATTGCCCAACCATCATAAAAATCAATTCTATTTTTTGTAAATCTCATTATATCACCATATTTTTATGTCCATCAAATAAAGTTTCCCAAATAAGTTCTTTTTCATCTTTTAAATCATATAATAAAGCTTTAAAATGTAAAGCTTCTTCTGTAGTTTTTGCTACATCTAATAAAGCTTCACATTTTGATATATCTCTGTTTACTTCAGATAAAGTTCTCATTTTTACACCTCACTATAATAGTTATTGTAATCAAAATCTATCATACTCCAGTAATTATCAATTATTTCGCATATTTCATCGTTATAATCAATAAATAAATCTGTGTTTGCTTCAATACTTTCAATATTGCTTTTGATATCATTGAAAGCTTTTGATTTGTCATCATATACTATCAGTTGGTATTCTTCTAACTGATAGTCTACACATAGCATTTCAGAAGATTGAAGATTAATTAAATCTTCAACAATACTTTCCCACCCCATTTTATCAATTAATTGTTTGATTAATGAATCGCAATAGCATTTGCTTTGGTAATAGGTTAGTCCACTTTCAGTAAATCCTTGATTTTCAGATAGTAATCTAAAAACATGATTCAAACATTTAAGTAAGACATCAATTGCCCTATCTGTATTGGTTAAAAAGTATAGTTTATCATCATCAGATTGATTTAATGCAATAATAGTATCAATAACTGCAATTGTTTTACTGAAACTATCATTTACATCATCAAGTATTTGATATTTTACTTCTGAAATTTCTGATAATAATGTATTTTGATGTTCATTATACATCATAACATCAAACTTGCCTATGTCAGTTTCTTCATTTAATCCTAACATCATATCATCACTACATTGTTTTTTCCAGTAGTTATAATTTGCTTTGCTTTCATAATAAGATTCCATTTTAAACACCTTAATTCTATTAATTCTAAAAGCTCTTATTGAGCTATAATGCTATGTAGGAATTGAACCTACATTATAACAACCAGTAGCATTATTCTAAATTTTCTGCATAATCCCATTCAAGTTTTACTTTCGTGAAATAGATGTTATGTTTTTCTTGCAAATTTAATAAGATTTTTGCAATATCTTCATCTATTTCTTGTTTTAATTCAAAATCATCTTCATACATTTATATAATCCCCCCTTATCTAAAGATATAAGCTCCAGTATGAGCAATATTATACCATAAAATGCCTATTAGATTAGCTTCACTTTCAGGCAAGTTTACATCATTTTCTATGATGTCTTCAAGTATTTCTTCTGTAATTACTATTTGTTCTCCAGTCGTATCAAATTCAATTTCATAATTGCTTAATAAATAGTTGTATAACTGACCATATTCTTCAAAAGACATATTACTATCTTTATTTCCATTTAAATAAAAAGTTTTCATTTTATCACCACAAACTGAATATTTGATTCATTCTATCGATTATTGTTATTGCAGTATCTTGTACTGTTGTTTCCTTGTAATCATAAGTTTCTTCAATATCAAAACCATATTCTGATAGTATTTCAATAAATACTTCAATATCGTTTTCTGTTACTCTTTCTTCTTCAGATAATATGCATAATCTTTCCAACTCCATCACTATACCAATATAATTGAGTTTTCTCCTATTATTCATCTTATCTGTATATTCCTTTTCAGTAGTATATAGTAAATTGTTTTCACTATCTACGAATATTTCAATGCCATAAATATACATTAAACCATCTACGATGTTGTTTAAGCTTCCAAAGTTGCTTAAATCTTTTATATCTTCTTCTTCGTAGATTTCTACTGTTTCTATATACTCTTCAAATGTCATTGTGTCTACACATTCTAAAAATGTATCTACTGTGTATTCTACACATTCTGAATGTGTATCCACTTGCCATTTATCTGCTAATGTTTTCTGCATTCCAATTTTTGCAAATTTGCCATTTTCATCTTTTTGTTTTGCTATTTTATTCATCATCATTATCACCTAAATTTCTTCTTATTTTTTATTTCATCTATCAAACCTTGTCTGTCACAGAAAGGTTCATCATTAATTAATGCATCAAAGCATTTATTCATTGCTTCTGCAATATAATTGGTGTAATCTCCACCAAAGGTGGAGCAATACCCAATATAGCTATCTAAAGCTTGTGGTGTCCAGTCAAACTCTTCATTAAAAGAGTTTTTTAATTTTATCAACAACTGGGTTTCTTCTTCGTTTTTCATATTTTCACCTAATGTTATAGATTGGATTTAAATTATGGATTAACTCATCTATTTCTTCATATTCATATCCATTATTATCAAAATAAGTTCCATTCCAACCTAAAAAACTGTTTAATTTTTCATGGTATTCTTTTACTGTATTATCATCAATAAATCCGTATGTGTGTGGGATTTGAATGATTTCTGAAGCATACATATGGTCATCTGAACAGTCAAGTGTGTAATTTGTCCTAACTACTTCAAATACACTCCATGCACTTGCTAATGATAATTCCATTAGTCTTTGTTTTGGTGGTATGATATTATCAATATCAATATCAATAACATCATCAAATCCAGTTTCTGTTTGAATTATATCTCCATATATATTTAAAATGTTAGATTTACTATTCGCATTCCAAATTCCAATATCGTGATGATATAGGTCACATTCTGCAATATTATTACCATTTTTATCATTTATTCTAATTATCATTTTATTCATCTCCTAAATCAGATAATTTAATTATTCTACCATCATTATCATAATTGATGATTGTGCATTTCTTGAGTTGGTCTGTGTCAATAGTACCTATGACCATTCCCATATTATCGGATAATTCAATCCTATCTTCATCAATATCAATCATGTAAACATCAAAAAAGTTGCAATGATTACACAAAATAGTTGTGCTATATTTAAATTTTTTAAAATCGCCTATTTTCATTTTAATTTCTCCTTAATTCTGTTTAAAACAGATAAGTGTATAAAGGAATTGAACCTTTATTAAAACACCAGTACACTTGTTATAATGCATAAAGAATGAATAAATCATCTTTATCTTGTTCAAGTTTGATTTTCATACTCATTAAGTCATCTCTGACTCTCTCAATTGACTCTTTTGAGAATTTATTATCAAAATCGCCATCATCTATAGCTTTAATGCTATCTAATATATCATATAATGGGATTTCAATACTAACAATATCATCTCCACAGTCATTATAATAAAATCGACCACCTATAGCATCTAATATATGCAATCCAGTTTCTCTGTGTTCATTAGATGAACTTAAATAAGTTTCACTTTTTGTATTTACGATGTGGAGTAATACTCCATCATCATAAATCTGTTTTTGCCTATAAAAATTGATACTCATTCCTTTCCCACCTTTGTTCACTTAAAATAAACTCTGCACATTCTCCATTCATTTTTTTGAGTATCATGTGCTTGAAATACTTTAAGTCGTTATAACTATGTAATGTTTCTCCATCGAAACTGATATATTGGTCTTTGTTGTCATAAAATTGATTACCGACCATATGTTTCACTATTTCGTTTGGAGCTAATTCAAATTGGTCTATTAAATCATAAAGACCATTTAAATCATTTGTAAATGCAGTTTCGCCATTTAGGTACTCTCTACCTATAATATCGAAAGCACACATTATACTTGCACTACATAGATTATCTAACTCTTTTTTTGCTTCATCTCTAATATCCATACTATCTCTCCTTTAAGGTAATTGATTTAAGAAATCAATAACTTCTTTTTTCTTATTATATCTCCTTTTTAGTCATCTTCAGGATATAAGCTCCTAATATTTTCATATTGTTTCATTCCTTTGAAACAGTCACTTAAATTACATAAAAAGAAATAGAGTTTAATTTTTAAACTCATTTTATTCTCCCCTTAATGAAATTTCAAGCTCTGTAGCTTCATCTACAGTTAAGTTAGAAGCTAAAAAGTCTTCTAACTCATCTTCATTTTCTAATAAGTATTCTACATCTTCTGAATTTACTTCGTAGTCATATACAAACATATTTTATTTCTCCTTATTTTAAGCTCTAATTCGAGCGATAAGCTAATGTAGGAATTGAACCTAC